TTTGACTTCTTAACATCGCCTTTCATTGGTTTGTTAAGAGGCACTTTCCTTCCTTGGTATGTTGCTTCATCAACGTCTTCTTTATTGATGCGATCTAATTCTCTTTTTAACTGCAATGCATCAAGTTTTTTCTTTAATTCTGCTTTCTTTTTATCATAGCGGGCAGGATTACCAGATCGAACTGCGCGTTCAGAATCATATTTGGTCTTGGTGCCATGAGGTTCTTTAGTCAGTCGATCAATTGGTTTATGTTTTCTGTTGCGAGCTGCTGGTGTTTGTGCACCAATCTGCGGAGAATACCAAGGGATCTTTGCTTCTATGAAAGATTTAAAAGATTTCATTTGAGTCGGTCTCTTACAGTATTAAAGGACTTGTTCTGTGAAGCAGACTTTTGTGCTTTTTGTTTTTGTCTTGGGTTGAGCGCCTCGCGATGATCATCATAAAAGGCAGATCTTACTGCATTATGTACCAATTTCTTTGCTTTCTTTTCGTCAGTATTACGTGCTTTCATGACCATACTAATTGCTTGGTCCATATTTTGTGCTTTTCCGATTATAGCAAGAATTCTTTTATGCTTAGAAACAGACGCTTTACCTTCTTCAACGCTTTCTTTTTTTCTTTTTTGCATTTTCATTAGAGCATCTAATCTGGCAAGCGTCACACGATCCTGTGGCGTAATTGCATCTTTTTTCTTTTTATTAGCAATCGCGTCTTGACTCTTACCATAAGCATCAGATGATTCTGTTTTACCAGAAGCAGTTTTCTTCATAGCAGAACGAGCAAGGTTTCTGGCAACGTTTTTGTCTTTAACCGTATTGCCGTACTTATCCTTTTTATCGCCAGGTTTAACTTTACGCCATGGAGTTTCTTTTTTCCATTCTGCTTCTCTAATAGATTTGAACGACTTCATTTTTTCATCCCTCTATATGCATCTGCTGCTTGTTTAACTGCAGCAGGACCGCCTTTAGCGATTCTAATTTGCAGTTGACGTTTACCCATTACCGGCAATTTTTCATAAAACCTAATTGCATCTGCTGCGTCTTTCGGATTAACCTTTCCAGATTTACCCATATGAAAAGTAGGAACGTGTTTCGGATTATCAACTACTTTTCTCAGCTGCATAATAGGATGCAGGTCTGCTTTATCATACGTGTCTTTACGAGCAGTTTGTTTCTTTGGCGCGGGTTTTGGTTTAGGCGCAGGAGGATTTGCTTTCCTTGCTTTCCTAGCAGCAGAAGATCGACCATCAGCGTCTCTTGCTGCTTTCCTGGCGTCTATCTCTTTTTGTTTAGCAGGAGAAATTTTAACTGCTTCACCAATGAAAGATTTAAATGATTCAGGAACACAATTAGGGACCATTTTATCTCCTTTCTTTTTCATACCTGCTTGCTTGTATCCAGTCCAACACGCTTCCAATTTAGAAGGATGGTAGTCTTTCATCCTATTACCGTGAGCGACTTTAACATAATCCCTTCCAACTGAAACAACTGTGCCTGTTTTTCCATCTTTGGTTTTAACTTTAGACCTTTCTGGATACTTGCCAGAAAGTGTTGCAATATCTTTCTGCAAAGATTCTTTATGTAACATGGAACTACCGCCGATAGCATTAGCGTGATGAATCTTTGCCATCTTGGAATGATAGTCGCCTTTGCTTTTAACTCTGTATTGATGCCAGTCTCTTGCCTTAGCGTGATCCAACTTAGACATATCCCTCATGTCTTTCCCTTTTCCTGGACCTGCTTTATCTGCCATCGTTGCTTCTTTCTTAGTAGGCAACCCCTTGTGCTTGGTAGCAGCAAAGTCTTTAACGTCTTTTTTACTCATTGATGCTGCTGCCTTTTTAGCGTCTGGTGAAGCGTTCTTAATTTCACCCTTTTGCAAACCACGAACAATCCCAAAAAACTTTTGTTGTGCTTTAGAAACTGCTTTCTCGTTTGTTTTAACAATTTCTTTATCTACAGATACCATGCGTACGCGTTTTCTACCCTTTTCGTCAGTATAGACTTCGGGTTTCTTATCTGCTGATTTTACGTTTTCTTTTTTCATAATCGTTATTTATATTATGCCAGATCTTTATCGTGGTTTAATCCGCCCTTTTTCTTTTTAACAATAAACGCATTAACACGAGCCATGCCCCATTGCTGAGAAGTTGTTCCTGGACGATGTCCAGTCTTCCACGCTGCGACGCCTCGATTATATACTTTGCGTAAAGTTGAAGCAGAGAAACCAGATTTCTTTGCTTTATCTGCTATTGCATCCTCAACTAGGATGAACTCTTTGAACTTCATGACTTACCCTTGTGTTTGATGTATCCGCGTTTCGTTGCTTTTTTCTTATCTGTATGCACTGCTGCTTTATTAAACTTGTGTGCATTTTTAGCAACAGGATTATGCGTCATCATATCTCTCGGGTTAAACTTAACACCGTTCATTTTATCCTGTCCTTCAGGAACTGTGGTTCTATTAATGTTCCTTGCTTTTTGTATACGAGCACGATCCATCATTCGATCGTGCTTAATCTTATCTGCTTTCTTTTCTTTATCAATTTTATCTTTGGCGCGTAGCACAGCATCTTCGCCGTACATCGCCTTGAATGATTTGGTATACTTCGAAGGTTTGGTTTTAGTTGTTTTATCCCCAGCAGCTGGTTTGTATGCATTGGGGTCGCTATCTGACATCTTAGATTGGCGTTTGAATTGGCGATCACGACTAATCTTTTGTGCCTTAGATAGTCCGCTATGATAACGAGCAGGTTGTGTGCCTTTTCTGTCTTTAATATCCGGATCTTGCTTGACACCTTCGTTGGGCGTAACCTTCTTCGCTTTCTTAGTTGCTTCTGGAGTACCCCACTCTGGTTGATCCTTATACCAACGGTCGGTTTTTTCTTTAACGATACCGTCGATCCATTGACGAGAAATGTTACCTTCATCTAAACTAATGATAACATAATTGGTTCCGAGTCTATGGATTCTTCCCTTTTCGTTAGATGATTTAATAACAACACGATCGCCTGGTTCGAATAAAGAACCTTCGATATACTTTTCACGAATATCTGAAACTGGTTCAAGTTCAACGTGGTTCTTAAATTGAGTTTCTTCTTTTAAACCCATACCAATGCGAACATCATTGAACAGTTTCTTAGCGTCTTTGTTAGAAAGATTTTTGGGTAACCCTTGAGCGAATGACACGAAATCATTCTCTCTCGCTGCCTCTCGTTGCTTAGACGCTGACATTCCTTCAACTCCCTCAGAGTCTGGATCTCTTTGACCAGCGGAGACAACACGGATCCTCTCGAAGTTGTAGAATCCGTGTTTCCCCTTGACCCCGTTGTATTTGTTTAACAGTGTCTCGAATTCGACAACACGGTCTTGCCCAACAACCATTACAATCTTTTTATATCCTTGATCATAAAGATTAGTTGCGGCATCAAATACGCTTTTAACCTTGCGGTTGAGTAGAACGTTGCGTGCGTGCTTTGGAAACATCTTACGTACATGCTTAATTTTGTCAGCGTAAGAGAGTGGGTTTTTCTTTGCGTCTTGAGATTGTGAAACGAATACTTTGTAGGGATTTCTACCTGCTTTTGTTGATAATTGGGTGATGAGTTTCCCATGACCTACTGTCGGAGGATTCATTCTTCCGAACGTGAAATAGATCTCTCTTTCTTCTTCAACGAGATATTGTTTAAACGATGGTATGTTTATCATTTTTCAGCAGCAGGAGCAGCTCCTCTCTTTCTAAGCATTTCCTTTTTACGCATTTGTGGAATCGCTTTGCGAACCAACATATCAATTCTGGACTTAGGAAGTTTATCGATTCTTTTCTCGATCTCCCCTCTCCTTTGTGGTGCCATATCACCTTTCTTGACACCTTTACTAAATTTCAAAAATAATTTATTGCGAACATCTTTCTTTGCTCGCTTACGTAAAACTTCTTTGCCCGCAGTTCTTCTCTTTGCTTTCTCACGACCGATCTTAAGACGGGATTTATATTTCTTCATCTGACGAGAACGAGCAAGACGCTGCGTTATAGAGAGTGCTTCGTGTTCCTGATCTGCTTTTTTTCTTTTCTTAGCATTATAGGCGAGTTGATCGTCACCCGATTGAGTGTAATCAACGTTAATGAAGTCTTTGAATCCTAATGGCTTTGCCATTGTTATTTCCTCGTAGGTTTATCCCATCCCTTCAAAATATCGGGCGAAAAGTTGTTGTATGAAAATTCCATTCTATCAACAATCTTTACCGCATCACCACCTAATCTGTCTATGGCAACAAATCCTTCTTGACCTGTTACCTTAAAACCTTTTCTTGTTTTTACAAAAGTATCAACATTTACAAGTCTGTTCAATTTATTTATAAGTTTCAACTTCGCCAAAACAATTAATTTTTGTAATTCAAACATCTTGGTTAAGTTTTCTTTGTTCTCATCAGAAAAGAAAGAAAGAATCGCCGCTAGTTTTGCTCGCTGGGTTGCTTTGCCTTTTTCGCTCGAGCGCGAGTTGATTTCTTTTTGGTACTTGTTTTTGATGTACCTGATGAGTTTGTTGACGTGCGCTTTCGAATTCCCGATGACTTCGCCTTTTCTGACGTAGGTGTTATTGAAGGTTTCGATGGTTCCTGCGAGGGTCGGATCTCGCTCGAGGGTTCTGAGAGTGCTGCCTGCGATCCCGTTAAAAAGGTAACCAATTTTCGTAAGTATTGCATTAACCTCTTCTGTTTCTTTTTTACTCATAGTCGCGCTTTGAAGGTCGCGCAACATTGCGTCCTGAGACCATACCGAAGAGGAGTTCTTCAATCCCTTCACATTGACACCGTAAGATGCCTTCATAGTCTCGAATGTTCTACCAGTATATGTAGTATGCCACACAATACCGATTTTTGCTTTACGAATTGCGTCTGCTTGTTCAAAAGGAATAGCATAGACAATCGTGTTAGGATGAAAGGTTACATACTTCTTTCCATCGATGTTTTTAGTTTTAACATCGCCACGACCAAAAAGAAAGTCACCTTGTATGACGCCTTTAATCCCAAGTTCGGGCAAATATTTAAGAGCGTCTTTCAGTTTCTTATTTAAATCACCTGAAGTATCCGCGTCAATATCTGTATTTGTTTTATATACCTTTGGGTTCTTATTAAAGATACCCTTTTTAGCAACAAAGAATTGTCCATCACGAGGATCTTCTCCAGCGAAAATAGCAGGAGCGCCATCCCATTTGACCGAAACATTTCCTTCTTTTTTACCACCAAGCATATCTCGCAAGTCACGGAGCGCAAAAATTGCTTGGCGTGTGCCACTCACTCCACCATAGAGGACTTTATCCTCAATATGGGTCATGTGAGTATTTTTTTGCTCTGTTATGTAACTTGCGAAATTATCCATTGTTTATCTATTCCGGCATTAAAATAATATCAAACGCCGCAGTAACGCGAGCGTTATTAGATCGAACCCTTGTTCTCACATCAATATCTGATTTTTCTGGGATAGCAAGAGGAACACTAAACTCATAATGGTATGGCATACCAGTTCCAGCGACTTCTCCCGAATGCCCGATTCTAAATGAAGATTGACCATGATATCTAACGAACATATCAATTGTTGCGTCGCCACCATACTGAATTGAAGCAACACCTTGAGTTAGATAAGCAGTATGCCCAACAGGAACAGTGTAAACTGCCATCAGCGTTTGTGCCTTGCCTGCAGTTATACGAGCAACTGTGGTTCCACCTCTTTGAATATCGATATTTCCTGCGTTAGTTGTATCATCATAGTAATATGCTCTATAAACACGACCAAATGTTTTAGTACCAGTTACCGTTCCCGAACTGGATAACGTAAACTCTTCTTCAATCAAAGCATAGTTAGCATCTAATCCAAAAACAACAACTTTATCGCCATTGTCCCCAGCATTTACTGCGGGAATAGTTAAAACTCCTGGCGTATTAAAAGCAGTCCAAGGATAAGAAGTATCGTTTATATCCCAAATCGTTCCTGTTGTATTAACAGACATGGCAGGAACAGCGCCAAACTTATGGACGAACGAAGCTCTAGTCAATCCACGAGCGATTGTAAGTCTTGTATCTTCTTCTATGTAATGTGATACTGCCATGTTAGTTCCTTTATAGTAATTTTTTTCCGGTTGCTGCTTTACTTTTATAATCGCACATAATATGTGATGGATATAAACCTGACTGCTTGTTTCTTATATTAACCTTAAAATCAAAATAATCGTTTGCAAATTCAATATCGACTCTCTTGCCATTACCTCCAGATCCACCATAATTAACTAAGATCTTACCATTAATAGTTGACATCGCTCGATTTTTACTTGGGTCCATGTACCAACAGTACACTTTTTCGCCTTCCATCCCATGAATCATCCAATAACCAGAACCAATTGCTGTTGATAAAAACAATTGTAAAATATTTTTGTCGACTTTTCTAGAAACGTCAACACCAACTGGAAATTTTTTCCCTTTCCCATATAAATTAAATACATCACAAAACGTAGTTTCTTCAATACCGAACGCTTTAAATATTGCTTGCCCGATTGGTGCTTTAATCTTACCCTTTTTCATTTCATCTTGCGGAAATATTCTACCGACGCCAGAGTTAACAAAGGTAAGCGTTGAACTAAATTTTAGAGAAAGGTAACTTTCTGCACCGTTTTTGTGTTGAAGTGTTATATCGGTAAGTTGAGGACCGTGTTGTTTATGATCTCTTGGAGAGATAAAAACATTTTTTCCTGAATTAACTATTGGTCTTGGTTTATTAGCGCCGCCTTCATGCACAAAATTAATTACTGGAGATTTTTCTTGTTGAGAACAAAGATGAATTATTTTTTCAGTTTGTTTTGAATATCTTCCTTTACAAACCTTTCCTTCGATACATTCATCTAATCGCTCTGCTAAATCGCTTTCAAACAAAAGACCTTTATTAACCCGAGTTCCGCCAGCAGGTATACCACCAAATTCTTCGCTCTTTTCCAGTTTGGTTATTGGAATCTCTTCTATCTTTTTTTGACCGACATACGATCCGCCAATCATTAATTTCTTATCTATTGCAGACTTGAATGCTTTTAATCCAAGTATTTTTCCAGCAACATATTCTGCGTCTTTGCAAGTAGTTACCTTTTCATTTCCGATTACCAGATACTTAGCATGAAACAATCCACCATCAGTCTTGAAGTTGTTAGACTTTTGATTCTTACCAAAAGTTTTCTCAACCAAAAGAATAGATCGATATTCTTTACCGTCTCTTGTTATTTCTGATAGATTAAGGTTTGCCATGATCGAGAGTTCTTTGCTTTATACTATTTATAATCTCTCGCTTTTCTTCTGGCGTGATTTCAAACCATTTCCCTATTTCATCTAAAGTTCTCTTGCATCCAATGCAAAAATCCCCCTGCATCGTACAAACATTGACGCAAGGGGATTCTACAAAATCGAATTTTATTACCATTTAATTAATAAAAACAGAAACCTTCCATAGCAAAAATGATATCATGATTTCTTCTTTGGAAATGGTAATTCCTGGTGTTAGATGAAACTCGCCAAAATCTTTCCAAGATCTTTCATAAGCAAAAGTTATTCTCTTCAAACGATGTACGTGCATTTAACTCTCCACCACCTCATAGCATTTTATTTTCTCTTTTGTCATTTTGTTGCCAATCTTATTGCCAACGATGACCCCTACGGCAGTACCAACATCATGGTCAAAAACTTCTTTACCAATAACACCGCCAATCACTGCTCCAACAGCACCTTCTGTTGAACCAAAGACCTTTCCGGTAGTTCTTTCAATCATACCATTTTCTTTTTCGCGAACACAAAGACAAAGTGGACATTCGCTTGGAACCGCATTTTCTAATTGACGAAGTTGCCCAACAACATCACGATGACCATATGCGTCAACAGCAAACAAAATAATGACGAGACCGATTAATAGTTTCTTGATCATAAGTTAATCCCCCTGATGCTATTTATTAAAATCGACCAACAACAGACTCGTATGTTTCATCATTAACCGAAACCTCAGGCGATTTTTTAGTAACATAAAGTCTGGCGACAGGATGACGATATCCTCTTTTCCAAAAAGTTGCAGTGGGAAAACCTTCTAGATTGCGATCAAGATCAACACGATAGTCGTCTTTGTCTCTCTTATGAATTAAAGAGAGTGCTCTTTCTTTAATGTCTTCCCAGATATAAAGAAGTCCTCCCTCAGGAAAGTAGTCGATAGCATCGACTACTATTGAGTTCCTTCGGGAAAAAGTGTTCTCAATGAGAACGAGGTTGAGTTTTGGTTGACTAAACGGCGGTAAGTTCATAGCAGTCATAGCAATTTCCGTACTTATCAATGTGTAGTGAAACCAAAAAACTCTCGAGAAAAGGTAGCAAAGTCAACTTCTTCTTCCGACCACTGCCATAAATCTACAGCAACATGAGCGAGTTTCTGAATAATGTCTTTGCGTCCTCTATTTTTTAAGAACCAAAGATCATCAAGGAAATCATCAGCAAAATTCGCGAGTTGTATTTCGGTACAATCTTCGAGAATAACAGTAACGATTTGTTCATGAGTCATTTCGGTCATAAAAAAAGTGGGGGAGTTGCCTCCCCCGTTTTGTTTTATACTGCGGAAGCAGCGAGTGCTTTGTAACCAGCAGCGATTACAGACTTAGAAGGAGTACCAAGACGGTAGAAACCTTTGGTTTGACCCTTAGTGTTTGTTCGCTTGTTAAGATATACAGGATATCCTGCGAAACGAATGTTTTGGATTACTGCACGAGGGTTACCAGCACCGAAACGAGCAGAGATTTGCTTTGCAGTCAATTCTTGACCATCCATGAGTGCGTTCAAAACGCGAGTTACTTGAGACATTACGTCCCTCCTTTTCATAGTAAAGTTACCAGTACAAGTCAACAAGAAAATCCTGTAAATCGAATGCTTCAGCTTCCCAAGGAAGACGGTGGTAATAATCCTCCGTCATCGATGATTTAAGCGTAGCGTTGAGCAGTTTATTACTCAGTTCGTTACGGATCCATTGTTTAGCGTGTACCAATTCATGCGCCAACGTAGTGGCAATTTCCTTTGCCGAGTAGGCAAAGTTCTCGTCGTCAGCGATAAATCGCTTGGACAGAGATATGTGAATCAGTCTGTCGTTATCCATTACGCCATAATCAACACACTGACCTGCATCATTATCCTCTAAATTTTTCAGAAAGTCAACTCCAATAACAATATTTCTCTTTAGGTCTCGCGGAAAGAAGTGATTGATTACATCACAAGCGAAATCTTCCATCCGAGAAAACTGAGGGCAACTACCTGTCATTAGTAATTTAATCATACGAATATTCTACTGTTTGTTAACCAAAAAGTCAAGTTTTAACTCGTTGATTTTACTAATAATTTATCACGCGGTTCTGGATAGATCCATTGTCCCTTAATGAAACCCTGGATCAAACGCTTCGCCTGACGAACTGCAATGACCAGTGACGGGTCATTGTAATCGCCGAACTCCATTATCCGGTCAACTTCGATCAATGCCTGTTGACGTCCTACGACGTCCACAGAACCGAATTGACCCTCTTTGTAGTACTCGACTTGATAGTGCTTGAGCGACTCGTTCTCCATCTCCTCTTCGAGGATATCTTCGATGATTTGATTACAAACGTGCAGAGGCACCTTGCTTACACGTTTGAGACCAGTTTCTTCTAGGATTAACCTACGGTAATGCGTAGGGATTTGTTTATGGTTATGATACATTATGCTGCCTCTGCCATTTCGATGGCGGTGTTGACAGCGATTAGTTTACGCTTCGCGTTATAACCATACCACGCTGAGGTAATTCTCGTGTCGTCGCTACGACCGAGTTCGTGATCAACAAGGTAGGTGACTGCGTTGAGCGCATTCCACCAAGTGCCTTCGGCATATTCTGCACCAGGTTGCGATTGACGTGCATCCATAGCACGCTTCGCTGAAGGGGAAAGGTCTTCATAGTCTTTAACATCCCGACCCTTGGTATTAGAGTGAGGGAAGACTTTGTTGACGAACTGAATTACATCAGCAGACTTCGCTTTCTTGTTCGCGAGGAACTGAGCGAATTCCTTGTATTGATCAAACTTCTGATGAGCAATGCCCAGTTGTTGTTTGACCAAATCAGCGTCGAAGGTTCGACGATGGTTCAAGGAGACTTCATTCTTTGACTTGCTCGACAAAGACATCTGTAGCGTGTTATTGCAAACAACACGAATCGGAGTCATTCGAACATTCAAAGATTGACCGTAACGATGGGGGTTTGTGAACAAGAGGAAGTTGTCGACCTGATCTCCAGGTAGAACATCAAACGACTCCTTGATCTTAGCAAGAACCCAAACGATCTTGCCATCCATCAACGATCCAGCAGTGTGCATTTCCATGTCACCTGCTGCGCAGTACTCATTGAAGAAGTTAAATGCTTCCTCGTTTTGTACTGGTTCCCAATCGTCTCCGACGATATCGAGAACTTTGTTGTCACCACCCCGAAGCAATGCTTTCTTGCTCGGAACACTAATTCCGTCAAGAATGTACATATTTTCTTTGGTGACTGACCAATCGACTCTCGCTTTCTGCATCATCTGCATTGGTGAGAGATCATTTGAGACTCGCTCGCCGAGTCCATGCCAAGGTACTTGACCAGCATACGCCATTGTTTCAACTAGATGCGCCATTCGCATTCTCCATTATGATGTTATCCAAAATTTTTGCAACAAACTGTTTAGAACAGTTGTAGTCGAAGGCAACTTCTTCAATGATATCAGTGTAGAAATAACCTTGCTCCCACATATCTAAAACTGCTAGATTGACAGTGCCGATCTTAGACATAATCACAAACCTCCTTCCAAAGATCAGCAACTTCTTTACCAGTCGCGAAACCACCCTCTTGGGCAGAAGAGTCACAACCAGCGATCGCTTCAATAAAGAGCGAAGATGCCATGATTTTCCAAGCAGGACCAGCGTCAGCGTTAAAGCGTCGAATGAGATCCGCGAGAGCAGGAGCTGAATTGCTCAACCCAACGCAGACGTCATTAGCATAAAGACGAATAGCGCCATTACCGATACAAACGTAGTCAATCACTTTTTTCATACTTATTCCTTATTTCAATTTATAAGACAATTATGAACTAAAACCATAAAAAAGTAAAGTGGCAAGTCATTGATTTTAAACAAGAATTTACTTAGATTGCCCTTCTTGATAGTATCTACGATTTGCTTCGCCAGTTACCCAACGCAAATTGCTTGGTTTCCAATTAAAATGATTTCTTTTGATATGATCGACCTGCATATCTTTTTGAAGTATCTTCCGAACTTCTAACGGCAAAGAACGCCAAACCTTTTTTGTTATTTCAGGATGTTTTGGTTTTTTACAAAACGTCTCAGCGAATAAACGATGCAACGTCAGTGTTTTCCGCTCACCTTTTTTGTTGGTTACGCGGATCTTTGGATATGGACATTGCCCATACGTTTTAGTAGGCAATTTTAAAAACCTGCCAGTGGTTATATTTTGAACCTTACCGGTAGTTGGATAAAGTTTATAATTCGGAAAATCTGGGTTAACTTTAGGGTTGATCATTTTTTTTCCTTACGTTTAACATAAACACAAAAACAATTATGAACTAAAACCATAAAAAAGTAAAGTGGCAAGTCATTGATTTAATTACAGATTTCCAACTCACCGTTTTTTTCAAGAGCTTTTAAGTAGCCTTCAATATAAGCGTCAGAAGCGCCCATCATTTTCACTAAATTATTACGATTAAATTCAGGGTCAAACGTTTCAACCCAACCTTCACGAATATCAGCGACCGCGTCATTATAACCAGCGACGCGGTCAAAAGCGATTAAAGTTTTAGCGGGGAAAAAATTAGTCATAATTCATATTCCTTAAAAGATAAGACAATTATGAACTAAAACCATAAAAAAGTAAAGCGGCAAGTCATTGATTTTAAAAGGGATTACCAAGTATATCTAATTTCGGTCTCTAATTTGGGTTTTGGTTTGAAACCACTCTCTCCCTTGGTTTCGAGTTTTCCTTTGACAACGAGGTTATCGGACAATCGGGTCTTGTATCCTGCTTCCCAAGAATAACCCCCAGTCATATGACCTGCTTCAAAGTAGACATTGTTTCCGGTCTGGGTTTTCTTTTCCCAACCAAACCTTGTGTGATTGGTTTGATCCGAAACTGCCCAGTCTTTGTAGGTGACTTCTGATTTGATTTCGATGTATGGACCCGCGAATGCAGACATCGGGAAGAGTGAGAGTAGTAATAAATATCTCATAGATTTTAATCCGATAGTGGGTTGTCGAGTGCTTTTTGTAGCGTGTCTCTGAGATCCTTATCTAATTTTTCCATCTTCTTTTCAATACGATCTTCGGTTTCACGCATTGTATCACGAACATCCTTTTCCGATTCGCGACTTAAATCGGTAAGGTTTCTCATACGTGTATCGATTTCATCCTGTACCGTTTTCATACGAGTGCTAGTGCTTTCGGTTACTCGTTCGATTCGCACAATGTCGTCTCTCAAACTATTCTTAATGTCGCGTGTGTAATCAATTGCGTCATTAAGTTTTGTCTCAATGGCAACGTTTCTTGCTTCAACTGCGTCGATATCAAGAACTTCTAATTTCTCTGCCATTTCTTGGAATGCTTTGTATGATTCAAACCCAGCATACATCGTGCCAATAATAGAACCAACAAGCGTAAGTGCCGCAGCAATGGTGGTCGGTGTCATTGTAATACCAAAGAGTTTGAGTTTGGTATTCTTTAAGTTCTCAACTTCACCTTCAATGTTGTCTAGCGCATCGCCTAGATCTTTTTCTTTTACTTTCTTCTTAGCCGCCATCTGAACCCTCATCAGCAAATTGCAATCTTCGTAGATTTGCAACTTCTTCTTTCAGTTTTTGTATCTCTAATCTTCTACGCTCAAGTTCCAACTTGTAGAGCGCATTACAATTCAAACGCTCCTTCGGTGCATTTAATGGAACTGTAATCTTAGCATATACACCAACGTCTCTAACAAACCCATTACTATCATATCCTGGCAGTTCAAAAGTAGGATCATAGTAATTATTATATGGACCATTTTGATTTAAAATACCAACAACACCAAATTCTAAATTGGTCGATCCACCTATCGCATTCTGACATTCTAAGTTGCCCGCTCGTATTCTGTCAGATGAATACGGTTGATTTGTATTAGGTAGCGCCAAATTTAATGAACTAGATTCGGCGCTTACTTTAAAACTCATCATCAGTAACACAATAACAAAAAATAGTTTCATAATTATTTAACTTTAGAACATATCCTTGAACTCAATCTTGTCTGCGTCTTACCTTCTGTGAGCAATCTAGACCTTGTACAAATATATGTAACGTTATTTTTTTCAGGAAAGAAAACATCAAACTCCTTGGTCTCTAAGTAAGCAATCGGTATAATCCTTGAACCCAACATCGCAAACTTTTGATTTTTCCATTCTGAATCAAAAACCTCAACTTCATAGTATGATATCTCGCTCCTTTTATTGAACAATCTCATACTTGCTTTAACAACACCTGAAACGTAAGAAGGTTCTAGAACCGGATACGTTGGTGTAAATTCGTGGGCGATTGCTCGCCCACTTACTAACAATAAAATCAAAAACACATAACGCATATAATTTTCTTTTTAAAGGGCAATGCACTCTGCAGTAACAATTGCCTCATAATCACCCGCTGGGAATGCTTTATCATACCCATAGTCTGCTTGTGATTCGACTTTAAACCAAGTGCTACCAGCAACCGTCAAATCAACCTCTGTGACATTATCGTATTCAACCTTGCTTGTATCGTATCCTGACATGTTAGTATCAGATACTTGATCAACAGAGGTAGAACCTGTCCATGTTACAACGTCAGACAACGTTGGGCTGTCATTGAAAGATACAGGATGTGTAATCTTTGCTTTGTAGTAACTTGCTTGAATTACATCATAACGAACAACTGGATCAACACCACCGTCGGTAGGATCAGTGGACAATTCTTCAGGCAATGGGTTACCATAAACACCAGCAGTGTCTTGAGTCACAATGCACTTTGATTCAACTTTACCTCTAATCGGTATATCTTCAGCAAAGGCATTTACACATAATGTAAGTAGAGTCAAAGTAATTATTTTCTTAAACATAAAATTTCCTCTTAATGTTATTTCTTTTCATACTGTAACTCAACCAATTTATCATGAAGTATTTGACTTCCCATTCCTAGTCTCAATCCATTTTTATTAGACGGCAGTTTTCCATCTGGGGGCATTTGTCCATCAGGATAAACACCACCTTTTAAAGCAACTTGATAAGAGTTTGGCAGAAGATTTAAATTGACGAGTAAGTCATGTTGCAACAATGCTTGTGAAGAAAACATATCAAGTTCTTTGACAATGCCAAGAATTGATTCTAAGTTTTTTTCAACAGTTTTATTTGCTAATGCCTTTTTTCTTGCCTCTTCTCTTTCCTCTTCCTCCTGCGCTTTCATATTTGCTTTTCTATCAAGTTCTGCCTGTACATACTCTTCATCTAAAGGGTCTGTAATATCAGGATTCATAACCTCAATTGAAAACAAATCGACATACCCTGGGCAATTTGGATCAGATTGCGGATCAAAACATGGATCGTATTGATACGAATAAATTACTTCCGCGTCTTCTACTGCGCCAGTTCCTTCAACCTCAATCGAACCATTTCCCCAATAGGAAATATCAATCATATTTATAGGAACAAGTTTGTTAATTGTGTTTCCTGGTAGTCCAGACCAGTCATCTGTTTCGCGGAAAATATAACCAGGACCTCTGGCGTTTTCGTTTTGTACATGAACGAGCATATCGTCTTGAGTTTCTTTAACAGCGGTATATTGATATATTACGCCATTGACTCTTAGACCTGCTTGTTGCGGCAACACATTTGTCATTACCCAATTGTAACCAAATTGGGCAGCATTATTTGTCGTCCCGAAAACTTCCTCAGATGAGGAGTAAGATGAGCAGACTAGCAACGCCAGCGCCACCAAGCAACGTCTTAGTACCATCCTTCATTCCTTTTTCGTTTTTTGATGCAATGGGTTGCAGTTCTTCGTCTGTCTCCCAAGCATTCTTTGCCTCAACTCCAATCAAACCATCATAAGGGCAAGGAGTTCCTGCCATCATCATTGCGTCAAAAACTCGACGATCTTGACACAATGTAGATACCGCAGCAACTTTCATACCCATATCATAGAGGGTCTTGGACAACTTCAACCTTTCGCAGTTCTCATCCGTAACCTGAGTACCAGTAGAAATACCTAGTATCTGTGTCTGTATTGCACCAGCAACGCCGAATGTACATAAATCAGAGTTTGAAGTATTAATAGTCGGCGTGATTGCTGATGGGGGAGGAGACTTCAGGGTTGTTTCATTCTTTGCTTTAGAATCTACCGTGCTCCTTGTGGTAGAATCGGTGTAAATAATATCGGTCTCTTCCGCAAAAACATTAGAAGAAATCAAAACGCACAACAACAAAATTAAATATCGCATAATATAACCTCAGTAACATCATCTAATCGAAACTTATTTATAAAGATTCAATTTCCTTCGGAGATAATTCTCGAAACTTTCGACGCGAGGCACTCCATTGACGATAGGGTTTTGAGAACATTTTTTTGATCCCTTTTTGAGGACCAAACTGTGGAATGACACCGATGAGAGTTTTCCCATCGGTGATGTAGATATGGTTTGGGGTTGCTGGTGCTTTCGTCCAGTCAGTGATCTCTTGTTTATAACGAACTGTCATCTTTTCTTCCTAATCAAAATACCATCATACAACTGGTATTGCCATTTTTTAGTCAAAAGGGTATGACCATTAAAGTCAATTACCGTTTCTTTTTTATCGTTCTCAATCGCTCGTTTCAGATCGTTGAGACTGTTCCACTTCTTCGAAGTGTAATCTGTCATGAAATCATCTCCGAAATTTCAGTCGCGTACTTCTTGTTGGTTACAGGAACTGCGTTTGATTTGTGGAGGGTTGCGATTCCGATGACGTAGTCTCCTGTGTATCTTGGAGACTCCTTGCTATTTCCTCGCGCTTTTGCTGGAGAAGCCACACACGATGGGTAGCGATTTGTCTCAGACGCTCTTTCTGCTGAGATTGACGATTTCGGTTTGTACTCCTGGAACTTCGGTGGGACATATTTGGCACAGACTTCTCCTTTTATCTTACGAGGTTTGCGTTTACGACCATTGAAATCATAGCGAGAGGTAGTATGTATAATCATACGATTCCTAACAATTTGAACCAATAAACCAGCGAGCGTACTTGCTGGGACCCCACTCGTCAGATGCGCAGGTGTCAAAGTAACTACTATATAATTTTTTCGTCACTTGTTCAATAGTATCTTCAATACCGTTGTTACGAAAGATCCAGTTGTCGCCAAGGACAACATCAGCGATCTTACCAAGATCGCGCTCTTCGATTGACTCGACTTCCTCGCGGATGCTTTCAAAAACATCATAATCGTCCATTACGCCACCTCCATTGGGATCTTGTAACTAATAGTATACGCTTTCTCGTACGCTTCGTCAAGGTCAAGGATACAAGCAAAAGCATATTCGAGAGCATTGACATATGAGTCCATGCGGTTCGCCATATCAGTGTCGCCTTCACGTTCATACTCTAACATCTGTTCGTGAACCTTTGACATCTTGGCGTCCAACATGTTCTTCAACTCACGAGACAAATCAGATCGATTGGTTGTTACAGGAATTTTCATTACACATTCTCCTCAGTGTTATCCCAAGTTCTTGCTAAGATGTCTACTGCTTCAAAAGGAGTGACACCTACCGCTCTCAGACGATCATAGAAGGGGTTGCTACCAGGAAAACCAGGACATCCTGCTTCGCGATAGTCATGAATGATATCGGAACACTGATCAAGTATTCTAAGGGTAGACTCAAGATCTGTTGCTTCGTAAACGGATGCTGGCATAGGGAAAGTTTTCATTACGCTATCTCCAACTGGTCGCAAAGTTCATCTTCGTCGCAAAACTTAGCGACGAAATCTTCGATGCTGCCACGCCAGATGTTATTGTAACCAGCATCACCAGTTTCCCAGTTACGCTTGATCAGATAAGCAGTTACTGTCAGACCACGCAGATCTGTTCGTTCTACCATGTAGTGGTAATCAGTATCACCGTGCGACTCACAACCTTGAGTAAACTCAGCGGTAGGATTAGCGCGGAAGAATCTCGCTGCGAGAGACCCACCTTTCGGTGATCTAAGCATTTCGCGGAAGTACGTCGCTGCACCCTCGGGATAACCATCCCAGTGGATGTAGAAAGTTTGGTTGCCGCGAAGTTCGTCGCGAAACTCGTAAGTTGCTCTTGTTCCCATATTCATTCCTTATCTTCAATTTATAAAACAATTATGAACTAAAACCATAAAAAAGTAAAGCGTTAACCCATTGATTTTAAACGGGTTTTTTACCGCCGCCGGAGGGTTTTAGTTTATAAAGGGGAAGTGGAAAATTGTTTAGGCGACCTTCAGCTTTTAAAAGGTTATAGTCGTCAGGGTGTAGTGGTATATAGCGGGCGTCGCTATAATTTTCTAAAAAGCGTTTAATTCGGTCTTCTAATTTAACTTTAATCATCTTACGTTTCCTTATTAAGAAAACATATTATGCCCATTTCTCTCGAAAAAGTAAAGCGGTAAGTTATTGATTTTAAACGAAATATGAAACAGTGCTGGTATTAGCGACTTTTTGAACGTATCCATTCCTATCATAGAGGATGTATGAGTAAGTAGTTTCGACAATTTTATCTTTACCAAAAACAGGTGCGCCGTATACCTGCTGTTGGGTATAGGTGTAGGATGTGACTGAAGGAGTTACGCCTGTTATCGCTGAGATTGTTTCGCTCATTAATCGCCTACCGTTAGAGATTCAAAGGTTGTGTTGTATTGTTTACCATTATTCACGCGAATAAAGGTAGCACATTTACTTAGCGATTTGAGAGTTTTCGCGCCAACGTAAGTACAAGTTGATCTTAACCCACCAAGAATATCCTCAACTACATGTTCAACTTTTCCTTTGTGTGGAATAGTTACAACTCTCCCCTCGCTCGCGCGATAGTTTTTAACACCACCGTGACTTTTTTGCGCTTCGTTAGAACTCATCCCGTAGAATTTGACTAGACCGTTTTCAACAACGCCACCGCCTTCATCACAACCAGCAAACATACCACCGAGCATTACAAAGTCTGCGCCGCCAGCGAATCCTTTTACGACGTCGCCAGGAGATACACACCCGCCATCAGCAATAATGTGTGCATCAAGTCCATGAGCGGCATCTGCGCATTCAATGGTTGCAGATAATTGTGGATATCCCACGCCTGTTTTAATACGAGTAGTACACACGCTACCGGGACCAATACCGACTTTGATAATATCAGCTCCACGTAGAATTAATTCCTCTGTAATTTCTGGTGTAACAACATTTCCTGCTATGATAACGACTCTTGGGTTTTCTTCTCTGAACTTCGCAACAAAATCAATAAATCTTTCACTATAACCATTTGCTACATCAATACAAACGTATTTGATTTTATCTGTTAGTTTCAACGTTTCTTTGTACTTAACAACATCAGCATCAACGATCCCCATTGTATAAGCAACGTTTTCTCTGATGTTATTATTATCATTAAAAAAAGTTGAAATCTGTTTTGGCGTATAATCTTTTTTAAGACAAGTAAACATATCGTGCCTAGAGAGAGAAATCGCCATTTCAAAAGTACCAACACCATCCATATTTGCAGCCATTATAGGAATGCCGGAATAGTGTGGTTCTCTTCTTTGAAGATAATTTCTAAAATTAAATTCTCTTTTGAGTTCTACTTCTTTCCTAGAACCCATTGTGCTCCTTTTTGGTTTAAGGAGCACGTCACTGTAATCGAGTTTAATTTCAGTTTCAATCCTCATAATTCAAATCCGTCATAGGGTGATTGGTTCGTTCAGTTTGTACCTCTTCTAAACGTTTTCCCTGTGTACGACGGACTATGTCGTCAGCGTTGAATTCTGCCCAATACAACTCGAAGGCAACACCATCATCAACACCAACGAACTGATGCCATTTACCAGGAGGAACTTTATAGTAGTCGCCTGATCTTAAAATGGTTTGATCGCAAAGGTTTGGTCGTTCATCGCTCGGTTCATCTGACCAGGTTTTGATCATTAGAGTACCGGACTCAACGAAAAAACCATTCCATTTTGTTTTATGGTAGTGTTCGGAACAACACGTGTTCGCTTTGAATTCAATTCGATGAAATTCAAAGGAAGGAGTATGCTCGACCAGTTCTGTCTGACCCCATATTTTTCCTGCTTTCATGATATAACCTCAATGATGTGTAGAATTATATATTAACTTTGTTGTTCTGTGGTAGGAGATTCTGCTTGTTGCTGTTCAATTTTTTGCTTCAGTTTCTCTTTCTCAGAGTTTTCAAGGTTCAATAATATTGCCAGTTTAGAAACATATGTTTCTGTGTCCATGATACTTACCGTGTTGTTTGACACTACTTATATGATTAAGATTTTTCAACACGAGTTTCATAAGAGAAACTATTATATTTCTTTTTCTTTTCTTTTAAATCTTTAATTGCTGCTTTGATAGCATCTTCTGCCAAAACAGAACAGTGAATTTTTACTGGCGGTAATGCCAGTTCTTCTGCTATTTCTGTGTTCTTAATTTTTTCTGCTTCGTCTAGTGTTCTTCCCTTAACCCATTCAGTTAAAAGGGAAGAAGATGCAATCGCTGAACCACAACCGTAGGTTTTAAACTTGGCGTCAACGATTACATCGCCTTCAACTTTTATTTGTAACCTCATAACATCACCACAAGATGGAGCGCCAACCATGCCTGTTCCGACATCGCTGTCGTCAGCATCCATCTTACCCACATTACGTGGGTTTTGATAGTGGTCCATTACTTGATCTGAGTATGCCATTATTTTGAGTGCGGCGGTTTCTTAACTTCGATGAACCATTCGTGCTTACGACTGATCGGATTATACTTTCTCATACGAAATTTCTCAGGAAATTTCTTTTTCTTGTATACCGTATAATGATAATCATGTGACTCTCGAGTTTGTCCCTCGGGAATCATATAAACAACATCAAGATCTTTTCTTGCCATTATAATCTCTTCCTCTTGTAAAAAGAAATAAATTCTGGCCATCGAAACATACCATTACGTATGTAACAGTAAAATAGACCATCATAAGGTTTGTCAATTTTCGCGCCCATATCAAGTTCAGTTTGAAAAGGAGGTTCTTCTTCTACTTCATGCATAGGACTTTCTAAGTATGCTCCTGTCATTGCGGATATCCTTCGTACCATTTAATTAGAGTAGAAACGCGGAATGATCTCCACGCTTCTTTGTCTAATGCCCAAACAACGAGATGTTCATTGTCTTCTTTTTGTTCAAGAATCTCCTGAACATTATGATCTGACAACGTTGTATTTAGAGTACAGGGCATTACTCGAAGTTCACCAGAATCAATCTTGGTAAACTCTACAGTTACAACGCCTTGTTTCGCTGCCTTAGTAAAACCAGCAATGTTAGTGTGTTCAGTTCTAATTTTCATTTTTCGTATGCGCCAAATTTAAATACCACATCAGGCAATGTTTCGCCTTTCTTAATCATAGTTCCTCCTATCAATGAACTCTCTAATATAATATTTTCTAATAATTGCACAAACGAAAAAAACTGCAGTCAAAAACGGTGCTGCTTCAATCGCTGTCATTTGCAAAGAAAATGCTATGCTCAAACAAATAAAATTTAAAGTAAAGTTAATTGGGGTCGCTGCTAAAGTATCAATAAAAGCAAACTTCATATTTTCATTTAGTTTCATAATTTGTTATTAGCAATTCCTTTCTGTTTGACTCATCTTCACGATACATCTTACCTGAATGCATAGTGTAAGTCAAGTCCCATTCTATTTGATTCCAGTCCTCATAAATTTCGCGAAGTACTTCATTTGAATTATACGTTATCATTACATTACCTGCGCATTTTGTTGCGTCAACAGAAAACTCATAATGATCAAAAAACAAATGATACTTACCATTCTTACCATATAATGCTGATTTAATATCATATGGTGGATCACAGAAAACAAACTCGTCTTGTTCACAACCTTCTAAGATTTTTGTGTAATCATTATTAGTGATCAACCAATTCTGAATCAGTTCTGAATATTTTGGTAATCGCGATATATTGTTTTTGGAAAAGTTTTGTTTACTTGCTGCTGCGGAAAATCCACTAGATTCCCCAAGACCAGAAAAACTGCACTTATTGATAATGAAAAAGCGAACAGCAATCCCAAAAGGATCAAGAGGTCCACTGATTTCCTCTCGACTTTTGAGAAAAAGTTCTCGATGTGCTGCATCCACGTCTTCATACGATTCTGCCTTCAACTTGTAGTTTAAGATAGCACTATATAGCGCCTCACCGTTTTTCTGAAGTTGAGACCAGAAATGATAAAGATTAGCATACTTATCATTAACCCAAACGGGGCAATCTGGAAATCGTTTAGTGAACTCAATCGCTACTGACCCACCACCTAAGAATGGTTCACGGTAAGCACGAATTTTTTCAGGAAGTTTAGAAAATAAAAACTTGGTTGCCCTTGATTTACCACCAGGATATCTCAAGGGCGTCTTTAATTGTTTCATTTTAGTCTTCGTCAGTAGATAGGTCTAAAGTGTAAGTAGCAGTGTCAAAGTCATAGTATTGATGACCATCCTCAACATTAATACTATACTCTAAATTATTTCCTTCGTCAAGTTCATTAAGAAATTTTAATAAACCTGACAACTCAGCGTTACTCATATTACGAAATCGATTCCGATTGTTTTCTTCTTCTTCGATTTGCCGCAAGGTTTCTTCTTTAAATTTCTTATATTGAACGAAGTCTACTACGTTGCTCATTTTATTTCTGGCCAGTTGTTAAGATCAAATACGTCTTCTTTATTCTCGCCCATTTTTGGGAAGAAGTCAATACCAGTTTCTTTTTCTACCATATCTACTGAGGTAGCATAAAGAGGCATATCCTTAGTGCTAAGTTTTTCATTCGGAAACAGGAAGGCAATGCTTTCACCAGTGTTGGCATCAAAGACTACTTTCCAAATTCTAGTTGGAACACCCAAGTCGTTACCGATAACTTTATATCCTTCGTCGTAGATTGTTCCACTAATAACGTAAATATCACCACCAGCGGCAGCAGTATTACGAACTCCAATTTCTAGAATACGCCAGATACCTCTGTTATGACCAGGATCTTGCGGAACCATATTAGTCAAATAGAAACTCTCGCTCATCTGCTCTGAGTCAGCACGATTATCAGCTGCTGGTGACAAATGCCCACGATCATATGGATGACCCTTATAATCTTCAAGTTGTGCTTCTTTTTCATCGTCAACCAGAGGATCTTCTCTAAAGTTGTTTCTGCGTTTTGCGTCGCCGTTAATATCAGCGTCGTCTAAATGCTCAACAACGTACTCTGCCGTTTTAGTATCATAGCGATAGTGTACCGCATAATTACCGTGACAGATATACTGAGTACCAGAAGTAATGCTGCTAACTGGAGCACCATGAATTGTATGCTGCGCACAATTATCGTCAATTGGATTTGCTAATGCTAGTGCTGGCAATAACAATACAGTTGCTAGAAGTTTCTTCATATTACTTTCCTTTTTTCTTTGATAGATTATTCCACTCTGCGATTGCTGCATTATCGATGCTATATCTGTGGTAATTACCATCATCTCCGTGATAAACACCGGAATGATGAAATGGTGCGGGTTTAGCAGGTTTGTTTGCCTCGTCGTGTATATTTAATTGAATCAACGCATAGTGAAGAATCTTCATGAGATCCTTACGTTGCTCAGCGGCATCTCCCTTGCGTCCATATCGCTTTGCATATTTGATGACGTTACCCAAGCAAAACCCAGTACCGTGACCGCTATCAATAATAACATCAGTAGCCTGATATTTATCCGTTGCATAATGTTCGTCGTATGTTTTGTCGACATATTCTTTCAACTCCGCAATTAAATTGCCTTCATTAAATTTGTAGTTCACTAACTCTTCTCCTTAAATCGCTGGTTGAAAATCTATGGTCTCTCTTGTTATAGAATATTTCAATTCCACGAGAAGCACAAGTAGCGCGACCAGTAAATTTTTTATCCTTATACTCAGCACCAATAATACGTATGTCGATACTAACCATTTTGAGTATATCTTCTAAATCTTCTTCAGATTGATACGGTATAATTTCATCAACGTATTTAACAGCAGACAGCTGGATATAACGTTCAACCAAAGTTTGTACAGGTTTATTTTTTTCTGGGCGATCTAACGAAGGATCAACTTGCAAACCACAAATTAAGTATTCGCATTGCTCTTTTGCTTCGCGCAGCATAGAAATATGACCAGCGTGAAGCAAGTCAAATGTGCTTGCAGTAAATCCTACGATCATACGAAAAATGCCTCAAGGGTTGATTCTGCTTTTTGATATTTACCATTAGTGCTATCTCGTAATCTTAGTTCAGCGTTACCAGTAGATTTACGCGTGTACATCGTACAAAGGTCAGGAAACATATTAGCAATCTTGCTAATTGATTCGTGTACATAATCTTTAGTTCTAATGGTTTGTAATCCACCTTCTTCTTTATAGTAGTTGCTTTTAACAGTATAGTTATCAAGTCGGCAGAGAACACCATTCTTAACATATTGGCGCAAACTATATTCATAATCTTCGCCGTGATTTGTTTCGCGCGCGAGATAATCATCATGCTCAACGACGACGCCAAACATAGAAGCAATAATATAACAAAGTTTCGTATAAACTCGATCTTTCATGAAATATGCGTTTGATGCTGCATATATACCGAAGGTCTTAGCACCAACTTCAGCACACTTATTAAATCCTTGTTCGATGATTTCAGAATACAAATCGTCAATAGGTACAAGAGTTTTTTCGTCTTGCCTTCTTTGGACTTCTTCAATGTCATCATCAAACATCATTAATAATGTGCCTTCGGGATAATACTTCTCAATAAAATTACGCTGTGCACCAATTGTGGGGACGCCTATGACGATGTTTGAACCATATTTGTGATTATTTAGAGCAACCTTATATGCTTCATGTTCTATTTCGTCTGCAACGAAAATAGTAACTCTTTCGGATGGTATGTTATGATGTTCAAATACTTTGAGTGTTTTGTTTTGAATAGTTACTGGTCGTTTGTAACTGGGGACTGCTATCTGGTAATCAATCATGCAAAAAATGCCTCAAGGGATGACTTTTCATTATTAGGATGATATGTATTTAACATATCAGAACCGCCGTTGGTTTCAAGATAATCAAACCATTCATCTGATTCCCACATTCCTTCACTAACACCGTTCCAAAGTGGGCGCCAATTTGGATGTGATTCATTATTTTTTCTACTGATAACAAAATTGTAACGATGGTTTTCATATTCCATTGTACCCAATTCTAGCATTTTTTCACGGAAATAGCAAACTAGGGAAATACGTTCCATCTCATCCAAAGTTTTTCCTTCTTTCGGTATGATTTGTGTATTGCCATGTATACCTTCATGATTATTAATTAACAATAAATCCCCTGGTCTTACATTGATTGCTACTCTATATTCGGGCAACACAAGATAACCACCATCCCAATCCTTTTCTTTAGCGACAACTGTTAAATTAGAAAACCCTTCGCTCAAGTCGCCTGCGTCGCGATGCGCTGAAGTTCTAAAATTTTTATTTACTGTAATTGTTGTAAATGGTGTATCTTTACCGGCAACTCGAAAACGCTCATCAAGTTTATTGGCATAATGTTCTTGTTTAGAAAACTTCTGAGGTAGTAGTCGGGCAAATTCATTTGATAGTTTTCTCATGAATGGATAACATTTTTCATAAGTTGAAAAGTTATGTTCAGTATAAGAAGTTGCCCGACCGTAAGGAATACGAGGATATCGATCGTAGAATCCAGCAATACCAGATAAAACTTGATTTGCGTAAGTTGTTTTTGATACGTAAGTATCGAACATATGTTTAGCAGCTGTGCGGCGATCGGCGTAAGGAAGTTTTAATATTTCCTGAATTTTATTTTCAAAGAAATTATCATATTCATACCCATCCGCTTCAATCTTAGTTATAACCCAAACAATACCACGACTCTCTGGCTGCACTTTCATTTTTCTATGTTTTTCGCGTATCTCAGCAATTGGGTCGTCAGAGAAAAGCGAAGTTCCGCCTTTCATAAGATGTTCCATAATTTCTATTTGCTCTTCAGTACACCAATTTCTACTACCGAGGCGCTCGCCCTTTGGACCTGCAGCAAGACCTCGGTTCTGAGTTGGTTGAGCAGCGCCAACCAAACCTTCGTACGCGCCAAGTTGTTCTTCGGCGCTAAACACAGATTTTCGAAACTTGAATATACACTCTTGCTCTGATGGTTCTGTTCTACCAATTTCTTTAATCGGCGCATAGAAGTCAATATCCTCTTCAACCAAGAGATCGTAATCGGTATCTTCCATATATGTACCGAGTTTGTGTTCGCAATTAATTACTTTGTCAGCAATGACAACTCTCATACCATGAATTCCTCTAGAGATCCTGCATTTTCTCGCTTTCGTTTTTCTTCTTCTTTTCTGCGCCGCACCATTTCTTTATACTTTGCGGTTTTATATCTAAGTCTTTTACTTCTTTCTTGTGTATCTTTGGAGTGACAGGAGGTGCAAAAATCTCTTAATTCGGTTTTTGAATTTGGTTTTAAATAAAACTCGCTTCCACATTTTACCACGCCGCAACATTTACATCGCTTCATAACGACATCTTTTTTACCATAGACAGTCATTAAAGAAAGTTCAGGCAACAACTTTCGATATTGTACACCTTCAGTGAATAAGTTTTGTTTCATAACATAAATTCCTCAAGTCCAATAGTATCCAAGAATAGTTCCATCTTACTATTTTCTATCTTATTTGTCAACCATTTCATAATTTATCTTATCCATCTATAAAACTCATGTCCTCCAATTGAACCCGTATAAGTCATTCCTCTATCTGCAGTCCAATTAGGTCTTATGTGTGCAGCATGATAATGCGTCGCGCCTTCAGTTATACCTCTCCATGCATCTTTTGTCAATACTTCTTCAGCAAGAAAGTAAGATTCCATCCAAGCATCAGGATCTCCTGGTTCATCACTTATCCCGTCACAATACCAAGAGAATTGACACATATGTCTTTTCGGTACTACGTTTCCTTTCCAGTTTTCTATATAGACTGCTTGTTTAACAACCTCGCAGACGGTATTTGGATAGTAAGTATCTTCTACTCGATTGAGCACTACGTCTGCTACAGCAGCTTGGCCAGCGAATGAATCACCGCGAGACTCGTGGTAAATGTTAAGAGAAAGGCAATAAAGTTCGCTATCCAATACTCGCTCGCCTTCACTTGATTGATCCATTTCTTCCGTTTCTTCGGAGGTTGTTTCGATATCTTGTTCGCCTGTTTCTGAGAACGGCGTAATAACAATTTCCTCTTCAGGTTTTTGTTTTTCATCTCCGCTCCCCGCATAAATTAACAATACTGACATTGTCAATATTATAACTAAAATTTCTATGAATTTAAACTGTTGTGATCTCTGCGATAAATTCATCTCTCATCTCCTGAGCAATTAAATCTACTTTTGAGTTTTTACTTTGATTTGAAAATTTATATGCTAGTGTAAATCTTTCACAATTCGTATAACAACCATGCCAACAATGATGTTCAGGTTCGTCTTCTCTACCGAAATAGAACCACCTACATTGCCATCCAGGTTTGTCCTGAATTTTAATTATTTCATCTTTTTCTTTATCTAAGTAACAAAAGTACCCATCGCCTGTTTCTGACCAAGTGAAAAGGATTTGATATGCATTGGCATTCCAATTAGTATGCCAACCCGTCAATCCTTGTTCAGGATAATGATTGATCAACGCACAAGTTGCCATACCCATTTCTGAAGGAACTTCAAATCGCCATTCATTATAAAAATTAATCCATTCAGAATATTTTAATCTAAGATCACCAACGGGTGTGGCATGATAGTCCACTGGATCCCCGCGATGAGGAGCGGACATTAACTCATTAAGTCTTTCTCTTGAAAGATATGATTCAAAATTAGAATCAACAGATTTTATAGAAGGTAGTATAGAATCGCCTCTAATACTATTAAACTCTTCAATCAGACCATTAAGTCTGCTCAAGAACTTCTGGTTCTTTATCTCGATTTCCATCTTCATTCCAAAATGTTAGAGAACTTTTGACTCTGCCCCAATTATCCGTAAAGAATATTTCTTGGGTATCTTCATCAATATTCAATTCTTTCGCTCGAAAACTCTCAATAACAACCAACCAAGTCATTGTACAACCAGACATAACTCCTTGGGACCTACCCCAAAGATATGCACCAAACATACAAAAAAGTGTTAAGACCGTTTGATATAATGGATCCATACGTTTCTCCTATGAAACTTTAATGCTACTAAGTCTCTTACCTGCAGTTGTATTATCAAACACAGGTTTATCTTCTTGCTCAATAATCGATTTATCTTTAGTTTGATCGACATCAAACAATCTCATCTTAGAACGATCCACCCCAATACAGAATCTTAGATTCACGTTCGGGTCATTATAACGATTCTTCAACTGTTTAACCATAATCTGGTTCAAAGAGGAAAGTTCCTCATTCGAGATCAAAGCAAACATTAAATCTGCAGTTGCTGGCAGACCAAATGACTCAGATGTATCTTCAAGTCCAGGATCAGAACTAGAGAACCCACTACGAGTTGTCTGTGTAGCAGACATAATAGGAACATCAAATTCTACTGCCAACCCACGTATTTCCTCAGCAATCGCCTTGATATAACTGTAGGAATTAATTGCGCCACCCATACCTTTCATACGCGAGGACGCACATATATTTAGGTAATCTATGAACACAATCTCTGGTTTGAACGAGCGTTTCAGTTTCAGCTCGTTGAATAGCGCACGGAAATGATTCGCGTGTGCTTGACCAGTCGGATACTCTTTAATGATCAACTTACCTTTAGTTTTATCAGCGATTCGCTTCACTCGATCAGTAAACATGCTCTTAGACATATTTTCTAACTGATCGATTGCGACGTTCATTAAGTTAGCGTCGATACGTTCAGCGATACGTTCTTCTGACATTTCAAGTGTAATATATAATACATTGTATCCTTGAGAGAGCGCACTAGCAGCGCTGTGACACATGAACAAACTCTTACCAACGCCAGTTCCAGCGAGCGCAATGTTAAGGGTTTTGTTCGGCAACCCACCTTTAGTAATGCGGTTGAAATAATCTAGGTCAAAAGGAATACGTTCTTCCTGTTCATGATAAAAGTCATATCTCTCTTCCACATTCTCAAGGTAATCATGACCAATGTTTGTGTCAAAGCAAACTGCTAGTGCATTTTGAAGAAGGTCCGGCAAGGAATTCTTAGTAAGTTTGTTATGCTTGCCGTCAAGGATCGTGATAGACTCCATAATTGCACCATGAAGCGCACGATCCTGACACCACTTTTCTGTAGTGTCAAGTAACCAGTCACCGTCCTCTTCTTTAAAGGTAAAGATGTCTGGTAAAATATCAATTGCGTGTTTGTAAGTTTCTTCAGTTAATGTGTCAAGACTATCTACATTAATCTTGAACGCTTCCTGAGTTGGAAGTTTATTATATCTTGAAACATACTTAACGACTTGTGTGAATAGTTCTTTATAAACTCCTTGGAAATAATCTTTTTTGATAAAAGGTAAGACTCTTCGCATAAACTCTTCATTGGTTAGAAGATTGCGAAGTATAGTTTTTTCAAGGTCAATCATTTTGTTCCATATCTTTTAAGACAATCGATCCGTTACCAATGCTCTTTGCCATAACATCTTCAAGGATAAGAGCAGCGTGATCTTGTAACGGGACATAAGTAACATTTAAATCAGGATCAGGAGTTGATATTACCTTAAAATTAAAATTAAGGCAATCGTTTTTTCCATTAAAAGAAACATTACCGAAACGAATAATTGTTTCAGTAAACTCTCCTGTTAATATACGAATGTCCCACGCTTGGGCGTTATTCGACCCAACCGCAGGAATTAATTCGTAATCGATATCCTCTGATACTTTGTCAACATTAATCATTAACTTCTTCCAAGTCAAGTTCTAACGTTGGTTTCTTACCAATTTTATACAAACGCTCAACTTCTTCTTTAAACGTTACGCTGGACAAGATACCTTTCCAGAAGTCTCCATCAAGTTCAGAAGCACGATATTTCTTTTCTTCATTTACTTTCTGATACCATCCGTTAGATGGTTTAATTACATGACCAGAAGCAAGAGCAACATCCAATAAACCACTAAACTGATCTATGCCACCATCCCACGTTACGCTAATCGGAATCTTACTCTTTTCTTTAACAAACCTTGATTTGTCAACGTTAATAATAAAATCATAACCAACAACTTCAGTTCCTGTTTTATTTTGACGTCGACCGAGGATCCAGATATTATCAGCGCTGTAGTAAATACCAGTACCACCGCCAACGATATCTTTCGGGAACAAACCAATTTCTTTGTAGGTATGATTCACTGCTAAGAGAGGAACATTCTTCATTGTTAGGTAAGGTGTTGTCATACGGAACAAACCTTTTAATGCTTTGGCGCGTGACATGTCAGCAACTGATTTCTCGTCGAGCGCATCCTCTAATTCTTTCTTAGACGCTAGATTACCAATAGAGTCAATTACAACAATTACTTTTTCACCCTTCTCTACATTATCTAATTGCGAAATTAAATCGAATTTGAGTTCTTCAACATTTGTGATTGGAACATGTAGAACTCTGGCGGTATCAATTTCAAACGTGTCAAAATAAGATTGGGGTGAACCAAATTCAGAATCATAAAAAAGCATTACCGCTTCGGGGTCTGCCTTCAGATATGCTGATGCAATCTTCAAAGCAAATGACGTTTTAAAATGTTTAGAAGGTCCAGCGAGAACTGTTAGTCCTGGTGCTAAACCACCGTCAAAAGAACCAGATAAAGCAACGTTCAACATTGGAACGTCAGTTTTAACCATTTCTTTGCTGGTAAAAAACTCAGAATCAGACAATACCTCAGTATGTTTGAGTTTGCTATTCTTTTTGAGTTTGCTCATTAGAGACATAGATTAATCCTCTTTAAGATTTTTGTAATTAACGCATTCATCAATTAGTGGAATTTTATCGCTCATCGCTGAGAAAATTTTCACGTCACGATTTAAGTACTCTCCCTTATGACTTTTTGCCATTTTAATGTTCAAGTTGTTTTGATCTTTAACTCGAATAAATGTTGGAATAGTAGTCGTTTTTTCTTTTACCAAATCTCGAGCAGAAAATATTCTTCTAACCGCATTGAAATTTAGGTTATCAATTTCAATTGCTGCTTCGTAGAGTTGATTAAAAAATGTCTGTTTAACAGCAAGAAAACCACTAATCGCTAGTTTAGCAAACGCTGCTTCATATGGATTACACATCTCAATTGAAGAAGAATCAATTATTAGATTACTATAATTTCTATACACATCAATCAAAGCACTAGCAGAAGGAGGATAACCACCAACAATAATTAATGATGGATTAATTATCGATTCTATATCTTCTGCGTCATAGATTTCTGGATTATAAGCAAATCTTTTTTCGAAAGATTCAGTATCAATAGAAGATTGAATTCTTCCAATGGTTTCAGGAGAAACAGCTGTTTTTAAACAAATGCCTCCACCAGTTTGCTTAATTGTTTTTTGAATAGCAGTTATAATTTCACTATCGTCAATTGTGTCGTTTGAAAGAAGTTCAGTTGAATAACAAACGAACGTCAAGTTTGGTCCCCATGAAACTGACGCATCAATGTCATCAAACAAAACAACTTCAGTTTTATTTCCAGAAAACAACGTTTTTATTCCAACTGCTAGGGAGTTATCTCCAAGGACAGAAACTTTTAATTTAGCATTTGATTGCTGTTGTAATTTTTTTTCTTGCTCTTCTTCAAGCATCTCTGCTTTCAGATCAATTACTTCACTCATAATTTTTTCCTCTAGTTTCTATACACATATTCTAGTGCACTATCCGCTTCAAGTTCAAAGGGACGATTCTCGTACCAGTTACCAGTATCGCGATCGAATTCTTTACAGAGTTCAGCGATCTGTTTTGCTGTTATGGGATACTCAGACTTAACTGCGTTTCCCGCAATGGCAACCATAATCTGATACATCTTATGATACCATCCTGTTCCACTCAAAGCAATATATTCTTGCCCTAGTTTTTTTGGGAAGAAAGGGCAGTCTCGATAAGAAGACCAATTGACTGATGTATTAGTCATTTGCTCTTTTCTATACTTAACAACCTCTTCTCTAATTGCTTCGGGTAATCTATCTAGGAAACCTTTACCGCTGCTTGGTGCAGTATATTCCCACTTGTTCATAATATCTGCGGGATCCATAAACTTGCCTTCATTATGAAAGTAAAAGTTAAATGCATCTGGATACTGCGCAGGAACATAATACATTCTTGATAGATCTTTTGTTTGCTTATCTCCAATCTCTTTGGTTTCTTTCGTTATACCAAACCAAAAATGCGGTATCTCTTTCGCTGGGACTGTTCTTGTTAAGGGAAAAACCAATCGAAACTTAGGTTGTATCGGCGTAGATGATGCTGTAGAATAACAAACAAATTCATATTCGCCACATATATCCTGAAGATCAGTTATGTCGTGCCAAACGTCGCCATAATCATCAACATCAATAGCAGCCCAAGCGCCCCAATAATCAACATTTTTATTAGAACGCGTAGTGCCGGAAAAATAACAAGCAGGACTAATAAGAGGAGAAGAATTGTTTCCACCTTTCTGACCTTCCTTTTTAGATAAGTTACACAAAAGCGATTCGAACCCTTCCCAGGATTCAAATGCCATTCCGCGATGCGTTTTATTATCAAACGTGTTTTTGAATATCGTTAGAGAATACATGAAACAATTATGCCATATTCTGTCACAAATGTAAAGCGATAAGTCATTGATTATCCAAAGAAATCTTCAAGGGACGCTTTAGGTTCGTCCTGCCACCCGATAGCGTCGAGGAGAGGACGTAACGGTTCAAGGAATGTTTTGTCAAACATTTTCTCATAGTCCACGTATTTATGCAGTTTCAACTCAGTTGGAAATTCGTTCGGAAATGCGATGATATTTTCTTTGATAAAATTTGGTGTCCTGAGGTAAACAAACTTGATCTTCTCACCGTTCTTAATTAATTCATACTTGTTTTGTAATTTATTCTCCTTAATGTAATGATTATAAAGAAGCGACCCGCGCACATGAATTGGAGTGCCCTTACCATAGATCGTATTCTTATCACGAAACTTAGATATCTCTTTAGCAGTTCTTGGAAAGGCAACCTCCTCAGGACGAGTCGAACAAAACTCTTTCTTGAACTCTCGGATAAACTTCTGGGTCTCAGACTCAGACCCATTCAACAACACCTTAAAGATTTCCTGAAACTTATCACGGCAGATCTGGGGCGTGCTGGATTTAATCGCCTCAATACCCATGACCTTCATCTTAGGTTCAGTATATTGTACACCCTCGTTATTGTGTACCTGTAGTATATATCGCTTCTTAGCAGTCCAGATGCCTCGGTCGGCAATCGCTTCCCGCTTCATGATCATACGGTTTTCGTATGCCTTTGTTTCCTTTGCTTGTTTCTCATATGCCTTGGCAATCTTCTTCTCAAAATGTTCACAGACTTTATCAAGAAACTTAACTGGGTTCGCTGGTTTATGTTCAGTTACAAGAGGTGCCATGTTAATGTAAACTGAGTCAGTGTCAATCGCCAGGACATAATCTTCTTTAGTGCCAAGTATTTCTTGCATCTCATCATTAACTGCCTTCTCGGCGCAGAGGATCGCTCGTTGACCAGAGGTCGTAACTGCCTCAGCAATACGTAAATCGAAGTAACGAAAATACTTATTCGCGAGCGCACCATAGAGAGAGTTCATCAAGATCTTAACTGCCATCTGCTGGTTATCGTAGATCGTGATTTCATTCTCTAGTTTTTTAGTCGGTGCCTCTTGATATTTTCTCTTCGCCTCGAGCATTTTATCTTTCGCTTCAACGCGGTCAGCATAGAACTTCTTAATTACTCGGGGAATGATACCTTCAACATCATTACGATATCGAGTCCCGTTTGCTGCCTCGCAAATACCGTCTTCACTAATAGTCTCGGGCGACATATTATATTGTACAATGATATTGGGATAGAGAGAATTTAAATCAAAGGAACAAACCCATTCATGCATTCCAATCTTTGGATCTTTAACGAACCCACCAACGATTGATGACTTGAACTTGTCAACCTTTGGGGGAACGATGATCTTGAGTGGAATCAGTTCGTTGTATATAACAGAGTCCCATATACCAGTCGTGCCGAATGCATCATTATAATTACATTTCGCTTTGTACGCCATAGTCATAGCGAGCGTGATCAATGCCATCTTTTCTTCGAGACGGTCGACAAGTTCAACGTCTTTGATATTGTAGTCAATAAACTTTTGAAAGTCATGACGGTAAAGAGAGTGTAGCGAACCGTACTCTTCATAGGATAGTTTCTTCTCGCCGAGGACAACGTGGGCAATATGATCAAGTTTAAATGATTCCTGTTGTCCGTAGGTTAGGACGCCAAACTTTTGAAACAGATCATAATAATCGAGACTAGAGATACCTTCGAGTTCGTAGGTGAATGCTTCCTGACCCATGCGCGTATGGAACTTACGTTCTTTGACCAAACCCCATGGGGAGAGTCTTTTGTATTCATTGTTTCCGAGGACATGCTCAATTCTATTAACGAGATAAGGTATATCAAACATCTTGGTGTTCCAACCAGTTACAACGTCAGGGTAATTGACTGCGCTGGACCACCAACCAAGGAAAGAACGAAGTAAGTTTGCTTCGTTTTCACAAAGGAAATAATTAATATTTTTTTCGCTCAGGGTTTCATCATAGTGATATAATCCCCAAACATAATAGACGTTGTCGATATTATTCTTGCAAGTAATTGAGATAACTTGGTGGTTTGCCTGTGCTGGTTCTGGGAACCCTTCGTCTGAAGCAACCTCAATGTCTATTGTGGTGACGTTGATTCGGTCGCGGTCAAACTTAACTTCGTTCGGGTATGCGTGCGCGAGATACTGATACACAAAATTACTCATTCCGTGTATCTCGAAGTTTTGAACGTTTTTGTATCTTTCGTAGAAATCCCTCGCCTCGTTTAAATCGTCAAACTGCATAGGAGCAACAGGTTTGCCGTACAGGGTTTTGTATTCACCAGTGGCGTTTGGGGACTCAACGAAAAGGGTCGGTTTAAATTTTATTTTCTCTGAATGACGTTGACCGTCTTTGTATCCTCGATAGAGGATGTTGTTGCCGACTTTTGATACATTAGTATAGAATTTCATACAAGTATTCTATCCTTCTTTGAATCAGATGTCAAGAAAAATCATCTGTGGTTGCGTTTGAATAGTATATTCATTATGTGATCTTCCCGTGTTAGTCAAGCCAAGTTTTGGTATGTAACACTGCGTAACAGGAGCGAGGATACTCTCTCCAACGCCTTTAGCAGCATCGTTCGTATTTTTCGCTTTACAAAGTTCTCCTGTTTGTCCATCTTTAACATAAACTACAGACTGTAGATTATTTAACTTTCTCATCAAAGACATTGGACCTTTGAAGGATCCACCAAAATCATCCTCTAAATTATCACAGAACTGTTGTGCATATTCTTGTTTCAATGTATGACATTCAACAGCAATACCGACGTTCCAAACATCAAAAGAATCTATCTCAGATAAAAGATTACGAAAGATTTCTTCACGATCTCCTCTAAGGTAAGCATCGTGTTCCATAATAATAAATTTTTCACCGTTCGCAATTTTTTTAAATAACGAGTAATATGTTTCAAGAATTGCGATTTCAGTCGGAGATCTTTTTTTGCTTGGATTAAATCGTATTTGTTTAGATGGATTTTTTGGAGTGTAACATTGGTAAGGTTCTATATCAATAATATCTTTAACAGAATTAAAAGAAGAGATTGCGTGGTTTCTATACTCATTTGAAATCGGATTATTTAAATCCGTTATCATTAAAGCGTGGTGCATAATATAATCCTTAAATGGTGTGGTGTTTTTGAGGAGGAACACCACAAAACCTCTAGTAGCGTTTCGAGAATCCTTTATCTCTAAGTACGCTACGGACTTTTTTAATCTTCTTTATACCACTGATAACATTCACGCTTTGTTTCAAAGACTTTTGCTGCGACTTCTCTTTCGCAAGTTCTTTTTAACTCAGCACGTTCACCAGAGGATGCAATAAAGAATACTGCCGCTAACACTAAACACATTTGCATAATATTCTCCTTAGATCATCGGCATGTAGGTAGCATTCACCATAAGTTCGGGGTACATGATTGGACCCGCAAACCCAAGGATACAACCACCAATAACAATTGCTGCTAACATGTAGTTTCTGATTTTAATAATCATGATAACACCACCAATGCAATCATTGCAGGGGCAACTAATAATGTGATGGCAATTGTGTATACTGCTTGAGCAGTCTCGTTATATAAAACTTTCATTTTTACGTCCTTATGAGTGAGATTGAATTTGGATCTTTCTCGGACGCTGTTCTTCGGGTAGTTCCACTCTCAATTTAATGACTAGTAGTCCGTTGACGAATTCAGCTCCATCAACGACAACGTGGTCAGCAAGTCTAAAAGTTTCCACGAACTTCTTCGTTGTAATACCCTTGTGAAGATACTGTCGAGTATCGTCTTCAGGATTACCGCGAATCACCAAGACGCCAGGTTTTGCTTCGATCTCTAGATCTTTCTTCCTGTAACCACCGAGTGCAAACTCCATGGCATATTCCGTATCACTATACTTAACAATATTGTGACGGGGAAATCCCTTTTCGTTAGCGCCAGCAGCAGTTAGTCTTTCGATCTCATCCCAGACATGGTCGAAACCAATGAAACGAGAATGTGGAAATGAAAACACTTTAGTACGTGTAGTAACCATATTTGCCTCCTTATCTTTAAGCAAGGTTGTTGTCTATCCTCCGGACCATTCCGCGAGGACGGTAATATATATAACTTATTTTTCTGCTAGAATCAAGTTTTTTACTTATTTCCGATATTATATTTCGGACAAAGTTCCCACTCGTGTTTTTCTTTATGAGAGATAATCTTAATCTGCCTGAGAGGTGCACACTCTGCTGCTTTAGAGCGGTCATTAATAGTAATCAACCCCCAGTCGCTCAGCAATGTTGCTATAGTGTTTCTTCTTAAAACATCATTCTCTTCTAGGTTAGATTTCTTACCATCTAACAGGAACAACTCTTTGAAGTGAACAATAAAGTAACGACCCTGCTTATGTAGAATATGACAGGATTGAAACAGTTTGTTTTCTTTTCTTGACGCGACGCCAATACGAGTTAAAGTTTCTCGGACCTTTAGAAAATCATCGGGTTCATTTAACGTCACCTCAAGCATATCTGCTGGTGACCAAATTTTATCTTCTTCCACCTTTCTGCACCTTGTTTCTAATTATTTCTTTTTGTTCAGGTGAAAGCAGGTCAAGAGACTGGCGTGCTTTTTCGTTGCTATATCCATAATACTCTTTAATCGCTTCCACATCATCTTCTCTCTCAGGTTTAATCCATTTAGAGAATCTTTTGCGCTTACGAATAATATTTAGTAAAAAATGATATTGCAACTTATTATCGATCTGATGATACCGATTCATCTCGTTTGCAACAATAACAGTGTCTTGAAAGTAAGATAACTGACGATTGATCAAAAATGAGTTGTATGCCTTCTCGGTAAGATCATCATCCATTATATCTTTTTTGCTGTAGTTAATAGAATTAACAAACTCAAACGGATTCATGATCGTCCCTCAACATATGATGCTTTGGATTCCAACCCAAGTTGAAAAGTTCTTTAGAGTTCGCACATGTATGCTCGCGCTCGCCAGTGACTTCTCGAACAGGTAAGTTGTTTCCTGGCCAAAGTTTATCTGCCATTTCTTTAACAGAAACAGGTTCTCCATTACCAACGTCAATCGCTCGGTGAAATTTGAGTTTCGGAATGTTATCAAGGCAAATATCTATTGCCTCACAAACGTCTTCAACATGCGTCCAATCGCGTGTATGATTGGTAATATACTCAACCTTTCTTTTAAGCATCTTATCATAAAGCATATCAGGTCGAGAATCAACCCCATAAACAGTATGAAATCTAAGACCAATTGAATTAGGAGGTGCTATCTCTTCAACTACCTTTTTAGTAGTAGCGTAAGGAGACAACCACCATTCGTAAATGCTCGAAGAAGACGCATAGATTATAGGAACATCTTTATACTGATTAAAAATATTCCTTGATCCGTCGACGTTCATTTCCCAAAACTGCTGAGGTATCTCGTGAGATCTCCTAACACCAGCGTATGCTCCAAGATGTACAACTGCCTCAATCGAAGGATCCCGAGTGTGCTTGCGTATATCATCATTGTCTTCTTTCATATCAAGACAAAGGAAATCATATTTTCCAATATACTGTTTGAAAAAATTACGTCCGATAAAACCACTCGATCCTGTTAATAGAACTTTCATTTAACCTCCACGTTTGCCATAATCTCAGTCAGACAAGCAACAAGGTTAAGTTCATGATCAGCAACGAACGCATTCTTATATTGATAGTCTGCCATAATCAATACCAATTGCGGTATTGAAGCAGGTTCTACGCGCTCGTACATCGAGTCAAATATATGACGAAGAACCACAGTCATATCTAGGTCAACGTTATTAGCGACCCAGGATCTCATCTTTTTAAACTCTTTGGTCTTAAGAATTTCAAATAGCGTATCGAAGTTCTTATCGATAGAGTTAGAAAGAATCTCAGTGGTAAGTTGTCCACCAATACTGTGGCGCTGACACTCGGATATGATTCGACGCCAATCAGGAGCGTGTTTCATAATCATCTGAGCGATTAGGTCTTTGTTAAATTCAACTTGTTCAGACTCAAGAATGTAAATCAATCGCACAAAGAAATCAGCACAGAGACTCTGCATTTCTTTCTTAGTAGTATTGAATTCATAAACACCACATCGAGAATGCAGCGGTTCAATTATTCTGTTCTTGAAGTTACAAGTTAGAATAAATCGACAGTTCTGAGAAAACTCTTCGATGAATGCACGAAGAGCAGGTTGAGTTGATTGAGGATTAAGATAATCCGCTTCGTCAAGGATAACAACCTTTAAGTCACCAGTGAGGGAGATCGAAGAGGCGAACCTCTTGATCTTACCCCTCAAGGTGTCAATGTTACCTTCTTCTGATCCATTGACCACGATATAATCGTAACCAAGTTCATCACAGATTGCTCGAGCAACAGTTGTTTTTCCAAGACCCGCCGAACCAGTAAAAAGCATGTTCGGTAGTTCTTCCTTGTCGACTATATTCCGGAATGTAGTCTTCAAGGATTCAGGAAGAATTGTATCTTCTATTTTGCGGGGTCGGTATTTCTCGACCCAAAGAAAGTCAGTAGACATGATTTACTCCATTTCATAATATAATAAAGGTTCAAGGTGGAGTAATCAAGTTATTTCTTTTCTTTCTTTTCCGCTTCTTCCTGTGCTGGCGTTTTCAATGGTGCATTTTGCGCGTTCTCAACTACTGAGATTAACGCAATACACTGGTCACGTAATTGACCAATCGTGGCGAGTTCTTCGCCTTTAAAACCACCTCGCGCTGCAATCGTGTCAATAACAGCAACAGTGCTGCGCGTGACTCGATTCGCGAGATCAATCATTTGTTGATTGTCCGACATAATTATTCTCCGTACGTACTGGATTTTTCGAGTGCTACCCAATATTCGATAGCGGTTTCTTTGTTAACAAAGTGCGAAATTAATTTAGAGGAAATTGAAACATCATAATTACCATCAATCATCTTAAGATTACTAATGTTAAATACGAAGTTAAAATTCTCGCTGTTTACCGTACCGTTGACGTCAATTGAAAAGACGTTGGAAGTCTTGTCGTTGTTGTCAATTACCGATAAACTAATCACACCATTTGAAGCAGAGACTGACATCTCTGTATGTCCGAGAACAGAAGATGCTTTTTTAACCCGACGTAATACTTCTTCATCAAGTTCAAACTTCACTTCTGCCTCTGGCATTATAATATCTTTAGAGGGTTTAGTCAGCATATCAAGATCAGAATAAAAATACTTGATTCGTGATCTACCGCTACCATCACCAATTAAGACATGTGTGCTCTCAAACTTTAGTCGAGCGTCGTCAACCAAAGAGATAACACTTAGGAATTCGTTGAGATCATAGATTCCAAATGTAGATGGAAACTCGTCATCAAGCACCGCTGTACTCAAAACGTTTTTCGCCTCTGAGATAGTCTTAACAACTTTGCCTTCATTAATAACAACGTTGGGGTTAATAGAAGAAAAGTTGCGCAGAATCTCTACAGTCTTTTCACTTAGTTGCATAATATATCCTTTTGTTTATTTCAGTGCATTATATTATATTTAAGAAGAATAATCAAGCGACCTTGCTGAAATTCTTCGCCTTAACAAACTCAATCTTACGATCGAACTTATTGTCAAGAAGTTCACCTTTGTGAGAGATAACAAACACATTCGTTGTGTTATCTAATGTATCTAATATCTTCATTAGATTCTCAACACCGTCTGCGTCTAGGGATGAGTCAAACGTTTCGTCGAGGATTAACAGATTAGTAGCAACGCTGTTCTTCATCTTAGCGATTTGACGCCAGGTAAAAAGCAGAGCAAGATCGATACGTTGTTTTTCACCCTCGCTGAAAGAATCATAAGAAAAAGCATCGCGGTGTCGCGAGCGAATAGTTTCTTTGAATGATTCGTCTAGATCAAAGTGTACATAAAAATCTAAAATTTGTAGATATTGATTTGTGAGTTTATTTATAACAGGTAAATACTGTTTAATAATCTTTGTCTTGATTCCAGTATCTTTTAGTAAGGTAGTAATTACTGAATTGTACTCTCTTTCTTCAGCGAGTTTGAGTCTTTCGGTTGTATGTATTTCCTTCGTATTTCTGAGACTCTCAAGTGTATCTCGTGCGGTTGACATGCTATCCATACCTGTCGAGAGTTCGGAAACGTCACTCTGTAAAGAATTAACTCTTTTCTTTGCCCAACTAATTTTCTCTTGTACCATTTTCGCATCATCGATTCGATTATTCTCTTCAAGATATTTGGTCTGGACTTCATCAATCGAAACTTGTAGCGTTTGGAGTTGGGTGGTGAGATCATTTGAAGCATTAATAATCTCTTGTTTTTTATCTTTGCTCTCAGTAACTTTGTTTTCCTTAGTAAGTTCTGTAATTTCCTGGTCACAAGTCGGGCAGGTATCGTTCTCCTCATAGAATAATATATCCTTGTCAAACTTCTTAATCTTTTGTTCGAATTGAAATTGATATTTCTCGAACTCCATTTTTTTCTTACCAAGTTTGTTCAGGTTAACATTCAGTTCATCTAGGATTTCTGTTTGTATACCCTCGAACTCACTCTCAAGGCGGGCCAACTCTGCTTGCTGCTCTTTGAGTTCAGTTTCTTTTTCCCTTTTCGCAGATTCAGAGATTTTTTCTAACTCACAGATATGTTTCTTCTGTGCGTCTATTTTAGTTTGTACGATTTCAAGGTCGTGCGAATTATTTAAAATATTATCCTTCAACTTTGCTGTTTGCTCTTTGAGGATAGTATTCATTTTTGAGAACACGTTAATATCTAGTATATCTTCAATTACCTCTCTCCGAATGTGAGACGGTAATTGCATAAAAGGTATAAACGATGAACTTCCCAATACTACAACTTGATGGAATGATTTATGATTTAATTTCAGAATGTTTTGTTCAAGTATTTTTTGATACTCTTTATTATGAGAATCCTGATTAATTAATTCATTATTTTTCCATATCTCAAATATCGTTGGTTTTAAACCACGAACAATCTTAAATTGTTGCCCAAATACAGTAAACTCAACCTCAACCAAACAGTTTTTATTATTAATACTATTAATTAACTGTGGTTTATTAACATTGCGATGTGCTTTTCCAAACAAAGCAAAAGACAACGCGTCAAGCATTGTCGACTTACCCGCGCCGTTTTGTCCTACAATTAGCGTAGAGTTTGACTTGCTAAGTTCTAGTTCTACAAAGTTATCGCCAGAGGAAAGAAAATTTTTGAACCGTAGTTTATTAAAAACTATCACGCAATCTCCATAGTTTGTGCTTCAATCATCAAACGCCTTACATCAGATTTAATTCTATCTTTGTCAAGATCAGTATCAACTGCATCAATGTAAGTATATAATAAAGTTTCAGTGTTTTCAACTGATATTTTATCGTCGAGCACATTTGATCCTGAAAAATCTTGAAAATTCTCAACGATTTGTAAACCAAATATTTTTCTAGCGTTTATTTTATCAACAAATTTCTCAAATTCTACTGGGTTTGATTTATTAACAACAATCAATTTAACAAACTTATCATCTAGGTGCGATAAATTAGTCAGCGCTGATTTGTTATCGTCATAATAAATTTTTTCAAATATTGTTATTGGGTTCTCAACTGCTTGAAGTTCACGAGTTTCAGTATCAAGAACATGAAAGTATTTTCTATCGTCGCAATCTGACCAAAAGAACTGCATCTGAGAACCAAGATAATGAACATTATCGTTCTGTGACTTAGTATGAAAATGACCTGAGAGAACTGCTTCGAAACGGGAAAATAACGAATGATCCATACCCGCTGGACACGACACGCCTTTTTGCATTTCGAACCCAAATAATTCTAAGTGTGCTCCAACAACATCAGCAGTGCAATTATTAATAAACTGAACTGTTTCTTCTTCATTGTCTGGATTAATCCAGGGGATTAACGCTATCTTTAGGCTGTCATATTGTTCTACGGTTGGTTTCTCAATAATACGAACCTCGTTCATATAATGACCAAGAAGTTCTTTCAACGCATTTAGTTTATTGGTGTTTTTGTAGTAGACATCGTGATTCCCAGGAATAATATCCATGTGAATATGCATATCCCTAAGAACGTCAAGGAATATCCTACGATTGTGATTAAGTGCTTTAAAATTGATCGAAGTCCTGTTTTCATAATAATCTCCCAGATGAATAATTTTCTTAATATCGTTTTCTTTTAAAAACGGAAAGAACACATCTCTATAAAACTTTTCCTGATAATCCATAAAGATTTCAGAAGAGTTTCGTATACCACAATGAGTATCGTTTAGTATTGCTATTTTCACCAGTTATGCACCACGTTTGCCATAATAAAAAAACAAGTCATGAAGTTTACTCCAACAATTACTGTTCGAAGTAAAGCAACATAATCATCGTAAGGTTCGGTCTTATCGTCTGAGAATCCACCAAGAGCATATTTCCAGATCGTCCAGAGTTTCATTAATTCACCAAGAATTCGGTTAAGTCAGAGTCCGCGTGTCTCGTTCTTCTTCTAGTTTTTTCTTCTTTGACATATTGAGTAAATTGGTTATCGTGTTCTTTGACAACATCGATTCTTTGTCTTAATTCATCAACAAATGCTTGGGTTTGTCTTGATGCTTCATCATTATCTATCTCCTCAGAAACAAGAAGCTCTAAACCCGACTCAGCGAGATACTTTAATTTGATATCTTGCTGTTTCTTTTCTTTTTGAATTCTTCGTAAAAATGCATACCAAGCAATCTGGGTAAAATATGCGAAAGCATTTGGTTTACCTGTCCTGGTTGCAGTTTCCAGATTATAATTCTCAATTGCTTTGAGGCAGTTCTCTACTGCATCCATAACCATTTCTTCGCGATAGGTATAACGAACAAAGTTTGCTTTGTGTGACAACCCTTCAGCAATTTTAAGGAAACATCTTGCCACATAGTCAGGAATGATTGGCTTAGGTTCATTATTCTCTTTCGCTTGGTTAGCAGAACTTACGTACTTTACGACTGCTGCAGAAAATTCTGCGTTGTTAACGTAATGGGGTTTTTCACTTGGTTTCATAATTGCCTCAAATAGAAAATTATACTATAAATTTAATTTGTAAAAAAGGTTGCTTTTATTAAAAAAATTCAGTAGAATAAGAGCTTAGCGGTTGCCGGAGGATCATACTAATTTCTTGGGAACTGAATTATATTATTTTTAGCAGAATCTAACGCTTGTGCGTTTGCTATCGAACCTGCGATCTCACTTAATTTCTGCATTCTCTCTGCCAAATAATATTGGTTTCTTTCTTCATCGGTGTCGTGCATATCATGTACAGCATCAAAATACTGATCTTTTAAATGAGTGTTAGGATCAGCAACTGCAGTTATGTGTTCGCTCTGAATAGAAATAATATTATAAGGACTTTCTTGATAATGTAACCAAGGGCGAAAAACATAAAACTTTTGATTACCCCTACCTACTGCTTCAATACGCATAGCATCTTTAACGAGAAGTTCATCATCCCATTCCATAACATTGCAAAGTATTTCTTCACCGTTCGTAAATTTTATTTGTCTTATTGTCATGAAATATTTACTCTGGTAACTTTAAAATTAAACTTCTCATTCTTATATATTTTTATTCTTTCGGCGCTGTGCTGCAAGGTAAAATTTGGTTTCCCTTTTGATCGTAAGTCATCGGCAATATCGTAGAGTTTTGTTTCGCGACCATCTTCCGACACTCGCAACCCACGTCCGATTGACTGTAATACTCTGATTTGAGATTTTGAAGGAGATGCAAAAATGATATTATGCAAATTCCTAATATTAATCCCAGTAGAAAAGGTGCCCAAGGATGCGATAACCACTGCGTCGGTTTGAGTTTCGACAATTTTTCTAACATATTCTCTATCGCTTGATTTAGTTTCGCCAGATACATAAAATAATTTTCTTTTGGTTTCTAGTTTGTCTTCGATTAAATCTCTTAATACCTTACCGTGTTTATCTACCAAATTAAATAAGACAAGAGTGTTGCCATCCAAACTACAGCATAGATTGCGAATAAATAAATTGCGACCTCTATGACCCACCAAGAAATCAATTTCTTCTTGATACGTTTTATTTTCGAATCCATCGCATACTTCCTTAGGATAAGTAAGTTGTATGATATCAATATTTAGGTCTGCAAGTTTCTTTTCTTTCTGCAGTTTAGCAGTTGTTGTTACTTTATAAACAGGACCAAATAAACCTTCTAAAACCATTTTGTGTGTTTGAGTTCCGTCGAGCGTACCTGTTGTACCAAAACGATACTCAGCATTAATCGCTTTATTCATAATAGAAGATAAAGACTTCGCTTTAAATCCATGACACTCGTCGCCGAATATGACGCCAATGTTTTCAAACCACTTACCGCTGAGTTTATAAACAGATTGCCAGGTTGTAATGATAATTCTTTTGTCGGTGTCTTTATCTTTACCAGAATAAATCTGGTGGCAATGAGTCTCTGAATCAAACCCGTACTCGTCAAAGTCAGAATACATCTGTTGTACGAGTCCTGTAGTCGGCACCACGATTAAAACTTTCTGATCTTCGTTATGTTCAAGGAACCAACGCATTAACAAATAGATTATAAACGATTTACCTGAACCCGTCGGAGAAACTAGAACTGCACGTTTCTTTTCTATTGCGTGGGTTATTGCGTCATACTGATAATCGCGCGGTAGGAAAGGTAAGTTCTCGAACTGAGAAATGCTTTTGAGTAGTTCAATATGATTTACTTTATTTTGATCGTTTGGTAAACCATATTTTGTTTCTTTAACAGAAACGCCATATCCTCTTTCCATAGCAAACTTTTTAATCTGCCAGAAAAGACCTGCACTAATCTCGCCGTTGGTTCGATTAAATAAACGTATCTTACCGTCCCAAACTTTACGGCGATACGCTGGCATAAACTTATAACCAGGAACAAAGAAACAAAAATAATCTGAAAGTTCTTGAGCAATACCGCTAGAACAATTCACGCGAATCATGCTATAATCTTTCAGTGTTGTTTCTATGGTTTCCATTAAACGCCTGATTCAAACTTACGCCAATCAATCATGTTCTTAATTGTTTGATGGCGCCATGTTATATGAGAAAGTATTTCTTTCAATGTATCTATTACAGTAGTAAGGTAATCTATTTTCGCTTGCGATTCAACGAGCTCTGGATCAGCATTAACATAATGTTCCATCTCGCCTTTAAGTATTTTAAGACCATCAAATGGGTCTGGGTCCCACCCGAGTTCTTCAACTTCTTGCTGACTCAGTTTACCATTATACCATAACCATTTCTTTTTCATTAATGATTTCTGTTTATACTCTGCCTGTTTTAATTGTAACTTAGCATTAGAAAGCAGTTCTAGATATTTAGAATGAAGAAAAGGAGTCAATCTAGAAGATTCGTCAAGGTAGTTAGATTCTAGTTGTGAATCTTCTTTCCACTCTTCGAGGATTTTATTCAGGTTCATAATGTAATTTCAGTCAAAAGAGTTAGTATACTATACTATTTCGAAATAAGCAAATCTAAATGATGATGTGAAAACAAGTGGTGTGATGTCAGTTTGAGTCGCTGTCATTTCAATATCGCTAATAGAGGTAGGAAAGGCATTATAATATCGTATTCTCTTATTAGGGTTGTTCGAAGAAGTAAGCATTGATACTGTGATGTCACACTCTGTTGGAATTTCTGTAATAGTTTCTTCATCGAAACCTCCAAGACTAATACCTTTAAATGATGTAGTGTTGTTTTTTTGAATAATACGAACCAACCAATTATACATTTCAGTATACGAGTTCATATCTTCGTCAATTAAGAAAGTAACGTTAAGATCTCCAAACGAGATATTATCACCAGGAAAAGCAAGACGAGTTCTTCTAACGGGTAATTCTACGCCAGAAACATTAACAGTTGGATGATAAACTGCCTGCGCAAAATATTCAAGGTTTGGATAGTTTTCACGATTAATCGTGATACCAAACCCAGTAGGTTGCAGGTAATTAATGTTTGTTGTTAATGCCATTGTTTATACCTGTTGGGTTGCTGCATCAGAACCGATCGGACTTGTACCTATATTCGAAGAATTGGACTCAGATGAAAAAGTGAATTTTTCAGTATTTGTCAACGTAGTAAAGGTTGGTGATGTAATGATACCACCTGCTTTATATCCAGCAGTCGTTGAAGAACAACCACCTGATCCATAACTGGCAGCTGTTAAATCTGCTACATCAGTACCATTACCGTCAGAACTAAAAGACCATTTTTGAATTGTATTAGTGTAAGTAGGACTAATGTTTCCTCCCATAATGTAACCATTTTCTGTTGACGCTACTGCAGCACCAGAGTGATGTGCTAAAAATAAATCACCAACATCACTAACAGTATCTTCAGCAGCGAAAGGAAATTTTTCAATATTGTTAAGATAAGCACTTACAGCAGGGTTTTGTCCACCTGCTATATAAGCATATGTTGGACTAGGGACTCCACTAGAATAACGCATCTGAGGACTGACGTTTGTTAGTCCTGAGATTATAGCAGCATTTGATGTTTCGTTCGCAAAAGTATATTTATCAGTAGCGTTAGCAACAGTAGGTGAAGCAACAGGATTACCTGCTGTAGCGTACCCGTAACTTTCATTGTGGTTGGCAGCGCCGCCACCGCGAAAAGTGGACAGATCTGCACCAGTGTCAGAAGAACTCGCTGCAGAAGACATTGGGAATTTTTCAATCTGCGTTAAGTCGAAGGCAGTAACTGGACTGCTTGAACCACCAGCAATATATCCATTTGTAGAATTAGACCATCCGTGCGCATTATTCATCGCAACAGTTGTGCTCCCTTGAGAACTAGATCCTGTATCGGACGTAAATGGAATTTTTATGATTGATGAACTGCTTGTCCCGCCGCCTCCTGGATATAATAAAGAACCAGAAAAAAATCCACTCGTTTCGCCACCATAAACAAATGATGGTGCTGACGGAGTTACTGTATACGTTTTCCAAACAGTCGTACCAGAACTGTCCTGTTTAAAATACAACTTGCCTTCATTCTGTACGAATGCTATCATCTCAGTATCAGCAGCACTGTCAGTTAAATCAGGCAAAACAGAAGCAGACGCTACCTGCTGAACCATAGTACCATCTCCTCTTTTTGCTGCTTTGAGAAGATAGATTAAATCTTGAAGATTAGAGGTAGAAGAATCAGCAGCATAAATTTTCTTTTGTACTGCTTCCATTACTTCTTTAAGATTAACTGTTGCCATGGAATTCTCACGAGTAATATTACAACTCTATTTATAATAAATTTGACGCAAAAAAAGGGGGACCGAAGTCCCCCAATTAATCCGAATGGATGTCACCAATCGGCAACTATTGTTCTTCTTATTAGGTCAAAATATTATCGACGCGGAAGATACGATAGTATTGGTTAGTACGTACTGTAGCAAGACCGTTAGCAGGAGTTGAACCAACGTATGGGTTGGAAGCCATGCCATAACGAGTCTTGAACCCGATACGTGGCTGGAAGTCATTCTCACCAACCGCACGTACCATTTGGAGGGGCACGTAAGGACAGTAGAACACACCAGCGTCATATGGGTTAGTACCCTTATAACCAACTGTGATGTAGTCAGCGCCAGCATATGGATCGATGTAAACGCGAACTCGACCATTCAAAGTACCAGCGAAAGTGTTACCTGTGTCGTCAACTTGCAAAGAAGTAGACATAGCAGGAGTATAATCAAGCATACCTGAAGCAGAAAGAGCAGTCGCGACATCTGAAGAACAGATTACAACGTTACCCTTACCACGACGAGTGTCTTTAGCGATTTGGTTACACTCACGATCCAACTGAACTACAAGACCCTTGAATTTTTCTGCAGACCAACGACCATCAGCGTCTGTAGAAAGATCAAAAATACCTTTAGTTTGAAGGTTAGACGTAGTAGCACCAATCAATGCTTGAGAGTTAATCGTACGAATTACTTCGCGGTTAATCTCAGCAAGGATTTCTGTTGACAGAATATTAGCAAGTTCTGTCTCAGCGTCAAGACCATGAATTGCTTTCAAGTCTTGAGCGAGTTCAAGCGTGTATTCTGCTTTCAGAGCACGTGATTGTGCAGTTACTGTTGCTTTTTCAATGGTGAAACCCATTTCTGCAAAAGCAGATCCAGTGTTACCCAAAGATTCAGCGTCAGCAGTAGACATACCAGCACCAGCAGGAGGAGTTCCAATTCCATTAGGAATATAAGAACCGCCTGAATCAGCGATAGAACTGTCGTTATCTGTATCAGTAACACCGTCCAAACCTGATGAATAACCAGATGAAGTTATTGATGAATCACCAGAATATGCGGCGCGTGGTTCATTAAACAACGCTTCGTCGCCAGTAGTAGCGCCACCACGAGTAGTCTTATAGGTTGACTTCATAGCGAAGATCAAACCAGTAGGACCAGACATAGGTTGAACACCACAAACGTCATATGCCATCAAGTTAGGCATTGCACGACGCACGAGGGCGATAAGTACTGGGTTCCAGTTAGCAACGTTAGTCGTTACGTTTGCTGGAGTTTCGTTAAGCATTCCATTTTGAGCAGCCTCTTCACGGAAAGCGATTTCTTGGTTTTCGAGAACAGCGGCAGTTACTGCACGACGATGAGCGTCCTGGATCTTACCAGCAGACTCTTCGTTGAGTACAGGTGCCCATTTCTCAACTAATTGATCATAAGAAACTTGTTGCATTGTTTACTCCTTATGCATTTTCTTGATTGATTTAAGATAGAGATCCATTGCGCTTGATGTTTCAGTTACGTCAGCGCTCCAATCTTCAGCGATTTCTTCGGACTCAGTTGCAACTGCTTTCTTGAAATAAGATTCTTTAACAGTCTTAACTTTATGAGCGAAAGACTCTTGGTCTTCAAAGTCAAGTGAAGATACGAGTGACCTCAGTTTTTCTACTTCGGTATCAGCGAGGTCACGTGCATTCTCACGAATCACAGATTCTCTTTGATACTCTTCCATTTTTTCTTGCATTGCAATAGCAGCAGAAGTTTGTGCGTTGAGTTTTTCTTCCAACTCATCAACTTGTGCAGCGAGTTCGTCAACTAGGTCAACTTTGGACTCAGGTACTTCGATGTGAGACTCAACAAACAACTCCTTGAGTTTGCCCATAAAGTTCTCAGCGATTTCAGTACGTAAACCTTGCTCAACAGCAACACGGTTTTCTTCCATCCAAGTTTCAACAACATAGTTGAGGTAGGAATCAACCTTCTCGACCATATCAGAACGTGATGACTCAAGTTCTTCTTCCAGTCGTGATTGATAATCATCTTCCAATCGATCAACTTCTTCAGCGATCTTGGAACGAATTGCAGTTTCGAAAATTACAGCAGTCTTTGACTTGAATTCATCAGAAAGAGTTGATTCTGATTCAACGAGATCTGTAAGTTCGGCAGAAAAATCATAAGACATTTCTGGAAGTTCGACAGTTTCGTCTTCTTCCATTTCGCCAAACTCTTCATGCATTTTAGAATACGCGAGAGCGAGGTCTTCTTTCTTCATACCTGCCATCTTTGTATACATTGCATTGATCATGCCTGCTTTAGTTTTCGGCATCGGATCCTGTTTAGTGTTATCACCCTTACGAGCTTTTGCTTTTTTGCCAGGTTCAGATGCTTTATCCACGGACGCTACGCTTTGCGCTTCTGCGTTTTTCATGTCGTGACCTTCCTCGACTTGGTTGTCCTCATCGTGAAGTTCAACATTGTCTAAGTATTCTTCAGACATATTTTACTCCTTAAAGTTCGATTTAAGCAACGAGAGGAAATTTTTAAACTCACGAACTTGCGTCTCGTAGAGATGCTTGCGCGGAGCTGTTTTAATTTCAGTCTCCATTTCTTCAATTACTTGAGGTTCGATAATGCCATTGTTCCAAACCCATTCAACACCTTCCATAATTCCATTAACGAAAGCTGCTGGTGCTGATGGATCTTGTACAATGTCTACTGTATTAAGAATGAAGTCATCCTTAACGTACATAGTACCACCACGATTCTCAAGACTACCCATACCACGAGTTGAAACACCTAATCTGACGCCCCCATCTAACAATCCTTTAACAATCTTGCCATTAGGAGTATCCAGTATAGATGCTTTTCCAACCACATCATTGCCCTCGAAGCGAAGGTCAGTGATGAGGTGAGAAACTTTATCTAAATTAACAGTCGGACCCTCTGGATGATTTAATTCTCCAACTGCTCTCTTTTGTGAAACTTGTTCAACCACATATTTGTCGACTGCCTTTTCCATAATAGGGCGAGGATAAATGCGACCGTTACGATTCTTTTGTTCTGCTTGCGCAAAAACGCCTTCAATGGCGTAAGACTTTTCACCGTTTTCTTTTTTCTCGGTGATAACTTCTAAATCGTGTTCGATATACTCTGCGATCAGTTTCATTTGAGTTCCTTAGCGAATTGGATTCCCATCCTTTGCGCTTCTGATTTAGATCTATATGTATCTAACTTGTCACCGTCTACATAAACCACAAATCCCTTATCGGTTTTATGAACCATTACTTTGACTTTACCAACCTTTTTGTCAAAGACATGCTCTCCAGGAGGCATCTTGCTGGTCTTTTCTCGTATTTGTGTAAACGATTTCATGTTATTTATTTATAAAAAATTAATTTTCAGAAGGATCTTCTTCGTCGTCTTCTTCCCACTCTTCGTCATCATCATCTTCGTCTTCTTCGTCGATTTCTTCATCATCTTCGTCGAAGTCTTCTTCATATTCAATTTCTTCATCATCATCACCATCGTCTTCATAATCATTGAAGATTTGATCGGCGAGTTTCATTTTAGTTTGATCTAATACGTCAGTGATCTTATCGTTGACTAAAGAATTAAATCCTCTTTCTGCATTAGTGAAGTCGCCGTCTTCAATGTGTTTAAGAAAATCTAAAATACCCTGTTGGTTTGAAGGCATTTCAATTTCTTGTTCGTCGGCAACCAATGCTTCTTGTTCAGACATAATTTACTCCTCTTTCTCTGCTTTAGGTGGCTGAGGTTTCTTTTCCTGTGCTGCTGGAGCAGATTCAGGAGGTTGACCCTCTTCTTCGCCTGTATCAATATCACCAGAACTGATCTCTTGATCAATTTCTTTCTTCATGTCTTCGATATCTTCATCAGATAATCTCATAACATTTTTCATAATCCATTCTTTAGAGAAGAATTCTCCAACGAACGGTTGAATCTCATTCATTGTATTCAATTTCTCTCTAAGGATTTCCATTTCTTTCAATTCTGTGAAATGGTTATCTTTAACGAAATCTACTACAATGTCGTTTTTCCACTCATCCCAATCTTGATCAGTAATAACACCTTTAAGGATAAGTTGTTTCTTGAGGATATTGAGAAATACGTTAGCAAATTTCTTTCTCAATCTATCAATAAACTTTTGAAACTTTAGTTCGTCCCTAGTAATTTCTGTTGAACGACCCAAAGAAAACTGTGCTTCTTGTTCCAAACGGTTTATTGGAACATTCAATGAACGATATAATCTCTTTTGAAAATAAATTATATCATCAATCTGACCAAGGTTCTCGCCACCAGGCAATGTAGAGATTTCAGTACCTCTACCACCTTCACGACGAGGCAACCAAAAGTCTTCAAGCATTGACATATGTTTACGATCATCTTTCATTTCACCTGTGCTGGCGTCGTAAACTAATTTGTTACGATATTTCGCCATAATATCTTTCATATATTGTTCTGCTTTACCTGTAGGTAAATTACCAACATCAATATAAAAGATTCTTCTTTCAGGTGCTCTTGCTAATCGATAGATTACAAGAGAGTCTTCCATCATACGTAACTGGTTGATGGGTTTTAATGCTTTATGTAAATGTGAAACTACTTTTTTCTTTGTTTCGTCTAACATGCCCGAAGTCACATATGTGATCGAGTCAAGAGACATTTTAACACCAGAATTTTGCTGTCCTGGTTTATCTTCAAAAATATAGAATTCGTCTATTTTGTCAACGAGTTTTGCCCCAGTAATCGGATCTTTTTTATACTTAATGTTTTTCACTTTGCGAATCTTTGACGCGTCAATACTTCTAATCTCTTGAATACCTGCTTTGAGATTGCTTTCGTTTACTAGTAGATGATAATAGATTCGACCGTCAACATACCAAGATCTGAAAATATCATGCCCAAGTTCATTGAACTTTAACATTGAAACAATATTCTCAAACTCTTCCGTAATTTGATCTTTGATTTTATCTGGTGCTTCAACTTTGTCGAGCGATAACTCAACAGTTGATTCTAATTCTGACGCTGAAATTGATTCATTAACGATTTCTTCAATCGCCATATCAACTTCAGGATGCATCGCTACACCGCGATATCTCAAAATAAGATGATGATTATCCTTAGAGTTATCACCATCCATGTTAATGTATTGACCATAATGACCAGCGGTAGCAGAAACATATCCTGCTCCATCATCATCAACAGGTGGAACGACTGAAGGGAGAACTTTTTTCTCCTTCGCTCCTGCCCTTTTTATTTCAAATCCAAATAATTTTAAAACGCTGTCGTCTGCCATTTAATTTTCTCACAGTGTTAAACACAAGGGACTCCAAATTAATGAAGTCCCAAGTATTTATTTTGAGATTAACTCGTGGTATTTGATTCCCAGTATTGAATCTGGAACTCAACCGTAAACCTTTCGATGTCATCTACAGTAGCATAGTTGACATCAATCGGACTTACGTTTGTTGGGAAACAACCCCTGAAGTTATACTTCTTAACAGAGGTACCGTCTTTATCAAGTTGCTCGACCAAAAGGTCTGCTTGATAATCAACAGGATTGGTTAATCCCGTATTTGCTGAATGTTCGTTCATACCATTCATCCAACGTTCCATTGAATCACGAACAGCGAAATCAGTATCATTGATAACTGTCACTGTCCATGGTTCGAACGTACGATCTCCAGCAATTTTTAATTGCCTACCGCGAAACGGTACTGTGATCAACCCGATCGTTGATCCAGGCAATTGTGCTGCTTCGCAAAGGAAAGATGTTAATTCAACATCTCCACCTGCGTATACTGGAAAGTTTATGGTCGCTTTGAATAGATTGGGACGCGCACCTCCACCTTTCAGTTTGGATTTAAAGTCATCGACTCCTAAAATTGCCATTTATTTTCTCCTTAGTGCGCTTAGACTAAACCAACTACTTCTTCAAAGTTTACGCCAGTTCTAACCGCTACAAAGTTCAATGTAATGTAGTTAATAGAACGTGCGGGTTTGATGAAGACACTAGCAATAAACTCGTTACGATCAATGACCGCTGCCGTGTTGTTAGTTTCGTCACAAACTACTCTGAAATCTGTGATACCGCGACGACCCTTGATTTCTCTCAAGAATGGTTCAACGATATTAACAAATTCCGCTCTTGTAAATTCGTCGTTAAATTCAAACATAACGTTTCTAGCAGCAGCAGAGATTGCTCTCTCAACTGCCAAGAACAAGCGACGAACGTTAATCCTATCGAACGCTGATGGGCGAGACTCTTTAGTTTTGTCACCAAAGAGAGTAACACCCTGGCCAGGAAGATTAACGATTGGGTTAACACCTGCCTTGTAAAGCGTATCTCGTTGAGATTGACTAGCTGAATAGGCGAGAGAAGTAACACCGAAATATTGACCCCTACGATTACCCGCTGGCGAGAACCATGGAGCAGCAACTGCATCTGTACCTGCCATCAAACCAGCGGTTGATGAAGCAGCAGGAATAAACACATACTTGTCGTTATATTTATCATAAACTTTCAAGTAGTTGTTATCCATAATCAGATAAGATGATGCCGTAAATAGGTTCGCACAAGTTGTCGTATTAGTAACAATCGTGGCAGCAGAAGTTACCCCAACAACGCCAGCGCGGTTTGGAGAAGTAACAACAACGCAATCTTTTCTTAAACTAGCAGCAGTTGCAACTAGATCATTTACTACAGTTGCTTGATCTGATGAAGAAGACATTCCAGGAGCGATTAAGAAATCAACCTGAATGTCTTCGTTGCTTTCGAATTTATCGAAACCAGACAAATATTCAGATGTTCCAAACACGCCAGAATTTACGCCGGCAGTTAAACTGAAATCTTTTGATACTGGATCTGCTAAAACGAAATTAGTGCTTGCTGCTGTTGATGCTTCGCTAAATTGCTGATCAGAAACATCGTTCGCTTTGTTCATGCTGACTGCCCAAATATAACTAGAACGCGCATTAATTACGTCTTTCCAGTTGTTTTTAGTGCCATCAGATGTTTTAGCGTCAGTTGCGAGAGAGACATAAGGATATCTTTCAAGAACTGTACCAGCAGTTCCAGTGAGATCACCGTCTTCATCAACAACTACAACATGAACTTCGTCGTTTGATCCACCAGCTGCTGATGCATATGAACTCGTTCCTGGAGCGCCATCGAATTCAGTTCGATACGTCCATGATGAGAATGCAGCATCACCGTCTTCTACTGGGCAAACAGAAACTTTAATACTGTTTCCTGCTGTGCCGTGATAGCGAGCAACAAAAGTATGACCATCAGAATCCAAACTGGATGCTTGATTATCAAAATCTGTTGCGTCTTTGACAAATGGATCTGTTACAGAAATTCCTGTTGCAAAATATGCGTTTTTAGCAACACCAGTTGCTTCGCGAACAACATAAAGGCTGTTCGAATATTTTAAGAACGCTGCTGCTGACAAAAAGTCAACATTGTTACTTGTCGTTGGTGAACCGAACGTAGACACCAAAGTCCCTTCATTGTCAACTAGAACTGGTGTTTCCGCTGGTCCCCAACTAAAATCTCCAACAAAGGCACCAGTAGAAGTCGTGACATTCGGGACAACACCCGTTAAGTCTATTTCCTTTATAGTGATACCAGGAGACGCGGATTGGGTAAAAAGTGCCATAATTCGTGTCCTTCTTTTCTATTAGCTAATGATAAGAATAACATTACAAGGTAATTGCTCAATGCATTTATTTATTAAAAAGGGACTTTTGACTACCATTCTTCGGGATGAGGAATCAACCACTCTTGATTTTTCCATCGTTCTTGATCTTCTAAAACCTCAATTGCATCTAATCCATCGTCAATAAAACCAAATGGAACAATGTCTTCTTCTATCTGTCGCATTTTTTGTTGGAACATCATTTCTTTTAAATTGATGTTTGTCATGTCGCTGAAAAACTGCGTTGTTGCAAAATAACCAAACATGACCAGATTCATCATTAAGTCATCATGGTTTCCTTCACTTGCTTCATATGACTGCCCTTTAGCGACAAAAGTTGATATTTCTAAAATTGTGTTTTCATCATAAATTTCTAATTTCTGTTCCTCTAAAATATCTTTAATACCAGAGCAACCAAGACGCTTGGTTTTCCTATTAATCTCAATCCCGATAGAGTTTGCTTTAATTGCTGATGACACATGTACATTTTCATATTCAAGATCATAATACAAACCATTACAAACAACGCCACCTTGATCATTTGATTCTACAACCACATATGCTTCATTGTAGACTTTCGCATACTTATAGATAATATTAGGGAAGAGTATTGGAGAGATAGAATTGTTCCGATACACAGCCACCTGTTCAAAAGGGCGTGTCGTAATATCGATAATATTGAACGTAGAGTAATCCTGACCTCTTCCTTTCGAAACATCAACGGTCATGATGTATTCGTGCTTGCTAGCAGGTTCTTTATAAGAAAGAAAAAGACCGCCCTCTAAAACTTGTAGTGGCGCTCTTGCTCGCAATGACAAGAGCGTCTCTGCATTTATCAGGGTATCTCCAGTTCCGAAAAAGGTATTTCCAAATTCCTGATCAAACTGGAGAGGACTCGTATTAGCGATAGTTTCTTGTTTCCAGTTTTCGTCTCTTCCTGGAACATCCCACCAGTCGACTCTAAATGGTTTGAATTCATTTACACCTTGATTGGCACCTTCCCAGATTTTATGGAAGACGTTTCCGATGCCGTTTGCTGTTGAGGTAATGATGACTTTTGTTTCTTTACCTGCTGAGACGACAGGATAGGTTGAAGTGTAGAATTCAGCTGCTCGCTCAACAAAAGCAAACTCATCGAGATAGAGCAAATTAACAGACATACCGCGAATAGAAGACCCGCTAGTGGCAGCAGCAATAATCCTACTGTTATTAGAAAAATCAATACTCCCTTTATTGAGAGTTTTACAACCTGGTTGCAAAAAGAAAGGAAGGTTCTCCAGCATAAGAGTAACACGAGCCAACATTTCTCTAGCAGTTGCCCCTTTGTTTGCAAGGACAGCAATTGTTTTTTCTGAATTGAATATAGCGTACCAAAGGAGATAGGCGACGGAGGAGATAGACTTACCGCTTTGTCGACAAGCAAGAACAACATTAAAACGATTGCTGTTAAAATGTTCGAACATATCTCTTTGATAGGGGTAAAGATTAAAAGGAACAAGTCCCCTATCCAACGAAATAATTTTGACATACTTTTCCGCAAAATATGCGGGACTATCCATACACTTTTTATATTCAAGAACTTGCTCCCTAGTCCATTCTTGAACAACACCATCGCGTTTTACATTGATATTGCCAAGATATGTTTCATTATTCATTCGATTCTGGAGTAACATCAATCACCTTTTTTTCATCCTGTAAAAATCTTTGTAGATCAGTTGTGCTTCCTAAAAACACGTTATTATTTGTAATCTGTTTTGTCTCTTTAACTTCTTCTTTGTTAATGTCTTTATTTTTCTTATTGAGGTCCATTAACTTATCATTAATGTCTGCCATATTCTTCATCATGTTTGATAGGACTTCGAATGCACGTGGATGCTCGCTTTCTCTGGCAACTTCAATCATTAACTCAAGTGACTCTCTTCCCTTCTCTAGTAGATCGTAATAAGTCTCTCGGGAGTATTCGTAGTCATTTCTGATATTATTATTTTTTTCATTCATACATTACCTATGATATAGTAGTTAATAAAGAAAAATCACTATCTGGTCCAACCCCAGAAGGAGTAGCAGTAGTTGTTAACGTGCTAAGTAATTCATCACTATCTGATAAACCAGTATCCATTTGAAACAAACTCGTTTGAACTTCTGTGACAATATCTTTAGAAACGACAGGTCCATAAAAGTTTATTTTCATTTCAAAATCTAAAGTATAAAGAATTGTTCTTCTTTGTTCAATAGATCCTTCATAATCGTCAGTAAATGTTACGCCTTGCAAGATAATTGGTACATCATCTATAATTGCTGGAATATCAGCAATTGGTTTAACTCTAACTGTATATTGTGGATTAAAGTAAGGCAAGATTTGCTCTGTTATTTGTAGCGCGTCGTCTTGAGTTTTACCATAAATATTTAATTGAAATAAAATGTTGTAAGGAACAGCGGTGAACATTTTAGTTCTAGCAGTCTGACTGTTTGATCCAACCAATGCCTGAACTGTAGAATTGTTGGTCGGTAATTTTCTAACAGGATCATAATTTAAACCTAGAATCTCAAACGACATTCTCGGTAATCTGATTGCTAACTGACGCTCTGCTTCTTCGCCGTTTGCCATCTCTGCGATACGTGTTAAGAAATTATTCCTTGGACCATAACTCAAAGGAACTTTCATTTGACCTTGACCAACGCCACTATTTGTTTTTCTAAAAATATAAATGTCGTTGAAAAGAGATCCAAAGACCGCTACTGATTTGCGAATATGTTCGTGATAGAAATGACCAGTTAACATTAGATTGGATCTCCGAACGGATTATTTTCGCTGAAATCAATAAACTCGAGCGCAGAAACATCGAAATCAGTAACGTTACCAGAAGAACCACCGCCAGCATCAGGATCCATTGTTTGTACTTCTCTAACTGACAGTATAGAACCAGAAGAACCTGAAGTTTCGCCTCGAACTGGATTGGTAGTATTCCATTCATGAAATTTACCATCAGAAGCACCAACTCGAATTAGTTTTAATTCTCTATCCGAATCGTTCCAACCCTGAACTTCACCAACCATATTAAACGTAGCATTTTGTTGTATAGCATTTTCTCCTACCACATAATTTAAATCTGTGTAAGAGAAATCAATTGTAACCGCTGGCGCTACTGTATAACCCCCACCAGAATCGATTATATTGAACCCACTAACTACGCTGTTTGCTGAATCGAGTATCGAAGTAACTCTTGCTCTAAAATCATTTTTTGTACCAGTCGCCGAATCTATTGTTATAGAAGAGGAAACAATTGGCGCTGATGTTATTGGTTTATCTACTGCAGTAACTGTGCCGTCAATATTAATAGTAGTACCAACAATAATTGTTCCGCTGTTTCCATCAGAGTCAACGTAAGTAAATGATGCATTTGGAGCAGAGGTATAATAAGCACCACCATCAGTAACATTAATAGAACTGACAAATCCGCTATCATTTAAAGTGATAGTTGCAGTAGCGTTACCAGAATCTAAATCTGGAAGCGCAATTGTAACGCTTGGAGCTACTTGATAGTTTGCTCCAGCGAAAGTTAATGATAATGAGCTAATACCTGCCATTAGTCAATACTCGCTGTTGCAGTTGCTCTGGCTTGTTCTGCCGTACGTATAGTAAGAACATATTGATATGCTGCGTAAGTTTCAATATTATCAATTTCAGCAATTTGAGTATCGAAGTTTTCATCAGCGTATTCAAATAATTCGCAAGAAAGTCTAAACGTTGGAAGATTTTTTAATTGATAAAATGGTGTTTCATCTTCAACTTTCATAATCTGGAAAGTAGAATTAGAAAGAGGTAAATGAATTACATCACCTTCTCTTGGTCTATAGAATTTATTTGGATCACCACCATTTTCTATACTACCAACTTCCCAGTTAAATCTTTTTCTTGAAACAACAAAATTAGCAGTATCTCTAATTTGAATACCGAACTTAGTAAACAAATCGCCTTCGCCCTCAAACCCATCTGTATTTTCTAAATACATTTCTATTTTATATGCATTTAAAAAACGAGATAATGTCGCTTCATTGAAAATAGTATCTCTGCGCACGATTTCTCTCGGGACATAATAAACATCTTGCCCGTACATCTTCAAAGATTCTATTACTAGATCCTCATAAAGTCTTTGCTCGGATTTAGATCCGCGAGAGAAATATTGATTTGTCGCCATTTTAACCTACAAAAAAGTCAGGAGGTAATTCTTGTTCAAGACGCAGTTTCTCTTCGAGTTTTTCTAACTCAGTTGTTGCGTCATCATACATTTGTCTTCCGCTAACTGTTACTCCTCCAGGTAATTGCATACCTTCAAATTTAGACATGTTAATACCCCACTGCTGTTTAATTAGCGCAGTAGTATAGTTCTTAATGAACATGTCGTTATAAACGCTGGTGTGAGATTGTGGGTTTACTATTTGATAAACCTCAGCAATTAAATAGTCACCTGCTTTGACATCTTTATCTTCGAAATCTCCAAAGAGATAAAGACGGTTTTGTCTTCTAGAAAATCTAACTAATGGATTGCCGTGCAATGTTTGATCGACCATGCTGAGGTATTGCTCCATCTGATAAAGATAAGCAATATCACCAGCAAAGTTAATAAAGTCGCCCATGTTGTTCAACATCATCTGATAACGAATATCAAATAAGTTGCCTGATGATCCAAAGGTTGACGTTACGGGGAATAGTTTAGATACGTAAATAATATCTGATGAAATAGGAATGTACTTATTCGAAACATCATCAGCAGTAACGAGATGCTTCAAATAAGTACGAATTGTTGCGTCGCTATGATACTCCTGATACATTTGCAGAGCATCATCTACTTTATCTTCTATTTGATCCTGATCGACGTTTATTTCAATAACAGGGTCGCCAAGTTTCCTCAAGCAATAATCAATAAGCGTATCTCTACTTGTAATTGCTGGCATTTTAGCATAATCCTAATTGACTCCTGTTTATTTATAAGGATTCGCTATTTAAATCGATCAGGTCCATGAATCCAAGCGACGATTACCCAGCGCTCACCTTTAGTAACAGGTTCAACTTTATGCAAACTGAAACTTGGGAAGAAAGAAATAGATCCGAGTTCTTTGGGCGCAGTCATTATAACACCGTTGCTATTGATTATAAGATCGCCTCCCTCATAGTCATCATTGAGCGGAATAGAAAGAGATAGTTTTCTCGTTGCGCTGCTCGTTGGTCCCGCGTCAATATGCCACTGATAATGAGATTTATCTTCGCCTTTATAATGTAGTAACTGCAGAGCATGAGTAATACCAAGAAGATTCCAGCGGTAGTATTCAGCGTTTACTACACCCACGGCAGCTGCTACTTTCTGAAACAACCAAGAAGTTTCTGGTGTATGCTCCAGAGTGTATGTATCAACTTCACGAATTTCCTTATTGTATGCTCTTGATTCATCAGAACCAACGGTAGATTTCATTCCATATTTTTGATCGGCATAAGAGATTACTCGTTTACATTCTTCTAGACTTAATGTCATTTCAGGATGAACGCCTTTTTTACTGAAGAACGAAGCACCAGGAAACTCGTTATCACAAGTTCGAATCATAATACCATTAGTGATCCATTGTGATTGTGGAAGATGATAGAATTTAATATCTTCAGGAATGTTTCTTCCGCGCATAACATCAACTTCATCATTGATGACCTTACCCTTAAACATGTCGAGCGTAGGAGTTTCACCTTTTTCTCTCATATTATCTGGAGTTTTCTTTTTCCCCATTGACTTCCTGCCGTCCCAGACAAAATCTTTGTGTGGACCATTAGCATCAACAAAATGGAAAAAGATTTGAACTTGCCACTTACCTTTATATTTCGGTCTCCAGTGAGGAAGTTCGCAACCACGGTACATTACCAAATCACCGATATTAATTTCGTAAGGAGTTCCTATTTGATCGTCATCATTCTCAGCGAAATAAATTGGCCAAAGTCCTGAACCATCATCGAAACCGAGTGTCATGGTTCCTGAGATCTCGCATGAGGGGCGATCTTTATGACGCACTAGTATTTCCCCGTTGCGATAAATCCTGGCGTAAGTGTAGGTAGGGAGCAACTGAACGCCGAGTTGATTCGACAACGGACCTGCTAATTCTCTAGCGATACCATCAAAGATTTCATCACCATAAACTGAATCGGAAAGAGGACATTGCTCGTCTTTTTCAAGCACTCCTTTATCATAAAGTGAGAACATATACTTCGTTAGTTCTTCACAATCTTTTCTAGAGATGGTACTATTTAAATATACGTATCCCCTATCACGAAAAGCATCTGCTGCGGTATATTGTTGTTGCGCTGCCATTTCCATTATTTTAATTCCTCCGGATAAAATCCTTCATAAAACCATTGATATTCTTTAAGTATACGATTATGTATACGTTCGCTTAATAACCTTTTTGGTGGTTGCCATTTAATAAAGGAGGGTTTGGTCCGATGATCAGTTTTCTCCATAAAATAGGCATTATCATGTTCAAACATTTCTGATTGTGAAATATTATTTAAGTCGTGTTCGTAATAATTTAAATTAAGAAAAGCATAGATTGATCTAATTGTATCTATAGGATCTTTAAGAAAGTCTTCGTAACGAATAAACTTAATTGTGTCTTGTTTATTCTCATACATCCAAAATTCCATTGCTGCTGGTACTTCTTCTTGTAATGATGCACTTAAAGAATTATCTTTGCCGAAATGATAATCAAATTTTTGCATCTCAGTCATAGCAGCATATAACGCGCTACCTTCTGTTTCGTATGAATGTAATGCTTTTAATCTTAAATTAACTTTGTTGAAACTTTCGACGATGTCCCTCAAGTCTCGAATCATAATTAATATTTTTGCATTCGGCAGTAAATGATGTATACGATTCCAATAACGAGTCTTAGAGATAACAACAGGTTTATTTGTTAATCCGCTGTACCAACCATTAATTGCTCCCATTGCCATACCATACAACGCACGATCTGCATGATCACCGTCCATTGCTTGGAACATTTCAGTTACACGAAATCTCTGAAGAATATATCGTTGAAGATTCATCGGAAGAGGATCAGTTGTGGTCGTGAATACTTCAGGGTTTTGCTGAAGTATATTCATTAAGACTGTTGATCCTGAACGTGGAAGTCCACCGCAAAAATGTAATTGTTTCATAATAAATTAATAATTAAATAACAATAGTATATATTAAATTTTAAAGAGAATCAAACCTGAACGCAACCATATCCAGATCGAGCTGGCGATGGTCCAGACATTCCAGAACCAGCAGCAACACCGATGGTATCACTAGCAAAAGAAATACCTTCAATAGTTGATGTATATGCTAATGGGTTTAAATAGTTTGGAGAAGGAGTTCCGGAACTCCCCCCCGCAATAAAAGCAGTTCCGCCAGAATAAGAATAACCTCCAGTCTGATATCTTGCAGTAGTTAAATCGCCGATGTTTGTTGAAGGTCCTTCACTTGTGAAATTCATTTTGTAAATATCAGTGTAAATGGTACTTCCGCTTGGGTTTACTCCACCTGCTTGATAATAATTACTAGCGTCTCCAGTAGATCCTTGAGAACCATATTTTGAGATCGAAATACTTGTTATAGCAGTAGCATTAACATCAGAGGCAAATGGGTATTTATCTCTTGATGATCCTCCAATGATATCATATTGAAATATATGACCCTGCCCGCCTACGACATCTGTTTGACCAGTAGCATAAGAGCTAAAATTAGTAGTCCCAACAGGAGTCGCCGCAGAAGTATCATTAGAAAATTGAAATTTATGTGTTGCGCTTGATGCACCTGCGGGTAATGCTCGCCCAGCTGAATAATAACCGTATCCTGGACCTTGTGCTGAAACAGCTGCAGTCCAAGCATATGCTCCATGCGGACTCATACTACTTAAACCAGAAAGTCCACCAGTAGAAGAAAATGGAAATTTATACATTGTGCTTGACATTGGAGAAGGAGGATTATAACCACCGTAATGATATCCATTAGTCTCACTCATTGTACCACGACCATGACCCATACCAACACCTGCCGGCAAAGAGTTTACCCCACTAAGACCCTGATTATAGATAGTTTCTGATCCTGAAGCAAACCTAAATGCAACAATATTATCTATGTCGGAGTTTGTGGCTTTTCTTCCTGTTATAGCATACCCCGCTAAATCCCCTTGTAAACCAACCAATAACGCTTCATTGCCGCTAATCGGTTTCCAAGTACCATCGCTATCCCACATGTAGATATTTTTATCTGTTGTATGATAGAGCATTAAATAAGGCGAAGTTGTCGCAGAATCTAAAAACTCACCATCAGAATCGTAAGAGCGAACTAAATTCTCTCCTGACCTAACTGCTGCTTTCGCCAAGAATTCAATTTGACGCGATGGACTTGACGGCGTAAGATTACCAATCTTGCTCTGTACTGCACTTAATAATTCTTTTAGATCAATTGCCATAATTTATACCTGTTGTCCTATAACGAAACCCTTTACTTCTGTCATATCTCCAACGTCAGTCGCATTACCATCAGAAGAGAATGAGAATTTATCAATAGTGTTTTGATATGGATACCCTCCAGAAGTATATCCACTAGCAGTTGACGATTGACCTGCTGATGTATATCTTGCTACTGTCAAATCTCCTACGTCAGTAGCATTCGCGTCGGATGAAAACGGGAATTTATCGATAACATTCGACGTTGGGGATCCTCCAGAGGTATAACCACTAGCGTCTGAATTTTGACCTACAGCATAGTTTCTCGCTACCGTTATATCACCAACATCGGTAGCATTAGCATTAGAGGCGAACGGGAATTTATCTATGATATTGCCAGTCCCTGTTCCACCAGAATTATATCCACTAACAGTTGATGATTGTCCTGATGGTTTTATTCTTGCTTCTGTTAAATCGCCTACGTCAGTTGCATTACCATCAGAAGAGAATGAGAATTTATCAATGACATTAGAAGCAGCAGGCAAACTACCTCCAGAAATATATCCACTAGCGTCTGAAGATTGTCCTGCTGTTCCAGTTCTTGTTACTGACAAATCCCCTACATCGGTAGCATTACCATCAGCAGAGAATGGAAATTTATCAATGTTATTGACAATATAGGGTGATAGTCCAGGACTGGATCCACCAGAAGTATACCCACTAGCAGTTGAAGATTGACCTGATGCATTATATCTTCCTAGTGTCAAATCACCAACATCAGTAGCATTAGCGTCAGTAGAGAATGGAAATTTTTCGATGACGTTTGAGTTGCCGGAATTTAAAAATCCACCAGAATTATATCCACTGGTAGAACCTTGTGCTTGTGTGCTAGTAGGAGCAGCAGCAATCACACTATCAGCATTTAATGATATTTCTCTCCAAGCAAGTTGCTCTGATATTCTATACGTTGCGCTATCTAAACTGTAAGCAATGTCACCATGATTCGCTGAGTCTGCTGTTGGAAATGATGCTAATCCAGGATAAGATTTAACAGCCGCTCCATGATCTTCTAACATATCAGATATCGATGACAATCTAGAAAATTCAAGTGCAGGTGTCGTTGGCGTTGTTGCGTTTAACTTCGCCTGAACAACATTTAATAAATTCTGTATATTAATTGCCATAACTTATACCTGTTGACCTGCTCCACCATATCTAGTTACTGATAAATCACCTACATCCGTAGCATTACCATCAGATGAGAATGGGAATTTATCTATGATGTTGGTAGCGTCGGATGTCGTACCTCCAGAAGTATACCCGCTAGCAGTAGATGATTGACCTCCTGCTAAATTGTATCTTGCTACTGTCAAATCCCCAACGTCAGTAGCGTTAGTGTCAGTTGAGAATGAAAACTTGTCAATTACGTTTGATTGTTGAGCTGGACTAAATCCCCCAGAAGTATACCCACTAACAGTTGATGATTGACCTGTTACATATCCTCTTGCTACTGTCAGATCACCTACATCAGTAGCATTAGCATCAGCAGAAAATGGGAATTTATCAATGACGTTTGTGTATGGTGGAGTGCCACCAGAAGAATATCCGCTAACAGTAGATGATTGACCTGCTAAATAATATCTTGCTACTGTCAAATCGCCTACATCAGTAGCATTAGCATCAGAAGAAAACGGGAATTTGTCAATTACGTTTGAACCAGGACCACCAGCAGAATACCCATTAGCAGAAGAAGATTGACCTGCAAGATACCGTCTTGCTACTGTTAAATCACCAACATCAGTAGCGTTAGCATCAGCTGAGAATGGGAATTTGTCAATTACGTCTAGTGGGAAGGGATGTCCACCAGAAGTATATCCACTAGCAGACGATGATTGACCTGCTGCATTAGATCTTGCTACTGTCAAATCTCCTACATCAGTAGCATTACCGTCAGATGAGAATGGGAATTTGTCAATGACGTTAGAGAATGGTGGTACCAATCCACCAGAAGTATATCCACTGGTAGAACCTTGGAATGAATATCCAGCAGCAACAGTACCACTGATCGATTGCCATGATCCGCTGTCAAATGCATAAATGTTTTTCTTACCTGTATGGTATGCTAACATATATGGCCTGTATGGTATGCTAACATATATGGCGAAGTAGTTGCTGAGTCAAGAAATTCTCCATCAGAATCAAATGAAGTGATTTGATTGTCGCCCCACTTAAATGCACCTTTGGTAAGAATTTCGAGTTCGCGTGTGGGTGTAGCAGGTGTGGCATTACCTATACTTGTTTGTATCGCTTCTAGTAATTTTTGTATATTAATTGCCATAAGTTATACCTGTTGTCCCTCTGTATTTCCACTATATCTTGCTATTGTTAAATCTCCAATGTCAGTAGCGTTAGCAGTAGTAGAGAATGGGAACCTATCAATTGTATTATAGACAACTGGTGGAGTCGGGAATGGCTGCCATAACCATCCACCAGTAGTATATCCATTAACAGTCGAGGATTGTCCGGTAACATGAGCTCGCGCTATTGTTAAATTACCAACGTCAGTAGCGTTAGCATCAGATGAAAATGGGAATTTATCTATGACATTGGAAGCAGTATTCGTGGCCAGAGGATTTTGCTCTCCACCAGAAGTATATCCATTATCTGTTGATGATTGACCTGCTGTATAACGTCTTGCTACTGTTATATCGCCAACGTCAGTAGCATTAGCGTCGGATGAAAACGGGAATTTATCAATGACATTTGAGAGAGGAGTAAATCCACCAGAAGCATATCCATGAGTCGTAGATGATTGACCTGATGATCCGTATCTTCCTACTGTCAAATCTCCTACGTCAGTAGCGTTAGCGTCTGAAGAAAATGGGAATTTATCAATAACATTGTTTGAACCAGGACCACCAGCAGAATACCCATTAGAAGAAGAAGATTGACCTGAAAGATACCATCTTGATGATGTTAAATCACCAACATCTGTTGCGTTACCGTCAGAAGCGAATGGAAATTTATCTATTACGCTGGATCGAGTTCCTGGATATCCACCAGAAGTATAACCAGATACAGATGATGATTGACCTGCAGCGCCACCATACATACCTAATGTCAAATCACCTACGTCTGTAGCATTCTGAGCACCTGGAGCAAAAGAAAATTTGTCAATAGTGTTTAGTGCAACGTTACTTGCTGCTGTTCTACCACCAGAAGTATATCCAGAAGTGCTCCCTTGGAAGGTATAAGTAGGAGTAGCAACAATCGCACTATCACCAACTGCTAATTCTCTCCATGATAGTTGTTCCGAGATAAAAAATGCTCCACTATCTGAACTAAAAATAATTTCTCCATGATTGGCAGAATCTGCAACAGGTCTTGCAGCAACTGTATATGTTTTAATACCAGTTGTAAAATCATTCAAGGTATCTGCTAATTTTGACAGGCGATTAAATTCAAGTGCAGGAGTGGTCGAAGTTGTCGCGTTTAACTTCGTTTGCACTACTGTCATTAAATTTCTTATATTAATTGCCATAAGTTATACCTGTTGTCCTACAGAACCTATATAATAATTTGGGGCGAGCAAATCTCCTACGTCAGTAGCATTACCATCAGAAGAGAATGGAAATTTGTCTATGATGTTTAAGAATGGCGTGGATCCAGTAGGAATTACGCCACCAGCAGTATATCCGCTAGTAGTTGACGATGTACCTCCCGCCGCTCTCCTCACCGATGTCATATCTCCGACATCAGTCGCGTTAGTATCAGATGAGAATGGGAATTTATCTATAACATTATACATAAGTGGAGAACCTCCATTGTAATTCCAACCGCCAGACATATAACCATGAGTTTCGGATGATTGACCACTCACTTCGGTTCTGTATATTGATTGATCGCCCACATCAGTAGCATTACCATCAGAAGCAAATGGAAATTTGTCAATCATCGCACCTCCAGAAGTATAACCATGAGTTTCGGATGATTGACCTGCTGACAGACCAGTTGCTACCGTTATATCTCCGACATCAGTAGCGTTCGCATCAGCAGCAAACGGAAATTTGTCAATGGTATTACCACCGTTTGCAGCAGGACTATTAGCACCAGAAGAATATCCATTACTTGCTGATGATTGACCTGCTGTATATGGTTTTACTACTGTCAAATCACCCACATCAGTAGAATTGGCGTCAGATGAGAATGGGAATTTCTCTATGGTGTTTATATTTGGGGTTCCGCCAGAATTATATCCATTATCAGAGGATGATTGTCCTGATGTACCTACTTTTGCTTCAGTCAAATCACCAACATCAGTCGCATTACCATTAGAAGTGTATGGGTATTTCTGGATGGTATTTGTTGACCCTGGCGCGAAGCCACCAGAAACATATCCAGAAGTGCTTCCTTGGAATGAATATTCAGCAGCAACAGTACCACTGATCGGTTTCCATGTTCTATCACTATCTAACAAGAATAGATTTTGTCTCCCTCTATGATATGCAATTCTATGAACATGTGATGCTGAATCAAGAAACTCACCATCAGAATCAAAAGCAACGATTGACGTATCACCACGTGTAGCAGTTTTTGCCAGAAATACAAGATCTCTGGTTGCAGTTGAGATGGTCGAATTACCGATCTTATTCTGTGCTGCTATGAGTAATTCTTTTAGATCGATTGCCATAAGTTATACCTAGTTTGACGCTGGAGCAGCATAATTACGAGATGCAACTGCTAGATCGCCTACATCAGAAGAATTAGTATCAGCAGAAAAAGGAAATCTATCAATAACATTTGAATAACCTCCGTTGCTCGGTAAAACACCGCCAGACGCATATCCATGAGTTCCACCAGAATGTCCATTCACACCAAACCTATCTATTGAAAGAGTTCCAATTTCTGTTGCATTTCCGTCAGAAGTAAAACTATATTTCCATACTTTATCTACTGCGGTCGGTGTTCCTACTGCTGGATTTGATCCCTGAGCATAACCATTTGTAGGACCAGAACTTCCCCCATCAGATCGAGAATGACCAGACAAAGAACCAACAGATGTTGAATTACCATCGGAAGAGAAAGACCATTTTTCAACAGTGGAGACTAATGCTGGAGATGGAACATCAGTTTCACCACCCGCCAAGTACCCATAATCTCCTGATGAAGATCCACTGCTGTAAAATATGGCGCTTGTTAAATCCCCTACTAGCGACAGATCAGTTACTGTTGGAGAAGAAAAAGGGAATTTCCAATTAGTTGATAGATATTGTGGTTCTAGCGGATTTGGGGGACTTAATCTACCACCAAATCCAACAACATATCCAGAAGTTGGAGAACAAATATTAGAAGTACCCATTCTTCCCCCTCCTGGAGTTCCTGTCGGAGCAGGTGAAAGGGCATTCAAAGTTCCTATTTGGGTGGATGGAGTACTAGAAGCAAACGGGTATTTTAAAACATCATCATAACCATTTAAATGCGGTGTCACTAAAGGAGTCGAACCACCAATAGCATATCCATCAGTAGAAGAAGAATAACCCGCCGCACCCCATCTTGGGGTCGATAAATTTCCAGTAGACGTCCCGTTGGCAGAACTTGCAAAAGCAAACCTTTCCATAGAAGCAGTAACAGGAGTTTGACCTCCAACAACGTATCCATAATTACTCGCTGCTTGTAATGGCGAAGGTGGAGAACTAGGTCCAGAAGAAATCGCACTATCAGCATTTAGTGATATTTCTCTCCACGCTAATTGTTCAGAAATACGATAAGCGCCACTGTCAAGACTAAATGCTATATCTCCGTGGTTTGCTGAGTCTGCAGTTGGAAATGCTGCTAGATTAGTATATTCTTTAACGCTTGATTGATTGGTGTAACTATTCAACCACTGCGACAAATTAGACAAATGATTCAATTCAACCATACCAGATGATCCGGTACTGGCATTGATTTTTGCCTGTACAGCGTCTAACAGTTTTTGAATATTAATCGCCATGAATTAATTACCTTACGGGTTTGTTCTTGGCGTTAATGAACTACCTGCTTCAAACCCTTGCAATTCTTTCCAAAATGTTCCTGTGCTAACAAACAAACCTCTTTCTGCGTTTGCTCCAGTTAAATCAGAAACGAGAACAACCATGCCCTCATTCGCTGAATCTGCAATAGGCAGATCAGCGCGAGCTGCATAATATTTAGTCGTCGCGTTGTTGTTCATTCTTGTTGCATCAAGAATTTGTAAAAGATCTAATGCAGGGTCGCTTGAGTCTGCCAGGTTAGCAGCGGAGTCGAGACTTGCAATTAATGCGGTTAGATTTAATACCACGGAAATATCCTCACACAAATTATCACAATCTATTTATAAAAAAAATTATGTGAGAATTAACTCTTATACCTGATGTCCTGCCGCTTCACCACCACCTGTATTACTGAACACATTAGAAATGCTTGTTTCTGACGAAAACGGAAATTTATCGCTTGTAGATACATTATTATATCCAGGGTTAAGAGTCCATCCTCCTAAAGAATATCCGTTAGTGGTTGAACTTACACCAGTATTCGCTGCAGCTGCAGTAGTTAAACTTGCTACATCAGTAGCGTTTGTATCTGAAGCGAAAGGGAATTTATTAATATCGTTACCTATCGTTGGATGTGGAGATATTTGTCCACCAGCATTATATCCGTGTGTATCAGAAGACATTCCTGATGATTTGCGTCCACCAACAGTTAAATCTCCTACATCAGACCAGGCATCCTCTGAAGCAAAGGGAAACTTTTCTATTGAATTGGAAAAGGTAGTTCCTCCAGAAGTATACCCATAAGTTGTGCTCACCTGCGGAGATCTATTGTTAAGACTTAAAGGTGTCGCCAATGCTGGAACAGTAGTAGCATTAGTAGTATCGCTGGAAAAAATAAATTTAAATGCATATGAACCACCACCACTGCCGCCAGATAAATACCCATTAGTGTCATTATGGTGCGCTACACCCTGTGATCTACCAAGAGGAAGGTTTGCAGTGGTACTGGCATTACCAGGCGAACTCATAGAAAATTTATCGATTTTACTATTGTCTCCTGGTACAGCAGGACCATAACCACCAGCAGTATATCCATGAGTTGTACTACTCCAACCATGGTTATAACCATTAGCAACTGTTAAAGATCCCCAACTAGCGAAAGGAGTATCACTAGCGAACGGAAAAGAAGAAATAGCGTCTGAATATGTCCAAGTTGGAATTGAAACCAACCCAGCACGAAACCCTGTTGTAGTACCACCATAAACAAAGGATGGTCCAGAGGAAGGAATCAAACCTCTGTACGTAAATGGTTTCCACTTATCTTTTTTGACAAACATTCTTCCTGAGTTCTTAACAAAAATCAATTGTTTTTGAGACTCTGCACTAGGCGTATTACCACTTAATAAGTTTGGCAAATCGCTCGAATCATCAACAAATTGCAATGTGCCCTTTGATGCTTTATCAGTAAAGTTAGCAATATCAATTAACTCTTGCAATGTGACTGTCGAAGAATCAAGATTATTAATTCTTTTCTGTACAATCTCTAATAGTTTTTTAATATCGACTGCCATAATAGTTCCTAATTTTGATGCCCCGAACCCCTAGTTCTTGGAGAAGTTAAATTTCCTACGCTAGTTACTGTTGATTCGCTGTTCCAAGGAAACTTAACTATTCCTGGATAACTACCGGGTGGTCCACCAGCGAATCTATAACCATAACCTGATGAAGAAGAACTAGCAGAAAAATACCCGCCGATTGGCATTATTGGTTGACTAACTGAAACTGGAGTTTCCGAAGCAAATGGAAATTTTATTAATTGTGTTGCTCTTCCAAGATATCCATTTACTTCATTTTGCATTCCTTGATGGACATTATAATATGGAGATTTTGCGGGAAGTCCAGGCACAGTAGACCTAGCATCATTACTAAAAGAATGTTTTTCTGTTCCGGGCGACTGAGTAATAAGTGCAGGATTATCGTTTGGATGCCAATATCTATATCCACCCGAAGTATAAACTGCAGCAGGACCAGAAACGGTTGCTGCGTGATGTCTAGCATTAGAAAAAGAAGTTAGAGTAGTAGTAGTTGTATTAGAAAATTGTCTTTTTTGCGCAAAGGTATCGTTTGGTGCAGTAGGCAAACTTGTCGGACGCCCACCTAAAGCATAAAGATGTGTTTCGCTTTGACCCCCTTGTATACCAAAATTGCTAGCTGAATAAGCATTATTGCTGCTCAAATTAGAATTAGCAAACGTAAAGTTTACGCCACCGCTACCGCCGAATGCCCACCCTCGATCAACCGAAGAAGAAGATCCAAGGTTTCCACCTAAAGGAGTCGGAGACAAATCACCAACATCAGTAGCATTAGCGTCAGAGGAAAAAGGAAATCTTTCAATTATATTTGTATGCGTTGTATCTGGATCGTTTCCTGATATTCCTGCAGCATGAAAACCATAAGTTTGACCTACTGAGTTAGGTAATGTTTGATTTCCTACTGCATCACTATCTGTTGACAAAACTTCTTTCAATTTATTTTTCCAAGAAACATAGTATTTTTTACTAGAACCTGTACCTGTAGAAAAGAAATTTCCTGCATTCGAAGAATCAGCAGCGGGCAAATCAGCAAATGTATTAAAGAATGCTGCATTCTGGTGATTGTCTCTCCAAGCAGTCAACGTAACTAATCGATCAGAGTCAGTGGATCCTGCTGCTACACCAGCGGTGATCTTAGCATTAATTACATCTAACAAGGTTTGTATATTAATTGCCATTGTTTATACCTGCTGTCCTGCTGATAACAGTTGTAATGTTAAAAGATCACCAACATCAGTAGCACTACCATTAGAAGCAAATGGAAATTTGTCTATAATGTTTGTAGAACCACTGACCGGATAAGATGGTGGCACCCAACCGCCAGAATTATATCCACTGACAGTTGATGATGTTCCCGCCATTTGACCCCTTGCTTGAGTCAAACTACCCACCTCGGTAGAATTAGCGTCAGAAGAGAATGGGAATTTGTCAACGACGTTTAAAGCGCTCGGCGCTACAAGAGTTGATCCTCCAGAAACATAACCACTATTATCTGATGATTGACCTGCTGAATAGTATCTTGCTGCTATCAAATCTCCTACGTCAGAAGAATTCGCATCAGACGAGAATGGGAATTTCTCTATAGCATTTATAGTAGGTGGTTGGTAACCACCAGAAGCATATCCATTAGTAGTTGATGAATTACCTGCCGCACCATATCTTCCTGATGTTAAATCGCCTACATCAGTAGCATTTGCATTAGACGACAATGGAAATTTGTCGATGACATTTACAATCGTCGGCGTACCAGTACCGCCAGAAGTATACCCATTAGCATCTGACATAGTACCTGAACACCCCCATCTACCTATTGTCAAATCTCCAACGTCAGTAGAATTAGCGTCAGTAGAGAAAGGAAAATTTTCGATGTAATTCCTGTTTCCACTACTTTGAGTTCCACCAGAAACATATCCACTAACATCTGAAGATTGCCCTGCTAAAGCAGATCTAACCTCTGTTAAATCACCAACGTCAGTAGCATTACCATCTGATGTAAATGAGTATTTTTGAATAGTATTTACAGGTGATGGGAATCCACCACCAGAATTATACCCATATGATGAACCCTGTGCAGGCGAATACGTAGGAGCAGAATCAAGTGTCTGCCACGCTGACCAAGCAACACCTCCACCAGAGTCAGTACAAATATACAATGCATTTCCTGAAGCTGCTGATGAAGGATTTGATACTAAAACAATCTGCCCTTTGTAATCAGAATCTGCTGTTGGCAAAAGACCTGCACTATCATAATACTGAGTGATCGTAGTGTTGGTCAAACCAGCAGCACTAAAATAATGACGCATATCTTGAGATGATACAGAACTGTCAAGAGCTGCTATCTTGTTCTCAATTGCTGTTATTATGTTTGTTATGCTGATTGTCATTAGTTTTGATTTCCTGAATGATTAGCTAAGATGCTAGTCAAATCTCCCACGTCAGTGCCATTTGTAGCAGTAGAGAAAGGAAATTTCTGTATTACATTAATTGCAGCACCTGCTTGCGGGGCACCTGGTGAACTTTGTCCGCCAGTTGTATAACCATAAGATGTTGATGAACAACCTGCCCCAGTGTAAACTCCGTTTGCAAGATCAGCATAGTCTGTAGCGTTACCATCAGAAGAATATGAAAATCTCTGTATCACATTTAAATTTGCTTCTGCATATCCATTATTAGAACCACCGAGAGTGTAACCATGATCAGAAGTATTTGCACCAGTGCTGTTGATGTTCGGTGTTGTGAGGTCGCCAACGTCTGTTGCTGTTCCACCCGCCGCAAAAGGTATTTTTTCTATTATATTCACAGCCCCTGTGGGTGTGGATCCACCAGCGAAATATGAAGCAGAAGAAGAAGAATTTCCTCCCCCAGTCTGATATCTACCCGCTGTCAAATCACCATTGTCCGTAGCATTTGTATCGGAAGAGGTTGGAAATTTATCATGAACTGTTAGATAAACTATTGGTGTTCCTCCTCTTCCCCCAGTTGAATAACCATCAGTTGGTGAACTAGACCCAAACGGTCTAAAAGTATCAGAAGACAAATCTGCGACATCTGATCCATTATATGGACTGGTAAATGACCATTTTTGTATATTATTTGTTGACGTAATTTGTGGTGGGGTTACTAACCCACCAGAATGATAACCATGAGTCGAAGAAGTCTGTGAACTAGAAGCAACTCTTCCAAGCGGAACTGCTGGGTTAATGTCTCCAACGTCCGTTGCATTACCATCAGAAGTAAAGGAAAATTGTAAAATTTGAGTTAATGACTGCGTATTATTCAATACCGGTGACGCGGCACCACCAGTCGTATACCCATAACTAGAACCTTGAACGATTAGACTAGATGGAGCAGCAGGAGCAGTCGTTGATGGACCTGTTAAATTAATTGGCGCCCAACGATTGTGAATAGAAACGTAATATTTTTTCGTTGAACTAGCATAGACAATATTACCCTCATTGGTTGAGTCAGCTGTTTCGAAATCAGCAACCGTAGCGAACGAGAGAGCGTCTCTCGCCTCGTTTACTTCCTGTGCAGCAATTGTACCACGGTTCAATTCAGTGAGCGTGTTGTCACTGTCCAGGTTTCCTACGATTCCGGATACGGCATTAATTAGTTTTGTTATATTAATTGCCATAATTACACCTGATGTCCTGTGGCATTAATCCTACCATATCCAGAAGTTATGTCTCCAACGTCTGTTTCTCCACCGCCTGTAGCAGACCATGGAAATCTAATTATGTCACTAGTAATTGCTGGATAAGAAGCAGTTCCTCTACTTCCATGGATATATCCATAATCTGTTGAAGAAGAACCAGAACCTTCAACATACACTGCAGGATATGTATTTACTGTTTGAAGAAGACCATTACTAGTAATAGTAGTATCGCTTGCAAACGGAAAATGTTGGAGGGCATTAATCCCAATCCAGGGACTTGTTCTTTGATATCCAGTAAAGAAAAACCCTTTGTCTGAAGAGTTAACACCAGTGCCTGATGATCTGAAAGGATTTAAATTAGCAATCCAAGATGAATTAGTGTCTGATGCAAATGGAAATTTATCTCTAACAGCAACAAAAAAATCAGTTGTGCCTGGGCTGGCATCATTTGTTCCATATGATCCTGGACCCCAAGAAGGTCCGCTTGGTCCTAGAGTTGGAGCACTAAATGCTGTTGGAGATGGTGACCATGGTGAGGCTGTACCACCAGAATTGTAACCGTATTCAGTAGAATTATTAGCAATTTGCCTGTGTACGTTAACAACTAAATCTCCAATGTCTGTTGAGGTAGTTGAACTCGTTAGAGGAAATTTCTGAATTGAATTTCCGTATGTACTAGGAAAAGATGGAATAATTGTCTGCCCTTGTCCACCTACGTTATATCCATAAGAAGAAGGTGAACTAAAACCTGCAGCATAATAATACGAAAACGACAAACTACCAACATTTGTTCCACCAGTAGAACTAGAAAAAGAAAATCTATCCACAGAAGGATTAGGAACTGGCGCTGTTCTAACCCCACCATGAACATATCCATAAGAAGCATCATTAGACGGTGCAGAATATGCGGATGCACTAATCAAATCACCATGATCTGAAAGAGTAACAGAACTTCCGAAAGAATATGTTCCAATAGAATTTAATGCTGTAGCAAAAGTATAATGCCCACCTGCAACAAACCCAGAAGTTGAACCTTGTAAAGAAAATGGGTCGATATAATCGCCAGAATCTAAATCATAAAATTCTGTCCAAGCAGTTCCTGTACATAGATACAGACCATTACCTAGTCCACCTGCTTGTGTGCCTTTAACGAGCGTGATCATACCCTCCATAGAACTATCAGCAGTGGGTAATTGACCAGCACTGTCATAATAGTTTCTTCGGGTATAACCAGACGTGTACGCGTGAGAAGCATCAACTATTTGTAGTAAGTTGATTGCCTCATTAGAACTATCTGCCGCGCTCGCGTAGGTCTGTGCAGAATCCAGAAGAGCAGGAACACTAATCGCCATGTGTTATTCCTTACTCAGCGTGGAAATTATCGTACCAAGTACCTGCTTGCGTTTCAACTTGTTCGTTGGTTAATGTCGTTGGTTCAGACGCTGGATCTGCAGGGTCTGCTGGTTCAGTCATCGGATGAGCAGCATGAATGCCCAACTGACGCGTGATAAATTCAGCACGAGTCAATGTGACTACTGTATCCGGTACCCAAAATTCAGAGTTATCTGGAACCCAACCAACCATTGTGTGATCATCAGGATTGCGCCAGTAACCACCATCTTTCATCCAATGCGGTGCTTGCATCGCATTAGTTCCAACTGCATGGAGTTTATACTCAACTACTGCCATCGGTGTCATCTCCTTTGTGTTCTAATTTAAGAGCAACTTTATTATCATAAGTTAATGCGTCAACAGGATCTGGATTGAAACCCATTAACTCCATTCTCTTACGATCGACCTGAAGAACGTCAATCAATTCATCAACAATCTTAGCAACAAAATCATGTAACGCCGTAACGCTCCAATCGTCCTTCGCTTCTTCTTTATTTATATATTCTCGAATTAGATAAAGCATTTTTGTTGGATTAACACCAATTTGTTCAAGATATTCTTGCTCACCTTTAGTGATAGAACCACTTTGACGAACATCTCGAATACATTGAACAACGCTTCTTTTCAAATGCGATTTTGATTCTTCGCGTTCGAAATCTGCTTCAGTAAATCCTTCAAACTTATCTTTCATTTGCTCATAAAGATTGTTCAAAGCAAGAACATCTTTCATAGCACCTTCAATATAAGTTGTACCAGAAGCAATACCTTCTCTCATTTGAGCGACTTCAACTTGAAGTTCAATTCGCCTCCAATAATCAAGATCAGGGTTTTCGAGTTTTTCTTCAATCTTCCTTAACTTGATTTCGTTCTTGACATGACGCCATTTCGCTTCATCAAGTGCCTGTTTTTTACGATTAATTTCAGCGGCAATCTGACGAACATTTTTAAAGTCACCGTGGTAGGACATATTAATATGTTTCCAGTCCCACTGAGAATGACTTCTGTTCCAGATGTTTTGAAGTTCGTTGGTATTCTTAAATGCTTCAGTTACCATTACAGAATTTTCTGCTAAACTTCTACCACCAAAACTTGGTGTTTCTGCTAGAGTACCTTGACCAAAAACCTTCTCAACCGGAACATAAAACTCTTCGCGGTTTTCAATCTTGACAAGATCTCTAACAATATTTTCATAAATTGCCACTTCTTTGTTACTGCTATCACTCATTGTTTTACTCCATTAAGAAATAATGATTTGTACATCTATTTATAAAAATTAAACTGTTGTTTCTCCGGCAGTTGATGATGCTGCATCTACGTCAGTAGAAGGAAATGATCGTCCAGTACCCCATATAACTCGAACCACCCCATTGGCACCATTGCCACCAGAAGACGTAGTATCGTCCTCTTGTGCACCACCACCGCCCCCATACGCGCCACCATTAGCACCTTTAGTAGTACCATTAGCATTATCATTTTGCCCATTATCTCCACCAGAACCGCCATATCCACCAGTACTGCCACCAAAGTTTCCACTGGTGCCTTCACCGTATATGCCGACACCACCACCGCCGCCATGGCCACCGCTGCTACCGCCACCACCTCCTCCAGCACCACCAGATCCATTAGTGCCACCGACATTGTTATTACTATAACTCCCGTTGCCGCCATTACCAGAGTATCCACCTGCACCGCCGCCACCGCCGCCTGCACCATTGTAAAAAGAGTTTCCACCTGAACCACCTGAACCACCACCAAGTCTTGCCGAACCTGAACTAGAACCGCCTGATGTTGCTGATCCTGCTCCAGAACTCTGACTCGCCCAAGCACCACCGCTACCGCCACCAGCATATAAAACATCTGTAGCGCTGAAATAGGAGGCACCGCCGGAAACGCCATTTGATGCATTATTTGATCCACCTGCACCACCAGCGCCAACAACAACAGTATATGAAGAACCTGCGGTTACTGAAACAGTACCATACGATAATGCACCGCCACCGCCGCCTGCACCAGCTCTGTTTGATCCAGATCCAGCTGACCCACCTCCACCACCAACACAAACAACATGAACTTCTGTAACACCAGCTGGAACTGTCCAACTGTGTGTACCAGTAGTAGTAAAAACAACGCCGCCAGGTTCAGCTGCTCCACCTGAAGCGAAAGTTGCTGCAGTACCTCTAGTAAACCTTTGTGTTGAAAACACTTGAGTTTTTTCTTGGTATTGATCGCCACCAAGAATTAACCCACGTATTTTTATCATGGTTTTGCCTTCGAATTCATTAAAATCAGGCATTATCCATCCCACCAAAATTGTTTTCTATAACCAGGTTGTATTGCAACAGGAGGATCAGATCCCTTATCCCAATCATCAAGCAAACCAGAAATTTGTTTAGTGCCAAAAGAAAATGCAGCGTCATCGGAATCTAAAGAATTACCAAATATATTTTTTTCTACAATGTGGAGATCTGAATCTAAAAAACTTAATCCAGAAATACTTCTAGAAAAGGTGAAATAATTTTCCCAAGAAGAATCTAGTAATATTGAGGTTCCAGTAGAAGAATCCGCAGACGGCATATCATGAGAACGCTGTACTATTTTCTGGAAATGCTAGTGCTTGACAGGCAACTGCTTCATACATATCACATGATCCACCTTTATTCCATTTAAGTACTCTATACTTAACTCCATTATCAGTTACAATATCTCCGTTTTGAAATGTTTCTTCAGATGTTCTATACATGTCAAGCATTCTAGAAACTCTTGGGTCACCAGTATTAAAATTACCACTATTAGCGCCACCATTTGCATGCCCAAACCAAACCATTGGTATTAACGGATGAATTGTTCCAGTAGAACTTTTTAATGGAAAAATTCTTCTCCTTGGTTCTGGTAATGTTGTACCATAGTAACTATAACTTTCATCATAATTAAAGTTATAACCAGCATAACTGATATTTGCCGTTGTGGGATAACTACCTCCTTTTACTACATAAGTTGTTGGAGGAGAATAAAAAACATGACCATACGGTGCTGGTCCATTTTGATAATTACCAGCATAATCTTTATACTGCCATCGATAAAAATATCCAGAGTTGGCATAACTGGCTGAGGGTGGGTATGCTGATTTTGTATTTTGATACTGAGCAATCCACACATGCGATACTTGAGGAGTATAAACAGAATTATCAGTAAACGACCCAGCGTCCAAAGCAGCAATATATTCTAAATCAGATACCAACGCACCATAGGTCGAGGAGGTGCCATAATTTAATGCAATCGCAAAAACTTTATCATTAGCAATGATATGAAATCCCTCATAAGCGCTTAATCCCCCAGTACCCAATTTCATTACTTGAAGATTGGTTGGCGATGTTGGAGAAGTCGGAATATATTGGCTATTCATATGATGATCATATGGAGTAGCAGGAATTCCATATGATCCATTAGAAGACCGTAAGGTCCATCTTATTCCATATGAACTATCCCAATCAATACTAACTTCAGTATATGCCTGAAAATTCCCACTATCTTGACCCTTAGCATAATGATATTTTTTAAATCTAACCGCCGCCGCTGAAGATGAAGTCACTTCATAAATTCCTGCAGTTGGTAATGTTCCTGACTGGAAAGAATCGCCGGAAGAAAATGGAGCAGAAACACTCATTGAAGTAGTTCCATCATCACATCTTTGAATTATACTTCCAATCGTTGACAGATCAATCGTATTGTTTGTATTAATAGCCGCAAAAAAATATGCCATTATTCTTCTCCTTCAACACTAACAATTTCTGTCCAATGTTCAGCAGCTGCTGCAGATAAAGTTCCATATCCAATAGATACCATTTCTTTATATGTTCCTGACATAGACGACATAATAAATTCTGCTTGATTAGCATTCTCAAAAACATAATCTACATGAAACTGCTCATTATTGGCAGTATTTGATGAAAAATAAAACCAAGATCTTTCACTACCTGCTGAATCATCTATATAATCTTCTGGTGGATTATATTTTGTTTTTAAATAATCAAAAGTGTCATTATTTGTAATTGCCATTTTTTCCTCTACGAATATACAAAGGTTACTTTTAAGTTCTGTCCTGGAAGAGTTGACCCTACTTTTTCAACATCGAGAAGAAGGTAATCGTCTTCATTCATTGTAAATGTAACTGCTCCACCACCACCAGCAGAATCTAGTGTTGGACTTGTATTTTTAACATTATAACTACCATTATTTATAGCCATTAAAGTATCTATTGATGATCCAGTAGAATCGTAACGATGTATTCTAAATTCAATGCCAGAACTATCTATAGATCCTCCAGTTGGTGCACTGTCAACCCTACCGATAATCTTACTAACTGTTAAATCAAACGGTGCATACCACCTTGCAGTACCTGTAGTAGTCGCTAGTGTACCAAATTGATCCATTGTAAAGATTAAACTGCTAGCACCACCGCCACCACCGCCAGATGATGCAATAGTAATAGTATCAGTAGAAGCATTGGTTGTTAACGTAATATTGCTGCCAGCAACAAGAGTTAGCGTATCCGTTGTAGTATCAGCGACAACACTCGACTGACCCGAGACAGCAATTGTTGAGAACACATTTTGTGATCCACCACCGCCACCTCCAGCAGACTGCCTTAATTGTACATAAGCAGAGTCAACTAAAGATATTACTGCTGCTGAATCTAAACCACCACTACCGCCACCACCTGACGCTGTTGAACTAATTACGCCAGTAGCGGAGTCATAAGTGATATTGCTGCCAGCAACTAAGAATGGTCTTACCTGTGCTGCTGTTGGTGCTGCTTGCCTTGCCTGAATATAAGAAGAATCAATATGCGCTCTTACTTCAGAAGCACTTGGTCCAGTGTAAGTAATAACACCTTTGGTTGACATCGTTAACGAACCATCACCACCTGCATCTGTTACTGAAATAGCAGACCATGGATGTGTATTAATTGTACCACCATATCCACTATGCGATTCACAATAGTAATAATACTTCGTGTTTCCTGCAGCAAAAGCAATTTCAGTATATGCTCCAGAAGAACCAGGAGTTCCAACCTGATTATAAACAGACGCTCCAGTTATTTCAGCACCGCTGTTATGAGTACCATCGCTTGTGGTTGAAATTGCTAATCGATGACCGCTGTTACTTGAATGAGACTGATCAAAACGATAGGTTACGTTTGGACTCATAAATGTATCAGCGCGAGTTGTTCCATCTAACTGATAAGCACTTCCGCTTACTTTAACAACAATTACGTTAGTAGCGTCTGAATCTACTTCAGTATCAGTTGTAGAATTAAACCTTTTCGCTTCGAATCGACCAGAACCAGATTTACGCAGTTTAATCTTATTCGTACCAGTACCAATAATCAATTCGTCAACTTGTAAACTCTTACGAGTTGTACCAGTACTATCAAATACTTCAAGATTACCATCTGCTGCCGCTTTAAGTTTTGCCGTGCCTAAGTGAATGGTGCTACCACTCAACCAAAGATCTTTCCATTTCTTAGAAGAAGATCCAAGGTCATAAGTAGAGTCAAGAGCGGGAACAATATTTCCGGCATAACTTGAAAGCATACCAGAAACACCAGAAGAATCCATCACTGTCGCCCAAGTCGCTTCTCTGTTACCTACGCTCTTAAGGAATTTGCCGTTTGTTCCTGACACATTAGTGAAATCATCAATATCAATTGCTTGTATCGACGCATCAATTAATAAGTTAGCAGCAGCAGAATCGATTCCGCTACCACCACCACTAGCAGTCGAAGAAATTACACCAGTCGCTGAGTCATAAGTGATATTGCTACCAGCGACTAAGAATGGTCTTACCTGTGCTGCCGTTGGTACTGCTTGTCGTAACTGTACATAAGCAGAATCTATTAATGCTATAGCGCCAGCAGAATCTAATGACCCGCTCGCAGTTGAACTGATAACACCCGAAGCGGAATCATAAGTAATGTTACTACCAGCAACTAAAAACGCTCTAACCTGAGATGCTGTTGGTGCTGCTTGTCTCAACTGGACATAAGCAGAATCAGCAATATCTTGAACAAAGTTAGAGTCTCTAATACGATCTCTTGCTTGAATGTAGGCAGTATCAATAATCCCAGTTACAAACGCTGAATCTCTGAAGATATCAGACTGTTTTGCTTGGATATAAGCAGAATCAATTAACGATATTACCGACGCAGAATCTAATCCACTAGCAGGTATCGTTGCCCAAGTTGCTTCACGATTACCGATACTCTTGAGGAAATATCCATTAGTACCAGAAACATTAGTGAAGTCGTCGATGTCAATTGCTTGAATTGAAGCGTCAATTAGAATATTTGCTGCTGCTGAATCTAAACCACTACCACCACTAGCAGTTGAACTAATAACACCGCTCGCTGAATCATAAGTGATATTACTACCAGCAACTAAGAAAGCACGAACCTGTGAAGCAGTAGGTGCTGCTTGACGTAACTGGACATATGCTGAGTCTATTGTTGCTAACTGGGTAGTAACATAAGCAGAATCAACAAAATCTGCAGTAGAATACGTAGTTTGATTAGATTGAATATAAGACGCTGTAACAATACCAGTAACGAAAGCAGAATCACGATATACATCTGTTTGTCTTGCTTGAATATATGCAGAGTCAATTAATGCAATAGCACCAGCAGAATCTAAACCACCGCCACTAGCAGTTGAACTAATTACACCAGTGGATGAATCATATGTGATATTTGATCCAGCAACCAGATGAGGACGAACAAGATCTGCTTGATCAATCCAAGTAGAAGAACCGTTTCCTAAACTCTTTAGTATTTGTCCAGAAGTACCGTCAGTTCCAACAACATCACCGATATCAATTACTTGTATTTTAGCATCAATTAAACTGTTTGCTGCAGCAGAATCTAAACCGCTGCTTCCTGCTGAACTTCTTGCAGCAACATATGCTGAATCTATTAAAGAGATAGTAAGAGCAGAGTCTAACTTTCCTGCAATTGCTGTTGTGTTGCTATTAATTAGAGCGAGTAATGTATTATATGCCTGACTGTCGTCATTCAACGCTGCTGCTAATTCATTCAAGGTGTTAAGCGCACCAGGTGCACCATCAATTAAATTATTAATCTGCGTTGTTACATAAGCACTATCTGGGAAATCTGCCGTTGAATACGTAGTTTGATTCGCCTGAATATAGGCAGCACTAATCAACTGTGTTGTTAAAGCAGAATCTAAAAAGTTAGTTTGATTAGATTGAATATAAGAGGAACTGATAATTCCTGTTATAAAGGCAGAGTCTCGGAATATATCTGCCTGTCTCGCCTGAATATAAGCGGAATCGACAATGCCGATTACTGCATTAGAATCTAATGTACCGCTTGCAGTTGAACTAATTACACCAGTAGCAGAATCATAAGTAATGTTGCTGCCTGCAACTAACTGTGGTCTTACTATATCAGCAGCATTAACCCAAGTTGAGTTACCGTTACCCAAACTCTTAAGCAATTGACCAGAGTTACCGTCATCTCCAACAACATCGCCAATATCAAGAACCTGAATTTTAGCGTCGATTAAACTATTAGCAGCAGCAGAATCTACACCACCACTAGCAGTTGAACTGATAACACCAGTAGCAGAATCGTATGTTATATTCGACCCAGCAACTAAGAACGCTCTAACTTGTGCTGCTGTTGGTGCTGCTTGACGTAACTGAACATAAGCAGAGTCTATTGTTGCCAGTTGAGTTGCAACATAGGCAGAATCAGTAAAATCAGCAGTCGAATAAGTTGTCTCATTTGCGGCAATTAATGTGATTACACCAGCACTATCCGGAAAATCTGCCGTTGAATAGGTAGTTTGATTTGTCTGAATATAAGAAGAAGAAATTACCCCTTGTACAGTTGTGCTGTCAAGATAATTTGCATCATTACTAAAGGTGCTAACAGGCAATGCAGTAATCCAAGAAGAATCTGGCATTGCATTAATCAAACCTACTAGGGTTGTGTAAGCATTTGCGTCGTCGTTAATTGCTGCCGCAATTTCATTTAACGTATCTAGAGTTCCTGGCGCACCGTCAATTAAACTATTGATCTGGGCAGTAACATAAGCACTATCGACAAAATCAGCAGTCGAATAGGTAGTTTGATTTGCCTGAATATACGCCGCATTAATTAGCTGTGTTGTTAATGAGGAATCTAAGAAATTAGTTTGGTTAGATTGAATATATGAAGCATTAACAATACCAGTGACAAAGGCAGAATCTCTGTAGATGTCTGCTTGTCTTGCTTGAATATATGCAGAATCGATCAACGTTATAGCAGCAGCAGAATCTAACCCACTAGCAGGTATCGTTGCCCAAGTTGCTTCTCTGTTTCCTAGACTTTTAAGGAAATACCCATTAGTTCCGCTTACATTAGTGAAATCGTCGATATCAATTGCTTGAATAGAAGCGTCAATTAAAATATTGGCGGCAGCAGAATCAATTCCTCCACCGCCTCCAGATGATTGCCGTGCTTGAATGTAAGCAGAATCGATTAATGCAATAGCACCAGCAGAATCTAAAGAACCACTAGCAGTCGAAGAAATTACACCCGAAGCAGAATCATAAGTAATGTTACTACCAGCAACTAAGAACGCTCTAACTTGAGCGGCAGTAGGCGCTGCTTGTCTTAACTGAACATACGCTGAATCAACGATGTCCTGAACAAAATTAGAATCACGAATTCGATCTCTTGCCTGAATATAGGCAGTATCAACAATTCCTGTTACAAAAGCAGAATCTCTAAAGATATCAGATTGTTTCGCTTGAATATATGCTGAATCAATTAATCCTGTTATAAACGCAGAGTCTCTGAAAATATCTGTCTGTCTTGCTTGGATATATGCTGAATCGATTAATGCGATTGCTGCTGAAGAATCTAAACCGCTGGCAGGTATTGTTGCCCAAGTTGCCTCTCTGTTTCCAAGACTCTTAAGGAAATACCCATTAGTGCCTGATACATTCGTAAAATCGTCAATATCAATTGCTTGAATAGAAGCATCAATTAATGTATTTGCTTGGTCGGAATTAATCCCGCTACCGCCGCTGACAGAAGCAGAGATAACACCAGTTGCAGAATCATACGTGACGTTTGATCCAGCGACCAAGAACGCTCTAACTTGAGATGCTGTTGGCGCTGCTTGTCTTAATTGAATATAAGAAGAATCAATAAGTTGCGTGGTTAATGACGAATCAAGTTTTCCAGCAATTTGGTTTGTGATAGTTGTGCTAAAGTTTGCATCATCACCAAGGGCAGCTGCTAATTCATTAAGTGTATTTAATGCACCAGGAGCAGCGTCAATCAGATTATTAATTTGTGTTGTTACATAAGCAGAATCTACGAAATCTGCCGTAGAATAGGTAGTTTGATTCGCCTGAATATAAGCAGCGTCAATAATTGTATTTTTAATTATCGCTGAATCAAGAAGAACCGTCGGAATAAGATTAATCTTAGCAGCAGTCAACGTCGCAGTTGTACCAAATATAATACTACTATCGCTTAAATACAAATCTTTCCAACGATTGTTAGAATCACCCAAACTGTACTGTTGATTTGCACCAGGATTAAAATTGTTATTGACGGAACTTATCGCACCAGATCGAGCAGCAATATAAGCAGAGTCAACAACAGAAGAAACTGTTAAACTAAATGTTCCTGTAGATTCGTTATAATTCAAATCTCCTGCGCTAGTGAACAAAGCACGAACACTGGCAGAGTCAACAACAGTCGCTACAGAAGTCGGAATATATTGAACTTGTTGTGCAGAAAGCGTTACGCTATCGCCAAAATAAATTGTATTCCCGGAGAGATATAAGTCTTTCCATTTTTTGGTCGGAGAACCTAAACTATAAGTAGAATCAGCAGAAGGAACAATATTCCCAGCATATCCTGAAAGAATTCCAGAAACTGCTGTTGAATCAAAAGCATCAACCCAAGTTGAGTTTCCGTTGCCTAAACTCTTAAGTAATTGACCTGAGTTGCCATCAGCGCCGACGACATCACCAATATCGATTACCTGAATTTTCGCGTCGATTAATGAATTAACGGAAGCAGAGTCAGTGCCTGAAGTAGTTCTAGCAGCAATGTAAGCAGAGTCAATTAATGATATTACTTCTGCTGAGTCTAGAAAATCATAAGTAGTTTGATTCGCCTGAATATAGGCAGCACTAATCAACTGCGTCGTTAATGCGGAATCTAAGAAATTAGTTTGGTTCGCTTGAATATACGCAGCATTGATTAATTGTGTAGTAAGAGCAGAATCTAATTTACCAGCAACAGCTGTAGTATTAGCATTAATTAATGCAAGTAGAGTATTATATGCCTGACTGTCGTCATTTAAAGCAGCTGCTAATTCATTAAGTGTATTTAATGCACCAGGAGCGCCATCGATCAAATTGTTGATTTGTGTTGTTACGTAAGCAGAATCTACGAAATCAGCAGTAGAATATTTAATTTGTCTCAATTGAACATATGCTGAATCGATCAATTGAGATGTTAACGCGGAGTCAACGCCACTAGCACTAGAAGAAATAACACCAGTCGCAGAATCATACGTGATATTAGAACCCGCTACTAATTGCGGTCTTACTATATCAGCAGCATTAACCCACGTTGAGTTGCCGTTACCCAAACTCTTAAGCAATTGACCAGAGTTACCATCAGCGCCTACGACATCTCCAATGTCAATTACTTGTATTTTAGCATCAATAAGCGTGTTAACAGCGGCAGAATCAGTTCCTGAGGTAGTTCTAGCAGCAATGTAAGCAGAATCAATCAAAGAAATTGTTAATGCTGAATCGAGTTTACCGGCAACAGCTGAAGTATTCGCGTTAATTAACGAAAGTAATGTATTATAAGCATCACTGTCATCATTAAGAGCAGCTGCCAACTCATTTAATGTATTAAGAGCACCTGGTGCTCCATCGATCAAATTATTAATCTGAGCAGTTACAAACGCACTATCAGCGAAATCAGCGTTTGAATAAGTAGTTTGATTCGCCTGAATATAAGCAGCAGAAATAACACCCTGAACTGTTGAACTGTCAAGATAAACCGTTTGTCTTGCTTGAACATAAGCAGAATCAATTAAAGAAATTGTTAATGCTGAATCGATTCCACCTGCAGCAGTTACTGCAATAGAAGAAATTATTGATGAATCTAAAGCGACTGAAGGAATAAGATTAACTTTCGCTGCCGTTAATACTGCACTGTCGCCAAGGTAAATTGTATTACCGGAGAGATATAAGTCTCTCCAACGGCGAGTAGAATCACCAAGATCATAAGTAGAATCTGTCGCTGGAATTATATTACCAGCAAACCCACTTGTTAATGTGGAAGAATCTAAAGTGACGAAGGTTGACGTATTAACCCAAGTAGAGTTACCGTTTCCTAAACTCTTGAGAACCTGACCCGAATTACCGTCTGCTCCAACAACATCACCTATGTCGATTACTTGAATCTTTGCGTCAATCAGAGTATTAACAGTAGAAGAATCAGTTGAAGCTGTTACTCTTGAATTAATATAAGATGAATCAATTAGTCCCGTTACAAACCCAGAGTCTCTATATCGATCTCTTGCTTGAATATAGGCAGAGTCGATTATCCCGATAACTGCAGCAGAATCGAGAGTTCCGCTCGCAGTTGAACTAATTACACCAGTTGCTGAGTCATAAGTAATGTTTGCACCAGCGACCATAAACGGTCGCACCTGAGCAGCAGTAGGTGCTGCTTGGCGTAATTGAACATATGCTGAATCAACGATGTCCTGAACAAAATTAGAATCGCGGATACGATCCCTTGCCTGAATATAAGCAGTATCAATAATCCCAGTTATAAACGCTGAGTCTCGGAAGATATCTGCTTGACGTGCTTGGATATAAGCAGAATCTATTATCCCAGTTACAGCAGCAGAATCTAAACCCGCTGAAGATAAATCGGCAGTAATAACACCTGTCGCAGAATCGTATGTAATGTTTGCACCAGCAACTAAATGTGGGCGAACAAGATCTGCTTGATTAATCCAAGTAGCATTACCGTTGCCTAAACTCTTAAGTATTTGTCCGGAGTTACCGTCAGCGCCAACAATATCGCCAATGTCGATTATTTGAATTTTGGCATCAATTAATGTATTTGCTTGGTCAGAGTTTAATCCGGTAACATTATTATTAATTAAACTGACTACATCTGCAGAATCTAAGATAGAATTTAGTTTAGATAAATTGAAAAAGTTACTAGGTCCAAAATAAACTTTACCCTGAGAATCTAAGTAAAGATCTTTCCATGTTCTAACTGAGTCACCAATATCGTAGAGCGCGTCGAGTAATGGTTTGATGTCGTTGGTTAATTCGTCAACGACTGCGCTTATTTGAGAATTGGTTAGTGCTAATGAACCAGCAGAAACTCTGCTAGTAATGAAATCAGAATCGAGATTTGAATCGGTTAAGAAAAAGTCTATTTCATTGTTTGACTTTTTATAATAAAGTTTACCGTCAGAATAGTTGAGCGCAAGTTCGCCATATGCCAAATCTGAACTGTCAGGAATCCTTCCGAGAACGGAAGACTTCTTGAGAATGATATTCTGAGCCATCTCGATCCTTAAAAAAGGTAAAAAACCCCCATAAAAATGGGGGTATAATCAAATTAAATTTTAGTAAGTACCACCATCAATTGTATCTATAGTTACTGCTCCAGACCCTGAAACATCAAAGTTGGTAGCGTCGAAACTTGCCACACCAGGATTAGACGTAGTTGCTAATTCCGCAGCAATATTAATTTCTCCAGTCCCGTCAGTGTACGTAATCGTTATACCTTCACCTGATGACAAGGCAGTAGCAATTGTATCCTCAATATATTCTTCGGCGCTTGTCGACGCGTCACCAACATAAAGGTTAGTAATTACAGTTTTGCCAGCACCATTTGGTGTGAGGTTTATATTACCATTAGTATCTGTTGACGTTATATCATTACCATTGACTCTAATATTGTCAACAGATAATCCTGTCAATCCAGTAATATCAGTAATTGTTTCACCCAGAGCAACCGAACTATCGCCGATGGTTATAGAATTAAATTGTAATCCTGCGTTTCCAAGAGCGTTAAGACTTACTGCTCCACCAGTAACAGTGAACTGAGAAGAATTAAACGACGCGACACCAAGCGTTGAAGAAGTTGCTGTTGCAACACTAAACGTTAGATCATCAGTACCATCTGTCGAGGAAACAGTAATATTTGTTTGCGAACCATTTCCAAGCATTGCCGCAACAGCGTCATATACTCTCTCATCAGTATAGTAAAGATTTGAACCTTCAGAAAGGTCAGCAGTAGATTTCGCAGTAAAGTCTGAATCAAATCCAGCATATTGACCAACAAGAGTACCGACGTTTAACGTTGAAAGCGTAAATCCTGTTCCGCTTCTATCAATATTATTCGTTGGAGTAACGCTGTCAAGATCGCTATCAATAAGACCTTCATAGATATAATATTGTCCGTTACTTGCGTCTCGGAAAATACCAGTATGTTTCTTAGTCGCTCCAGCATCATCGCTGTAGTGTCCAACAAAACCAATATCCACTGCATCAGAAGTTTCATTGCTATCAGCAAGGTGGATCATTGGATCCTTGATGGTCAAGGTCTGAGATTGGATAATCGTTTGAGTGCCGACAATTGTTAAATCATCAACGGTAACGGTTTGGAAAGTTACATTGGCAGAAGTTCCAACGTCCTGACCAATTGCTATTTCACCATTGGTAATGGTAACACCAGTGCCACCACTAAAATGTGCTCTTGTTTCTGCGGCACTTGGTCCAGTATAGGTAATAACACCAGTGCCACTATTATATCCTAATGACCCATCACCACCAGCGTCTGTTACGCTAATTGCTGCCCTAGATCTCGCATCAGTGTAATAAAGGTTGGTTGAACCTTCACTAACACTATCAGTTCCGATAGTAGCAGTATCACCAAGAGAATATGCCCTTCCGTTGATTGTGATAGAACTATTTTCTAACTGAGTATTACTTACACCACCAGTCTTGATTGTTACATCACCGGAAGAAACACCAAAGTCAGCAGTATTAAATGTCGCAACACCGTGTTGAGAAGAGGTTGCTGTAGCGATAGCATATGTTACTGAATTAGCACCAGAGTTGGTTGCAACTGTTAACGCGCCAGTTGGTCCAGATGCCCTAAAGTCTAATGTTTCGTCTAGGAGATTAATTCCAATAGAGTCCGCACCTTCAGCGGAAACATCTAAAGTAGAAGCAATACTTGCTGTACTAGCAGCGGTCAATCGACCTTGAGCGTCAACTGTAAACGTTGGGATAGCAGTAGAACTACCATATGATCCAGGAGTTACTGCGGTGCTATCAAGTCTAAATGTTATTTCATCGTCAGCAACAACTGAAGTTAAACCAGTTCCACCAGAAAATGTTAATGTGCTACCAGTAGTATATGTGTCGTTGCTACCAACATCAGCAGCAAGCGTAATAGTGTGTGATACCGAAGCAGTACCAGCAGCAGTCAAACGACCTTCAGAATCAACTGTGAATGTTGGTATCTCAGTGCTGCTTCCGTATGATCCAGCAGTAACTGTTGTCGGATTCAAAGAGAATGTTAAGGTAGGACCAACTCCTGCTACCAAGTCTCCAGTCATCAAGACCTTTAAGTTATCATCAGTAGCGATTTCAAGAGTAGAATCTGCGAGAGTAACTGTACCAGAACTACCGCTATCAGCAGTAATACTTAAATTAACAGAAGTTCCAATTTGTTGATCAACATAAGTTTTGTTAGCAGCGTCTGTACCAGAAGTTGGCGTTGCTACGTTTGTAATACGTTTGCTGCTTGCACTAATGACACCATTGCCATTAGCAGAAAGAATCAAATCACCGTCTGTGTTTGTTGTAGTTAGAGTATTACCGTCTAAAGATAAATTATCGACCAGGAGTTGATCGATTTTACTGTTAGCGTCAGTAATAATTGCGGAACTAGCAGTTAATGTTCCAGGAGTATGATCTAAATATTGAGTAAAAAATTGACCGCCGATTTCAACTACGCTATCTGCATAACCATCGGTGCTATCGCCGATGCCAATATAAAGACGATCACCACCGTTGCCAACAGTACCGTCTAAATAAGAATATGCTAATTCACCATTCTTAAGTGTACTTGGTCCTGGCGCACCCGAACTACTGGATCTTTTTATCTGAATAATTGCCATTTATTAAAATCCCCCGCCGTCAGAAACGACATTGTCTCCTAGTCTAAGTAATGGTTGAAATTCGCCAGTACCTTCGTTAAATGTTAATAAAGCACCTTCTGCCTTTCCGCTACCAGCAGTAACATTAACAATGAAGTCTACTGGTATTCTACTATTTATATCATCATTGACGTTTACTCGCCTAATTGGAGTACCAACAATTACTTTCTTAACTTGAGTTGTTTTTCTCCCAACGATTTTCACCTGAGTCTTTCCGTCTGTAGAAATCCCCTGTGCTTTAATTACCGCCATAAGATTATGTTCCTATTTCGTTACTGATGGAGTTACTGTTATAGTTCCCTGTAACACTCTCTCAATAATCGTATTGCTATCACTATCGAGATGTGAAACTTCAACATCATAAACGTATTTTTTTCTCGGATTCAATAGATCGGTTTGTGCGTTTGTCAAATTCAAAACAACAATACCGTCTGTAGCAGGAGCAGCAATATATGTGTCAAACGTTACCGTGTCTGCACTATCGCTGTTATAATTGACTTTCATTTTTGCAGCTGCAGAAAAACCTGTTAGGTTCTTCTTATCGCCTTGAGTGTCGACCAAGTGTAGTTCTAGTGATACATCAGAACCTTGGTCGATGGTAATATCTTCGTAATGAGCCATAAAAACGAATCCGAAATAAGATCAACAATCGTTTTTATTTATAATGATTCTATTCTGTAAAAGACAATTCTTCGATAATTAAATCTTGAATTCCCTTAGACATTTCTGACCGATCAAGGACGAATGCAACTGTCATTCTCCAACAATCGGTTGATGCAGAGTGGTAAACTATTTTATTTGGATTCTCATTGTACGACCCAAAATAACCAGATTTACATTGCCAACCTGGTTTATCATTTATCGTTACCACTTTTTGTTCTTCCATGTCATAATTTTGCCAATAACCATTGCCTGTTTCAGACCATGTAAAAATAAAATTATAAGCGGATGCATTTGCATTATTATGCCATGAAATAAAACCCCCAGGAGGATAAACAGTAAATAATGCATTATGCCTTAACATTAGAGAAGAAGAGAAATTAAAAATGTTTTCGTTATAACGATTCATCATTTCTGAAACTAAAGGATCAGAGGCATTTTTAAATTTCAATCCTACGCCATTAAAACTGTACCCTTTGACTCTTTCAGGAAATCCATTATGGTCTTTTCCCATGCGCATTATTTTTTGCATGTATGGAATTGACACATAATCGTTTCTATTACAAGAGAAACTTTTTTCATCTCTAATAATTAAATCACAAACTGTTTGGTTAACAAACCATTCAAAAGGTTTTAGATTATTTAAAACCTCTTCATTTTCAATTTCAATTTTTTGCATATTAAACTGATTTTTTTACGCTGCTATCCGAATAATGATTAATAACAATTGGTTTTCTACAATGTTGCATTTTATATTTTGAGTAGTGATTCCATCTAGCATCATCGTCAAAAATACCAACTTTCAAATCTTTATACTTTGGTTCTTTATTAACTAACCACCAAAGACTAAACTGATCCCATCTTGCTAATGTTTTAGGATAATTATCATAATCATATTCGCCATTTTCTTTTGTCGGCCACCAAAGTTTAGCATATTGTTTGACCGTTAAATCATACCAATCTTTCATAAATTCTTTAACGATCGGTCTACTTAAATCATATAAACAAACACCACCACAAAGTCTTAATTGACCAGCAGGAAAATGAACTTCTTTAAAACAGTATTTCCTATCGTCGGTCAATTCAGTAAACATCACATCATAATCACCCAACTCATCAAAAACATTTGCTATGTCTTCATGTACAACTTCACAATCAGCGTCAATGTAAAATGTTAGATCATATGGGGATCTCGCCATGCCGTCCATTTTCGCGCGCAAATGATCATCACATAATAAAAGATCATCAACTATACTTTCATTTCCATCAAGAAATCTTTCTTCTGTAACCAAGCAACATTTTGCTTCTGGGTAATAATCTTTAATTGATTCTATCAAATAAAGACCAGATTTGTAAAAAAATTTCTTATTCGATGCAATAACAATGTAACCTTTAGTTAGCTCGCTCATCAATAATACCTTCTTCAATGCCAATCAATAATGTAGTTAATGCTTGTGCTTCTATTTGAGACTTTGCTTTTCTGATCTTAGACTTAATTTTTTTATTCTCAGAATTTTTAACCGATTCTGTTTCAAATACTTTAAGTTTAAAAGAAAAAAGTTCTTCAAGCATTTTAGATTTATCTCTTTGTTCTTTAATAAGATCTTTTTCTGCCTTTTCCCTTTGTTTCTTATTAAAACGTATAACAGTGTTCTCAGTTATTTTACTCAAAGATAATTGAGAAATCAAATTGTTATAATCTTCTTGACCTTCGTTCGTTGTAATTTGAATTGTTGAATTGGAATCAATTCTTTTTAAAGCAGTTATACTCGACTTGTCTTCACCTTTCTTTTCCCAATTAGTCCAAAATGCATTAGGCAAATATAATTCATTCATGCTATCCTCACGTATAATGTATAAGTTTCAACCACTTCATTTGTTTGTAAAATTGTTGTTGCCGCAAATTCCCCAGTATAACTTGCAGTGCTAGTTGAAGCATAATCTTCTGTGCTTTCAGAAGTATATAGCGTCGTGTAAATTAATGACCCTGTATAATCTCCCGTATAAGCAGCGCCGAAATCTCCAGTATATGCAGTAACAAAATTATCAGTTGAATCAGTCGTATATGTTTCTGTGTATTGAGCAGAACTAACATAGTCTGAAGTATAATTTCCTGTGTATGTTCCTGCAAATGATTTTGATACAGATACCGTACTATTGACAGATCCTAGAAAACCTCCGATATAATCACCAGTAAATCCATCGGTTGTTGTACTGGTTCTATTTTTTTGTTGCTCTGCACTGCTTATGTAGTCAGCAACAAAGGTATTAAGATATTCTGCAGCATAATCTTCTAATGCTGTACCAACATATTGAATTGATCCAGTATAATCCCCAACGAAGTCACCCAAATAATCACCCACAAAAGCATCGGGTATTTTCGTACTAGTAAAAGTAGTTGATGATAAAAAGTCGCCAACATAATTAACGATATATGGTTCTAAATAATTTTGATAATTGACGCTGGTTGATGTGTTTCTTGTTACAGATCCTGTGTAATCCCCAAGAAAATCACCAGTATATGGTTCATAGTCTATAGTTACCCTTGTGATACTATATTCGGTTGACGTTAAAAAATCACCCACATAAGTAAAGATATAAGGATTCGCATAACGTATATAATTCTCCTCCGCTATACTTTCATATGAAGTTGACGTTATAAAATCACCAATGTAATTGTGAATGAACGGTTCAGTATAGTTCGCCACGAAATCACCAGTATACTCCACCTGTCCAGTATAATCACCAAGATAATTAACTTGATAATCTGATGTGTATGTTACGCTGTTGTTTGTCTGAACAGTTAATGATCCAAGATAATCTACGCTGGTAGAACCAGTATATCCAGTAATGTAATCTGGCGTATATGCATGTGCATACGGTCCCTGTTCTGAATAATCTACAGCACTACCAAGAAATGGACTATGATATGGTACATATCCTTCTACAAAATCATTAAGATAATTAATTTGACTTGTTCCCAAATAATTTGGAGTATATGTTAAATCAGCCTGAAAATCAGGAGTATAGTTTTGCGTACTATACACAGATGGAGCAGTTCCATTTGTATTTAATTGTGATTTTCTATAAATTGTACTACCAGTAGAATTGGTAACATTTAAAACAAGTTTTCCCGAACCTTCAGAATTGAGTATTATATTAACGTTTACATAAGATATTCCAGGAAAGGTATAAATCGAATTCGCTTGAGGAAAATAAACGCTTTGGTTTCCGTTGATTGTCCATGAATCAAGCGTATTAAATCTATTCGGTGATATATTACTGTTGGGTGTCATACCTAGGACAGTAACACCACTGGACGCTGAAGAATTAAAAGTACATTTATATGTGTTTCCTGGGACGCCTGCAACTGGACTAGTAGTTCCAGAAATTGCAATTTGAAGCTGAATTGGTACGCTTATAGAAGACTGAGCTGTTTGTGAATTAATGTAAGTTGATCCATCACCCCATCCGGTGCCATTAACTTGCGCGCCGACACCAATTATTTGAGGAGATAATACAGTATAGCTAGTCCCAGTATAAGTAGTTTGACCAACGAAATTAGCAACGTAAGGATCGCCTATGTAGTTAGCATAATCTGTACTTGGCGTTCCAATATAAGATTTACCGACTGATCCTATGTAATCACCAACGTAATTCAAGTACCCTTCAACAAAAGTTTTAATATGATACTTGTTATCCGGTCCAATATAATCACCAATGAAATCACCAATATACCCTTTGGTTCCATCATCTTGTGTTGAACCAGCGCCGATATAATTCACGCTTGTTACGTGTTGTGTTGTGTTAGTATAATCGGTTGACGTTAAAAAATCACCAATGTAAGTTATAGTGTAAGGATGATCATCAACAGAACCAATGTAATCACCAACGTAATTTAAATAATTTGCGCTAGGTACTGTAATATTGGCTGAACTCATAACAGATTCATCAGTTACGCTGGTATCTCTCTGAACATTTAATGATCCTATAAAATCACCAATATAATCACCAATGTAATCAGCAATATATCCTACACTGTTATCTTTTAGAACATTTATAGATCCTATGTAATCACCAATGAAATCACCAGTATATTCTTCAATGACTTCATTTTCTGCATAAGTTACTCTTGTGCTAGTAAAATTGGCTGACGATAGAAAATCTCCGATATAAACTTTAACATAGTCTGCAATATAACTAACAGAATTTGATCCAAGGTAATTTATTGATCCTGTGTAATTCCCAAGGAAATCGCCAGTATAATTTTCTAATGCTGTTTGTGTTCGTGTTCTCGCAAAAGTAGTTGATGATAGGAAGTCGCCAAGATAATTTCCAGTAAATTGTCCAGAAAAATCTCCAGTATAATCTGAGGTTCTATTGGTCGAACCTAAATAATCTCCTATAAAATCAGCAAGAAAATCACCAGTATATGATTCGGTTACATTTTTCTCTTTTACTGCTGAACCAACGAAATCTGCTACGAATACGTTTGTATATGATATTTCTGATGAACTAACGAAATCATTAGTATATCCCTGAGAACCCAAAAATTCTGTTGTATAATCTCCCGCAAAATTACCAGTATAATCGCCACTGTATTCTCGAGTTATAATACCTGAACTGGTTGTTACATATGTGACCTCTAAAGCATATTCTGCCTGGAAATCTCCGAGGTATTCTGCTTGGAAATTTCCAACATAAGTTGGCGTACTTGTTGATACGAAATCTGTATCTCCAACTTCTTGCCTTGTATCGGTAGCGTAACCTCTTGCAACCCATGTTCCTGATGAAGGAGCACCATCAGCAGTCGAACGCAAAAGAACCGTACCGATATCACCACCAGCAATAAGTTCTTTTACCTTTTCTCCCAATGTATAACTTAATTGTTGATCAGAAAATCTTTCAAACCCTTGGTACGTTCCTGATCCACCTGAAGACCGTTTAAGCGCGGAGGGTAAAACTCTTCCTGAATGAGGATTAGACGTTTGTCCAGTTGTTCTTATGTAAATATTATAATTTGTTGCAGTTCCGTCTGTTCGGGTGTCAGTGAAAGCATTTTGTTTATAAATCGTCCAATCAGATCCAGGACTAGAAGATCCTATCCTATAAGATCCAGGGTATTCATTTTGTGCTATTGTTTTAGAAAGTCGACGACCTAATACTGTTAAGTCGTTATTGTTCATTTCTTTTATGGCATTAAGAGAATAATCCCATGAAATTAAATTTCTAAAAGATTCGCTCGTTTTGTCGAGCGTTCCTGCTTTAATCCAATAAGGATATTGTGATGTTGAACTTGAAAGATTAACATGTGCGCCGACTGCTTGATCGTATTTTGAATCAATGAAAGGACCGAGAGATAAATTATTTACACCATCTTGTTCTCTAGTAATACCACCAGCTTGATCACTATCTAACAGTGATACATGAACACCTGCTGCATAGGCAAGGTAGCGTTCTTCTTCTTCAGTGAACGCTCTTAGGTCGCCATTCGACAGTACTTTGAGTGGGGTGGATGCTCGACCCATTATTTACTCCAAATTATGCTGGATTCAATAATGTGCCAGCAGAGTCATAAACGTCTATTATTCTACTATTTAGTTCATTGATAGCAGCGATAACACTTAACTTGGTAGTGGTTGTCATATTAGCAATTATACCAATATCAGAATCTAATTCGTTAATAGCAGCAGCATGATCAGTCGCTGTAGTAGTTAATGATGTTCCAGTTACTAATGTTCCACCAGTAACAACATTACCCGATATATCAGCAGCGCCGTTTAGATCTAATGAACCATCGATAGTTGTAGAATCAAGAGTAGTAATTCCACTAGCATTAAGTGTAGTAAAGTTACCGGTGGACGCTGAACTAGCGCCGATTGAAGTTCCATCAATTGTTCCAGCGTTTATATCTGCAGTATCAGCAACCAAAGAATCAATGTTAGCAATTCCATCAACATACAAATTACGCCATTCTTGACTGCTAGAACCTAGATCATAGGTATTATCTGTATTCGGTATGATGTGTGAATTAACATCAGCATTAAACACAACGTTGTCTGTGTTTCCATCACCGAGAGTGACCGACCCGTTTGTTCCAGCTTTGAAATTAACTACGCCATCAACTGTTAGCGTACCAGCAATATCAACGTTACCGCCAATGTTCAGATTACCAGTTACATACGCGCTATCATTAACAGTTAATGAACCATCGATAGTTGTAGAATCAAGAGTAGTAATTCCATTAGCGTCTACATTAGTAAAATAACCAGTTGATCGACTGCTGCTACCGATTGAAGTTCCATCAATTGTTCCACCATTAATATCTGCAGTGTCAGCGACTAATGAGTCTATGTTGGCAGTTCCATCAATATACAAATTACGCCATTCTAAAGAAGAACTACCGAGATCTAATGAACCGTCGGCGTCAGGAATAATACTAGTATCAACTCTACCTACGATAGAAATATTATCTCCAATTCCGTCACCAAGATCAACATGACCGTTAAGAACAGTGCTTCCTGTTACTGTTACATTTCCACCAACATCTAAGTTACCGGTAATGTATGCACTATCATTAACAAGTAAGGAACCATCGATTGTTGTACTATCAAGCGTGGTTATACCATCTACATTTAAATTACGAGTTACCTGAGCATCTCGATCTACAGTAAGGTCGTTGTCGATGTCAACATTATTATTAAATGTGGCGTTTTCACCACTACCAGTCATAACAGTAGAGGTGCCTGATTTAATTATAATATTGCCACCACCAGTATTTGCGAGAGAGCCAAATTGTGTTACATCATCCTTCAGATAGATGTTGCCACCATTTGCATCTAAAGTAATATCACCAGAAGCATCAACCAAATATTCTCCAGTAACATTCGTGGTGAAATTCCCGCCAGAAGTTTGTGTGAATGTTGTCCCAGAAGTTTGAGCAATTGTAGTACCAGCAACAGTTGTATGAGAAGTGCCCGCAGAATCTTTAATCGATCCAGTTACGTCATTAGTATAATTCCCAGTAACAGTGGAAATAGAATTGCCACCAACGCTAACAGTGTGGTTGCTTCCAACTGTAAGCGTAGTTGTTGTACCTGATGTCTGAACAATTGCTGTTCCTGCAACAATTGTGTGCGTCGTTCCTGCGGAGTCTTTGATTGATCCTGTGACATCTGTAGTTTGATTCCCCGAAACAGTTTCAGATAAATTACCAGTAACGTCTAATGTATTTGTGGCACCCATACCATATGCAAAACGAGTAGTTCCACCGTCTTTAAAATCAATATCTGCGCCATCAGCATCTAAAACGATATCGCCGCTGGCGTCAATTAAAACATTACCTGTAACATTTGTAGTGAAATTGCCACCTGACGTTTGGGTAAACGTTGTGCCTGAAGTTTGAGCAATAGCGGTTTTAGCAACAATTGTGTGCGTTGTACCAGCGGAATCCTTAATCGATCCAACAACATCTGTTGTTTGATTTCCGGAAACTGTTTCCGCTAAATTACCTGTGGTTGCTATTGTATTAGTAGCGCCAAGACCGTATTCGATACGAGCAACACCACCATCTTTAAAGTCGATGTTTGCACCATCAGCGTCTAAAACAATATTACCAGTTACATCTACTGTTAAATCCCCAGTACGAGAGATTGTACCGTCCGTAGCAAACTTGTAGTCCTCTGTGCCACCGTCTTTGAATATAATGTTACCATTGTCTGCGTCTAGAATAATATCCCCAGCGGCGTCTACAGTAACTGTGTGACGAGGAAAATCGAGTTCAACAGTATTAGCAGCACTATCCCACGTGAGTTGCATGTGGATAGCATTACCTTTTTTCCCATTAACGATAAAGAGGTCGCCACCATCTGTTCTTAAATAAAGGTCAGAGTCTTGCTCTCGAATACGATAATCAAGTTCTAAAAGAGCGCCAACTAGATCTGAATCACTATGGAATGATGGAACATATCCCCAAAGAGGATCTGCACCAGAATCCAATCGTAATTTATTACCAATATCGTTGCCGATCTGATTAACCTTTCTACGAAAAGTATTAATGCTATCAGTTAATGCGACATCTGTTGGTCTACCGTATCCGTAAGGGTCTGCCATTATACTTTCTCTAATATCTTAGTTAACATTTCTTGAATCAGATCAACTTTAGTTTCTAACGATTTAACCTTATCGTTGAGTTCTTCTTGTTGTAACTGCTCGAGTTTTCTTTTTTCCTTTCGCTCGCGCGCGAGCGCGGCATCATTTCTATTTATAGAGACTACTGCACCCGTTTCTGCATCTTTAGCGAAAGAAGTTGTGTCTTCAATTTTAAGTAATTTCATTAATCCACCATAGCAATAGCACGTAAGTCACGAATCTTTGGCACTCTACAGTTATTAGAAGACTTCATAACAATCTTCAATTGGAACTGATTAAACGGTGCCAAAGTACCGCCAGTACCACCCATTAGATATTCATATTCTCTAAACGTATCTGGGTTGGTATCTTTTGGTAATGTATTCTCAGATGCCTGTAAAGTCCAAGCAACGTCTTCAATCGGTGTTCCGTTTGCTAATGTAGTTCTATAGTAAACCTCAAAACTAGCAGAAGGAGGAACGTTAGCAGTTAACAATGTTTTAATACCAGTAGCATCTTCAACAAGTGTTACAGGTTTTGTAACATGTTTCGCTGGAGAAGATCCTCTCTTGGCATCAGTTTCTGCGATATAATTAATCGGAACATTTTCTCCCGCCGAAGCACTAGAAGACACCTGATTATCAATCATGTTTTGAACAACAGTCAAAGAAGTTCTCTGAAGATCAACCACAGGAGAAACGAAAGAACTGTTTGTCTTAAAGTTGACATTAAGGTCTGCTGATTTGGCACCAGATAAATTAGAAGATTCTAGAGCAGCATTTGCAATCATGTGTGGATTATCAAATACTCGAGCGAGTTTTGTAGGAACTCTAGCAAAAACCCCTTTGGAGAATCTTGTCTCAGCACCAGCCATTGATCTACCAGTGGTAAACCTAGCATCAACTGTTAATGAAGTTGCTTGAGGTACAATATTATCTACATTTGGTGTACATTGAGTAAACTGCATATTTCTTGTAGCAGTAACTGTTTCACCGCCACTAATCGTAGTTCTATTCGCCGTTCCACCTGCAGTAAAAGTATAACCCGTATGATCAACTTTTACAATCGTTCGGTTGCCCATAATATTTGCGCCAGTAATACCGCCATAAGAAGTTGCTGAATCAAGACCAGCAAGATTGACAGTATCACCTGCTATAAAACCATGATAAGAATGATTAACTCTAACTACAGCACTACCAGAAGTAAATTCAATTGGGTTGTTTCTCAACAACTTTCTTTCTACTGCTGCGTTTTCTAGTCTGAGTTGACCGTCCTTAATGAAGTTCGCGCGATATAAACGATAGCACATATCGAGTCTTTGTGATGGTTCCCAAAGCATAGAGTTTTGAGACTTAAAGAAAGACCCGAGTTGTGAATTCATACAACGTTTTTCGTTTGATCCCAAAACGTATTTTTCCATTTCAGAAACATAAACTCTGTATTTAATCGTATTTGGTGCAATTACTACTATTGCATACTCAGTGTTACCAGCAAGATAAATCGGTTCTTCAAACGTGAACGTTGTTGGTCTTGCCAAAACATCAGCCATTGTAGGATTAGAAACAACACTAGCAATACCAATTGCGTCTGCTCCAGCAACCGTAACACGACTTCCTGGAACTACTCGAATTGAATCGGGCACGCCGTTAACAGTTGGTCTAATCTCAATCCTAACTGGAATACTTGCGTCTACTGTTTCAAAGAAAAGATCTGCTTTAGTTAAAAACATACCTTCAGGTTGAGTTACCAAGAAAGTTTGTGCGACAGGATCTACATACGCAAGTCTTCCACTCGATCCAGGAGTTTCTTGAGTAACAACCTTTTGCGGTGGAAGTTGATCAAATCCAGTATAATAAGCAGGATAGTTTTGATTCGCGTCAGCACTAGAAGCAGAGGCAGCAACAAGAGTTGATGTTGATGGGTTCGTGCTTTGATATGTTGTTGGTGTTTGCAAACCATCATTTGTAGTATTGTTTGTTCCACCAGAAGTCCAGCTGGTGCCAGCATTAGTCAGAACTGCTGTATTAGCGCCAATAAGTAGATCATTAGTGGAAACTGTAGTTGTATAAGAAGAAGCACTAGCAATCGGATCAACGCCGTCTTGACTGTTTGCGTCGAGATAACCGTCAGATAAGATTGCAGGTTGTACTGGATCTTCAACAGAAGTAGGTGTTGTTGAATTAACATATGACGCGTCAATCGCAGCAAAATCTACTTGAGAACTAATGTTAGCATTTGTACTAACATAAACAGAACCAAAATCTCCTGCTTCGATACTACCAATATAGATACCACCTTGATCAACATCTACAATCCCAGAATTAATCCCTTGATCTGGTTCAACATAAAGATTGTCGATTGTTGTTGATCCATAGGTATAACTGGTATTTGTTACAGTATTTTCAGTAGTTTCTTCATATTCAACATACTCAACTACACGAGTTGATAGAATATCTCTTTGTCTTGTTTCAACTGTACCCCAAGAAAAATACATTGCTTGTGCTTTAGATAATGCATTATTAGCACTGTTAACAGGCGTATCTAATAATTTGAATAAACGATTTCCTGACTTGAATGCATTTCCGCTAAGATAATCAGGTGAATTGTCATTCTTATAAGGCGTACCAGCAGCAGAACCAATTCTCTTACAAGGAATAAAGAATGAACCGATCAACGCGCCCTTTGAGTCAGTAAACAATGTAGTCTTACCATCCGGATGCTCTGTTAGATTAGCATGATCATTAACATCATTGGTATCGCCAGTCGTATCAGAATAGTTAACAAAAGAACTTTCTGTTCTTACCCAATTAGCAACTGATCTTTCATCAAAGTATGCATACATTTGAGTATTTGGACGCAAACCTTCTGCCTTGAAGTAAACTTTACGAGATCGCATCCAAGGAATAAATGCTGTTTGTACAACACGATTACCAACTACTTCTTTGATCGTCTCGTTACTAACAACACGCTGAACCGTTTGAGTAGTTGTAGTGGTTGTAGCAGTTACTGTTAGAGCATTTGAACCCCAGTAAGTGTCACCGAATACCTGAGTATAAGGAACATTGTATGCTTCAGCAATTACAGCTGGATCACCAACTGAAGTCCCTGTTGTGGTGCGAGAAAGTTCAGCACCAACATCATACTCATCAACTGGAGTACCTGCCCATCCCCATTCTTCTTCGTTCCAAACCGTTGCTTCAACTTGATCAAGTCTTGTACCACCATCGATAACTTTGTCTGGTTCAAACTCGGTTACTTTCCAATCATCAGAAGCAGGAGATAATGTTAATTGTCCTGTGAAATTTGGAACAATAAATGGATTAACTGGTTCAGATTGTGACGCTATTTCATTAGAACCTTCGTTCCAAAGAATCTGGTTATAATCCAAAATAGCAACGTCGCCAATAAACTTAATTCCGCGAGATTGTCCTGAGTTTTTAATTAAACGAATATTTTCACGATTAAATGAAGGACGTACAAGTTTAGAAATCGGATCAATTGCTGCTCTGTATTCTGGTGAACGAGTATCAGATAATGCATGATCGCTAAAGTTATCTACAAAGAAACCTGACTTAGTACGAACATTACCTGAACCATCAAGAATGTTTAAGTTTTTAGTTTCAACTTCAAGAAGACTTAAAGAAACAACTTCTTCCAAACGATCGAGTTTCTTTTCAATCGCATTAATATCCTTCATGGTATAATGCTTATGCTCGATTGGAGTAACTTTCATGTCCTTCGTGCTTACGGTATTACCATTCATGATGATCTTATAAAGTTCTAAAGATTCATCTGGCGTCTTTTTAAATGACGGCACCTTAGCAGGAATACCACGAATATATTGAAGAATACCATCAGTACCAAGTACAAGTTTATCAGCGCGTGGCAGATAATAACTTACTGGAGAAAGAATATTTGTTCCTTGTTTCGGTGGATCAAATGTATTAGAGTAAGATCCATTAACATAGTCTGGACGGAAATCGATAAAATCTCTTGCGTTCATATCAGGCATATGTCTGAATTTATGGAACGGGATTTTACCGTAATCGATTCCTGAGTAAGAGTTGACTGAATAGAAGTCTCCAGAACCACCACGAGCGAAATATCTGAACGCAGCATAAACTGGACCAGCATATCCGGTCAAATTATCTAAACGACTTTCACCGTAATAGGCGTCGAAGATCTGACGATTTAAAACGAAGTTGTTAGAAATGTCAACGCCGTTTGCGCTGTCCTTGATAGAAGTAATATCAAAGACGTCTGGTTGACCAAGATAATGATCTGAATCCGCAGCGATAGTTCCAGTAGAAGTGGTAGAAGTTAATGTCTTATCTTTTTGTAATCCATTTCCTTTTTGAACATATGCCAAAACTTCATACGCTGTTGTTGGAAGCAATCCGGTTAATGTTTGTGAGGTGCTTGTTCCTGAAACAGAATAAGACCTAACTGCAGAATCAGCACTAGAAACAATCCAACTTGTTGTATCAGTTAAAGATTCACCAGTAGCAGAAACAGATACTGTCAATTGTCCAGAACCGTTTGATGTTCCGGAGAATAATCTTTGTGTTGTAAAAACAATATCAGTGTTTCCTGAATTGCCTGTACCAAAACTTGAAGGTCTTTGTCTTGGAAGAGGGAACACAAATTGACGATAATTATCGCCGATGATCTTAGATTCGCTATTTGTTTGTACAACATTAAAGTAATCAGTTGTACCAGTACCAACACTAAGAACATCACGGAAACCAGTTCCAGAAGTTAAACTCGCGCCAGATAAATTAATTAAATGCAAACGATAATTATCACCATCCGCTTCAATTTGTCTGATTGCTGCAGTCCCAATTACTGTAGATGTTCCACCAGCGCCAGCATATAAATTGACTGTGCTATACAAACTCGGTAACCCACGATTACCGTCAGCTGCTGTTCCATTAACTAAGACATATTGTCTATAAGAAAGAGGAACATATTCGTCTGTAACAGTTTCAGTCGTCGTTGGTTTTGGAATCCAAAGTTTTACGTTTCCAGGAGATTCTGCTCTATAACCACGAACATAAGCAACACCTGGAGAAACGTTAAGAGAATATGCATCAGTAATTGCTGAGTCAACATATTCAAAATTAATCTTAAATGGTTTTACTGTATAGTCTCCAGATTCTTCATAAGTTCTTTTCGCTAAAAGGTCATTGATCTTATGATAATCTGTTCCAGTTCCAATTTTAGTAATTTGACCGTTTTGAACACTGCAGAGATGTACATACGTTTGTGTAGAAGTTACATGTTCTTTCTTAGTTAAAATCAATCGAATTCTATAACGATCTGCCCCAGGAGAAGAAAGGTTTGGTGATCCACCCTGATTATCATACAACGCTGTTGTGTCAGATGTTGTAACAATGTCTTGTACTAAACGGAAACCAACTTCACCAGTAAATGCTGGACTATACTTGGAAAGGATTAATTGCTGACCAGGAACATTAACAAAATGACCAGAGATAAAGAAATCACCTTCTGTTGTCGTAATAGAGCAACCAGGTCCAACTGGATAAATCCTTGGATCTGTGCCAGCACTTTCTACCGTAACTGAACCAGCGCCACCAGATGATGTTAATACTTCACCTTCAGTAAAACGAATTGCTTTGTAGGTATCTGTTTGATTGCCGTCATCGGTATATTGTACATAAAAGGTTGCTGGATCATTACCGCCAGGAAGTGGAGCAACATATTGAACAACTGTTGCCTTAACACCGCTCGTTGCGCCCGTTAAAGTTTTTCCAATGTGTGATACTGTTGGTTGACCACCAGCTGAATTTAATCTTACATATTCGTAAGCGTTATTAATTGAAGCGCCACCAGGATTAACCAAAGCGCCGTCTTTGAATAAATTAGATCCAAGGCGAGCAATCTCTGCTTGAATAATGGATTGCATCTGATTAAGTTCTCTTGCTTGGAGTGCCCTACCTCCATGAAAGAGAACTTTATGATAACCTCGTTCCTTTGCCCAATCGTCCTTGTAGGTTGATGAAAAGGAATTCTTATTATAATTTGTAGGCATAGTTTATCCCTAGAATCTAATTACTATCTTAAGATCTTCAGTTTGTGCTGCGTTTCTGTCTATTGCTGCTCGGTTATCAGTATACAGCAAATCGCCACTAAACTTATCTATGTCAGCAGCAGAATCAAAATTAGAACCAAGAAGAATAGCAGTTACACCAGAACCATTAGAAATAGTTTCTGAACCCTGAAACGGTGTATATCCGGTAGAATCGTTTTGATGATACCAAAGTTTATTTGTTTCGCCTTTATAATCAACAAAACCCTTAGCACCAGAAGTTGCTCCTGTTACAATGTCGTCTTCCGAAAAAGTACCACCGGAAAGATTCGAATATACTAACTTCTTCAAGAACAAACCAGTTGTTGTTGAGAAAGCAGCGCCAGCAGGAGTTTTAGGATTTCTAATCAAAGATACTTGCCTAAAATCATTAGATGCTAAGATAGTATTAGTTTCGTTACCTTCCATTTTAACGTTGAACATTATAGAATTAGCACGAAGATCTACTGTTGGATCGCCACCAATTCCTTTTAGAGGAGAGAATATTGGACGAATAGATCCAGAACCACCGCCACCAACAGTTGCTTTAGCATAATCATAATTTTTACCGAAGTTTTTGTCTCCGTCAGAACTATCGTCAACAGTGACTTTAATTATATTTCCGTTGGCGTCTATTGTTGCTGTTGCCTGTGCGCCAGAACCGTTTCCTACAATAGTAACTGTTTGCGTTGTACTTGCAGGATATGTTCCTGCGCCGTTGTTAATAATCTCATACCCTACAATAGATTTTGGATGAATTGCTAATGCGTTATCTTGTATTCCTTTTTGTTGTTGTTCTGTTGCTTGTACATAAGAGACGGCAGAGTCAACGAAAGAAACGGGAATAAAATTAGTTGAAACATATTTGTTAGCATCACCTGTGCTAATGTTATACATAAATTTCCAAACATAACCATCTGCAGTAGTAAGTGGATTAGTTGTGGTTCCCGTTGGTTTAATTGTAGATCTAACTGCAGCACCACCACCATCTTTACCCTGTTGCAAACAGATATAAACGTTGTTTTCGTCTGTAAGAACATAATACCCGTTCGTTGGAACATTCGCAATTGAATCATCATAAGAAGGATAAGTTGTATTTGCCACCCAATCATATCTTGGAATAACATAAGATAAGTTTGTAATTGCTTTTGCTGATTGTAGTGCTAAACGAGTATTTCTAGAATTTCTAATAGATGACAAAGCATCATTAATGTCATATGAAGGAGCAGCGTCTTGAGCGTTCCAATCTTCAGACCTACCAATACACATGTAATATGCGTTTGTAGCAGAATCTTCGAAGTCTGCCTTTATCTTATCCAGCATAAACTGTTTAAATGTATTTGTGACAATTGCAGTCATTAGTTCTTCTCTCCGTTGATCCTGTCAAATTAACTGAATGAAATATTTGGATGTCCGTTATTAACCAAACGCCATTCGCTTGATGTATTGTCCCACATTAAATGAGCAATAGCAGAATCTAATAATAGGTTTGTTCCTTCGTTAAATGATCCCGAAACCGTGATTCTATAGTTTCCTCTATTGCTGATGAATTTTTGTTGTCCTTCGATTGTACCGTTCGGTAAAGTTCCAGTTGATACACCGCTGTTAACCGTTTGTGTTGTTAATGGTTTATCGCTGTAAGTAGTGCCGCTGGTTGTTTTGGCATCAACATCATAAGCAACTTTCTGACCAAACAATACTGCTTTATCGCCTTTACCTCGCAATCTTAAATTAATATTAGTATCAGTTCCTGCAGGAATAATATCTACATCGTTACCTGTTACCGCATTACCAATTGAAAGGTAATTAACGATCGTTCCACCTTGGTTATCAAGGTAGAGCATATTCTTACCAGCATCGTTTAAAATAAATCCTTCAATGCTTGGATTATTTAATTCTGCAGAATCTAATGTTTTATTAGTCAGAGTTTGAGTATGCGCCTCAGTAACTACAGTATCATCTCCAGTTAACAAAGGCAAAGTAATCGTTCTGTCTGCTGCTAGTTCTGAACCTCTTACCTTGTAGAAATGATCTTCAGATAAATCACCAATGAGAGGCGTTAATAATGTCGCAGAATCTAGCGTCTTATTCTTAAGAGTCTGAGTAGCAGAATCTAATACAAAGAAATTTGTTCCAGCGTCATAAGGAACTACCGTAAACGAATTAGTTGATGGGTTCTGAACGCCAATTGAAATCTTATAACCAGATACCCCTTGTATTAGAATCTCATCACTGTCGAATTCTACTCGTGAAGATAATACATCGGCGGTTCCGAATTTCTCATAAATTTCTTGGAAATTCGCATTGATCTTATTCGCACCAGATCTCAGCGTATCTCCTGTTCCATCATTGGCGGAAGAACCTGTGTTAATAATCTGTCTGGTCATTTTTTATCCCAATTTAATACTTGTTTATTTATATTAGTTGTCACTGAAAAGAACTAAACTTTCTTTACCAAACAATCCCAACCCTGAGTCAAGAGAGAAGTCGAACCTTCCTCCGAATTGCTCATTACTAGAAGCAGAATCATTATCAAAGGTTGGATAAGATATTTGCCAAGCACTATCTGCAGTAGCGTCGAATCCATGCGTTACGCCAGGATAAGATATACTTGTAGTATCAGCAATAACATAACCATCAATCATTTTAAGCAATGAAGGATATGATTTGTCTAGCAAATATAATGTACTACTACCAAACGTTCTAATACTTGAACGATTAATATCATAACGAATAGCGCCAATACCATTAGTATATGTAGAATCTATTTCAGCGTAAGAATTATCACCAATAAACGAAGTAGCGGACATCATGCCGAGATCTGCCAAACCTTCGTAAATAGGAATTGGAACCTCTGCAGTCCCAGGATCCGGCATTTGTTTCAGACCTATCGGTGGTGTTTGATTACCAAAAAACCCTTCACCAAGAATAGAAACTTGAGCACCAAGATAAAATCCTGCAGGGTGTACAAACAATTTGTAAATATCTTTCCATTTTGAAATTGGCAATCCTGTTTTAACTAAGATTGCATAGGTCTGATATAATTCGTCATCAGTTAAAAATTTACCGTCGTTGGGACCAATCTTTGAACTTCCAAGAGTGAATACATCTTCTTTTGTATAACGAATCTCAGGATCGATTCCAAAGAACATTCTAAAGAATTGTTGAATAGAATATTTACTTCCTTTCGATCTATACAGGGTATTAGAAAATTTAGCAGCTGATCTTTTATCTTGAAACCCTTCGAAGTATGCTTGACCTAAAAGTAGTTCGTCTTCAAGGAAGGTTAGAAGCGTATCATCGAGCGTAGTAATATCACGAGTTTGATACAAATGGTCAAGTAATTGCGTCGACGCGTTGTTTTCTAAAAGAAACTCATAGTAATACTCAAACAGAGCAGTTAGTTTTGGATACGTGCTCGGAAAATAGTCAGGAAGAATTTCTGAGATTCTACGATCTCGAAATATAAGTTCTCTTCTATTTACGTCTGGTATATTTTTATGAGCCATATTATGTTGAACTCACAACATTACCTCTAAACGAGGATTCTTGTTCATCGTATTGTAAAATACTGTCACGAACCGGAGAAATAGCAGATTGATTAGCAGGAACTGCAAATATCTTAATAAATGATACACCACCAGCAATCGATTCGGGAGCAAATCCAATTAAGGTTAATGTCCCGTCCACGTTGTAAGATCCAATATTATCAATTATTGGTTTGTTCGTTGAAAGATCTATAATCTCAATGATATTAGTTCTTAATCTATTTCTTAATATACAACTTCTATTTAAATATGTGAAAGTTGATGAGGTGATTTTGTTGTTAACATCGTCCGGTGCATCAATATTAACAGGATAACGAACTATGTAATCAGTAGCAACTCCAAGTTTAGAAGTTGTAGTGGTTGTATTATCATCGTTTGTTGTAATTACTTGTGGAATAAGTCTTTGATGCATTTTAACATCAGAACGCGAAGAAAGAACAGCAGGACTTACTGCATCAACCAGCGTTAAAAGATTTGATCTTCTGAACGATTGTTCAAATTTACCTACGCTGTTTGCAAAATAATTTCCTACTGTTGTTCTGACATTATCTTGAATTGTGTTTAAAGAAAGCGTAGACAAAGAAGGATTAAATTGGAATACAAGGTCTGTACTAACGTAAGTCTTAACAGGATCTTTGAATTTCAATTTGAAAGAAATTATTGATAATTGATCAGCGAGTTCTACAATATCTCTTTTAATTGAAGCAATTGTTTCTGCTTCTAGTCCAGAAATAAAATCAATAGAAACATAAACTGAACCAAACTCAGGGATGTCGTGATCTTCTCCACCCCAAGTTTTAATGTCATTAATGTAATTAGAAAAGTTTCTTAAAATTAATGATGAATAATCTGCAGCAGTCACCATTCTATTTTGTGCTGCATATTGAAACGGTGCATTTTTCCTAATAGATTCTATTGATTCTTTCTCTGTTCCACCAGAAGAGTTATTAACAGTAGTAACATTAAAGTCAACATTAACCGTTGAACCCAAATTGTTAGAGAAAGAAAACTGATTTACTGGAGTAAAAACATCAGCGTTATTAGCATCTGCTCCAGAAGAGGAAAGATATTCGACAACAATTTTGTTTCCAGCAACCGGAGACTTACCTAACGTTGTGCCGTTTCCGAAAGTTAATTCAAAATATCCGTTTGGCGATTCTTTTAAAACATAAAGAGTTGACGCGCTTGTAATCGCGCTTGCTGTTAAAATACTTTCATAGGTAGTAAACGTTGTTGACGCTGAGGTTTCATAAACTTTAACAATTGCTGTTGTTAAATCTAATGTTTTATCCGGAATAATATACACATCATTTTCCGTTGCTGGTCCGGCAATGAACGTTTTGGTTTTGGCAACGCCTTCTTTCAAATCTATGTTTTCAATACCATCAGCGGTTTTGAAAAAGAAAATATCTGCTCCGTTGTTTACTGCAGATAAAGGCGCTACTGTTTGAAATTTATATGTGATACCGTCAATAATACTATTAAAAACAAACCCAGAAGCAATTGTAAGTTTTGCCGGTAGATTAGATTGCCCAGAAAGGTTTACATTTAATTTTACTTTAGATACGGCGGATTTTCTAGAATCAGGAATATAACCAATCCCCTCAGATAAAGAAACTAAAGAACTTCGAAGTTGTGCTGTTCCGATAAATGATTCGTTAAGCGCATAGTTTGCTGTTAATGCATTATAATGCGTATTATATGCTAAAACATCTAAGATGTTAGACAATCCAGACGCTTCAAAATTGTAATCGGTAAATTCTTCTTTACTAGCAAGAAATGTTTTAAGATTACTTTTGATTGATTCGAAATCTAATCCAGTAGATTTAATTGTCGTTGCCATTAAACTAACCTCGAAACCGTTGTTTCATATGTAATTATTTGGTCTGTATTCAATATCTGAAATATTATCGAAACGTCTATAGAATTATAATTAGATACCTTAACAGAAATTTCTTGTGCCGCTGCTCTTGGTTCATATTTTTGAATGGCGTTTTTAATCCTCGTTATGATTTCGGTGCCAGAATTTTCGTTTGCCAACTCAAAAAGCATTGATCTAATATCAGCACCAAAATCTGGATTAAACGGTTTATCAAAACGATTAGTAGAAATCAACGTTTTGATCGCTTGTTTGACAGCAGCTGCTTCAGTCTTCTTATAGATGTCGCCAGTCGTTCTCTTGTTAAAACTTAGATCTATATCCTTATAGATCATGTCTCTAGTTACAACGATTGACGCTGCATCAAGATTACCGTCTTCTTGAGAGAATATTTTCGTTGCCATCTAGATTGCCGTTTAAACGTGATATTTGTTATTTATAACTATTCAAGGACTTCGATTAACTCGTTTAATGATAAAAGTGTTCCATTCATTTCAGTTTTAATTTTTCTTTGAAATGAGATATCAAATGTTTCGTTGGCGACAGGCATGGTCAAAACCAATTGACAACTAAGTTTGCCTGATGGATCGTAGGTGTCATAATCAAGAATCAATTCATCGAAATCAACATAGTCTTTCCAATAAACTGCTAGGTCAAATGATTTTTCGATATCAATTTCACCTGCCGTATTCATTAACTGATAGACGATTGCTCTTCCAGTTTTTTTATAATCATTAATAGAACCAGAGGTTACGCTTTCATTAATTGCTGGTTTATAAACTCCCTCGGCAACAATCAAACGATTATCATTGAAGTCTGGGTTATTATGAACCGCTCGAATTGCTTCTGCTTGTAAGTATAACTGACGAGCAACCAGTTTACGATCAACATCTAGTTGTTCAAACTGCACACGTGAACCTGCAGCACCAAGAAATTTAGCACAGGTAATTCCCGGACCGAGTTTAGTCGCTGAACTAATCGAACTTTGAAAGTTCGGATTGTAAATAGGGTCAACAATATAAATCATACTTTAAACCTCTTACTTCTATTCTCGGCGGGATTATTACCAAGAACTGTATTACCGAAACGAATATTGTTCTTACCGCTGATCGCACGACCAACTTTCTTAGGACGAGCGTCTCGATACTTAGATGACAATTTGCCTTCAGCAACCAAATAACCTGTAAACGTTGAGTTGTTTCTATTCGCTGGATCCCTCATCTTAGAACGAATCTCATGTATCGAAGGGTCATAATTGAATAGATCAGCATAGTCATCGGTCTTCAACAACTCGAGTTTCAGTTTGTCACCTTTATCAACTTCAACGTTTCGTATACCATAATTGCTTGTTGATAAATGCGCAGCAATAATTGGAGAAACGGGCATTGGCGCTGTTGTTGGTATAGTAACGTAAGGCATTTTCGTTGGATAGTATCTGGGACTTCTTGTCTTAGTAGCACCATCTGCAGTTCCTGCTTCTGCAGGAGCAGATTTCGCCCAAGACGCTTCACCCGCTTTATTAGCAAAGTCTGAAGTGATCGCTTCAGTCGCTTTACCTATGAATGTACCATAGAAAGTTGTACCACCTAATCCAGATCCGCCAGGAGGACCAGAATACGCTTTACCATAATGATCTATAAACTCGCCGCCGATTGTTCCAGTTTGACCCATAACGCTAACAGTCAAACCAGAGATGTTTGTTGTTAAAGAACTTGCTGCCCATTCAAGACCAGCAGTTGTTACTAATTTGTTTCCGCTCGTAAGTTCGACATCGCCTTCAACATAATTCTTTTGCGTTCCTTTGACTAATATGTTATTATCACTCAGAATAGTTTCCGTATTGACACCAATAACCTTAGCACCACGGTCGCCTTTGACTGTTGTATTTTGATTCTCAACAACTTCTACTGTGTGGTTATGCAGAATCTTTTCAGTTTTATTTCCTGCAGTTGTTACATTAATATTACCACCAACGTCTAGATTATAATCGCCCGTAACCTTTAAATTAAGATTACCGTTGTAAACTAAATCTGCTTGACCTTCGATAATAACAGCATTATCACCACCGACGATTTCAACTTTCTTATTTGTCGATGAGAATAAGACGCTACCGTCTGAACGAAACTCAACACCTGATCCGCTTTTATGTTTAATTAAAATACGTTCGCCACCAGGAGTATCATCAATCTCAATCGAATGACCTGATTGTGTTTCTGTTATTTGATTGTATGGATACTCTGAAGGTTTCTGATCAGCAAGGTCTATATTAACACCATGATCACCACCACCGTTATAGAGTTTGTTTACTTTTTCGCCACGCGCTGCTTTGTTAATTGATGATCCAAAGAAATAATCGCGACTTGGAAATTCGCCAGTTGGATCAGCGAATCCTTCGCGGGGAATTCCTTCGCTGACTTCAACACCCAAGCCAAGCGATGTTACTCGTTTTGTAAAATTGTCAACTTTATTTGTCATGTTAATTTCTTCGCGTTAAGTGTTGCTCTTGTAAACGGTTTGTCTTTGGTAGGATCATTAAACAAAGATTCTTTACCAAAAACATTCTTACAATATTCAATTACCTCAAACCCTGGATCCTCTTCATTAGGATCAATTTCGTTGTGCCCTAGTATTTGACCACCAGGATTAACTTGATAAAATGCACGACAAAATTCTTCAAAGGTATTTAACTGACTTCGAGTTAAAGAAGCAGCAGATCTAAATCTGGTTGGATTTGGATTTCCAGAAGCACAATTCAATCCACCAACAAATGCGATACCGATACTGTTGCTATTGTGTCCATTAGTATCACAATGATCGCCATCCTCATTAACGGGACGTCCTCTTTGTAAGGATCCATCTCTTCTAATAACATAATGATAACCAATCCCCTTCATACCTAATCCTAGGTGTCTCTGGTTAATTTCTTCTGATCCAATATTAGCATTAACGAAAGTGTCAGTCCAATGGACAACGACTTCTGTTACGTCTCTCGTGACTTTTCTTAACTCTGAACGAAGTTCTTCAACAGAAGAAACAAACGTAAATGTAAAATCTTTAGCACCAACTCCATTCTTCCATTTGTTTCCTGTTGCGTCTAAATCAAAGGGATCTTGGAACGCGCTGTTCGCGTTATCTATTACTCGAGTTCCTGCGATGGTAGTATCTAAATCGTTTAAAGCAGATTTTAATTTTGATCTGTTTTCTTTTGAAGTTTTGCCTGCTAAAAACTCTGCAGCTTCTGATTTCTCTAGGGCAGTTCCCTGAGCGAGTTTGATTACCTTTTCTTTTTCTGCAGGTGTTAATTCTATGCCTGTTTCTTTCAATAATTTATTAAGACCTGTATCATTAGTGGTTTCTGCTAATCCTTGTAACAAACCAGTTGATTTTGTCTTAACAAAACTACCAACGTTTGCATCAAATTGATTCACCTTAGAATTAATTTTAGCAATATCTTTAGTGAAAGACTTGGCGCTATTTAAAACATTATCGGCGCTGTCAGCAGAAACACTACCGCTGACTTCTTTTAAAACGGACTTAATATCATTCTCTGTTATTCTTGCTGGTGAAGGTATTGCAGTAGTTATGTCTTGTATTCCATTACTCGCAGAACTAACAAAAGAATTATAATATGTTTGTGAAGAATCGTCAAGTGAAGGAATATTAGAGGCAATCTCAGACATGATTGCTGTTTTAGAGGCATCAAACTTACTAGAAATTTCACTGACACTAGCGAAAGCACCAACTTTGCCAGATAAAGATGTTAGATTGTCTCGCAAAGAGGAGGGATTGCTATTTGAAACTACGTTTTGTAAAAATCCAGGTGCTGCACCAAGTCCTGTTATTTTGGCGAGAATGCTACTGATCGACCCGCTAATTCCACTTCCAATCGATATTCCAGATATAGAACCGCTATCATCATAAGTAACAGTAACACTAACGCCAATGCTAGAAGCGAGTGAACCCAGTGACGTATTTAATGCAGCATTCTTGAGTTTATCTGCAACTCCACCTGTACCAGACAATAAAGAAGCAGTAGGATTAGAAAGTTTATCTTTGATACCTGTTGCTTCAGATGTCAAACTTTGAACACCGCCTTTAACCTGATTCGCGACTTTACCAATCTCAGTTGTTTTTGCTGCAGCATATGATTTAACTGCAGTGTTAATGTCAGTTTCAACGTTTTGATATGAGACTGCTTGGTTTAAAGATTTAAGTCTAGCGTCGAACGATTCTTTTGTATTAGGCATTATCGTATTACCTCATCATATGCATTCTCAGCGATTTTTTCTACATTAGCAACAGAAAGATCTGGTCTTTTAAGATAGTATTTAACAAACAATTGAGCAGAACCTGCAGGTGATTTAATTAAGGTTGAACGAAGTATTTTAGAATTAGCAATAGTGTGTGTTGTTCTTAGCTCTTGTAATACATAAAACAATTGAACTGAAAACCTCTCTATACTAGCATATCTAGAAATCCCGGAGGAAAACTGAACCAACCCTCGATACCTTGGTCCGCTACGTAACCATTTACCTATTCCTGTATAGAATTCTGTGTCTTCCTCTGTATGAGTAACGAAACCAGAAACCTCTTGTAATCCTGCCGCAATACCCGCTGCTTGCGAAACACTATAACCATTATCAATAAAAAATTTGACAGTTTGACTTCTTCTTTCAGAAACATTCGGTTTTAAAGAAACATCGTTTTTAAAATCTTCTGATAATAAATTTTCTTTAAATTCTTTTCCGTCAGCAGTTTTAGATTTGTAAACACTAAGTTCTTTAGAGTTTGATCCTCTTGCTTGAACGTCAGTAGGATGTTCCATCCTCGCCACAGAACCCAAAACGATTGGTATTTGAGAGGTTTCTCCATCTAAGAAAAATCCATATACTAATGCTCCAGGGAGTACTTGAGGTATTCTACCGTGCCCTGAAACACCACCTTCTGTTAAAGGTATCATCACCTGCGCCCAAGGCAAATCGTCTTCTTTAGTTTCTCCTGTAGATGGATTATGAATACCATGTATACGCACGCGCACTCTTCCCTCATACCCATAAGGAGGTGATGAATTGATTACAGTTCCGATAAACCAACGGAAGTTGTCACCATAGTATTCATTAGAAATAGTTCTAAGCATTTACAGCACCGTTGTAATCCATTTTAGTAACATTTAAAGAAATGTTATGGGAAGTGTCTCTAAAAATATGCCTAGCAGCATAGATTAAATATTTACCCGACTTACTCTTATCTAACAAAGAATCTTTGTCGAACGAGTTTGTTGCTCCTCTTGGGTTTAGAAATTCGCAAGAGAGAACATCACCAACACTGACTTTAGAATAAGCAAAAGCAACTCCAGGAACATTAATATTAATCATATTGTTGTAAAGAAAATTCCTAGTTGCTTTGCTGTAAAGTTTCAATAGATTTTCTTTTGAATTAAGAACATCATGATAACCCAGAGAAGACCCATACGTATTTTTACTAGAAAGTTGATGAAATACTTTTGAATCATACTCTTCAATTGCTTGATCAGAAATATATTGACGCGGATCAAAAATTGATTGTGCGTCTTCAGTTAATGTGTTTTCTTGTTCTAATTTTTTTACAAGGTTTGTTGCTTTGTATTTGTCAAAAGAAACTATTCCTGAATTGACATCAATCTCATTATAGACTGAAGTGATTGCTCCGTTTTGTACCATCTTAAGATTATCACCAACGCCTCTAAATTTGACATCGTTAATTATGAAAGATGCCTTATCTTCTTGCATCATATTTGCTTCTGAAGAAACGCTTGATGAAAATATAAACGGTTGTTTTGAATTAAATGATTTAGTTTGCAACATAACGTCAAGAGACCCAAGGCGAATATTGTCATCATATATTGACGAATAAAGAAAAAACGGCGCACCTGATTCAGTTGTTGCCCTATCTCTAATAAAATCACAAGCGTCTAATGGCGAAAGGTAAGGTATATTAATCTTACGAACACCTTGCGCGGAAGAAGAAAGATAAGATAAATCAGAATTTTTATTAAGTTCTAGAAGTAGAATATTTGTAATCATATTCTCTAGATTGTCTGTATATGTTCTACTAATCTTTTTTAATGAACTTAAAACTAAATGCTCTTCAACTAGAGAGATTAAATGAACTTCTACTCTATCATTTGCCCTTTGCGTTGATTCTATTTTTGTCATAACGAATGTTTTGTCAACAATAAAAGGGGTATCTAATTTATCTACTGACATAACCGTTAAAGTCAAACGTTCAGAACCTTTAAACGTTATACTGTCAATTATACCAGCATCGTCTATTAAGAGAACAGAACCAGTCAAATAAGGTTTTTCTATGTGCTCAAATAAATTCAATTCAGCAATTAATGTAGCGACTTCAATTGATTTTTCAGAAAATCTATCCGCTGTAATTAATGCACTTTGAATTTTAAATTGTTGTTCTTTTCCGTTTGTTGCCATTATCTTCTGAGCGCTTTTTTGTATTCTCCAACGACGCTATTAATAGCGTCAGGTCTTATAACAACAATGTTTTTGAGATCGTCGTTTTTATCTTTAAATCTTGACTCCCAAGTAACTGTTGTCAATCCGCTTCTTGTGTCAGTTCCACCACCATATCCTTGTTGTGATGGCGTTATGTCAACATACTCGCCACTAGAATTTTCATAATGATGCACAGCTTCGTATTCTTTTTTTACTGAAACAATTCTGCTGACAGTATAATCTATCTGTTGACTTTGATAGTATAACTCCAAAGCACTGAGCATATAGTTATTGACCAAATTTTGATTTATTGTTTGTCCATTGTAAACAGGAGAAACAGTTAGATAAACTTGTCCAAGGTCTGGGTTTTTCTTTTTAACTGTGCCAGTTAAACCCGCACCACGAATCTCAACAACTTGTCCAACAGGAAAGTTCGGTTCGATATCGCCCTCAAAAGTAAGAACCCAACCATTGTATCTTTCTTTAATAATTTCGTCTTGTCTTTCTAAAGTCAATGGCCAACCAGACTCTTTAATTTTATCGTTCATCAAATAAAAAGTCCAGTAGTAATCTACTGTGCCATACAAACGATAAGATAAACTGTCTGGTCTTTCGTTATCAATAATTGATATTTTTTTATACAAAGAAAGTTCTTGTTTAACTTTATCAAATACATCAACGAAAGTTGTTATCTTTGGAAAATAGACACGATCTTCTTGTGAACCAAAAGAATATCGAACTAATGGAAAATCTGTAAAGTATCTTGGCATATGTTAGAATCCTTTATCAATATCGCTTTTGCTAAGAGTTCTTGATTCTGCAAATGACATCGTGATTTGAATTTCTTGAAAGTTTCCGTCATCATGCATTCCCATTGAATTTGGGTTATATGTTGCTTGAAAGTTTCTTAAATAACAAGGTAATAGTTTAGTAGCTACAGATTTTTCATTATGCATCAATTCAATGCTAAATCTATTTGGAAATTTGTAACCAAGAGACAAACTTGATTCTGTATCATTATCTCCGAACGCGCCAATCTTTTCAGGATAAAGTTCTCTTCTAAAAACTTTAATAATTTTTTTAATCTCTTCCGCTTCTTTTTTAGATTGTGCTATGAAGATAAAGGTAAAACTAAATTCTCTAATACCTACGCTTTTAAAAAGTGTTCTGACGTTTGGATTTAGAGCAACACGAGCAACAGATTTAACTGCCTCACCAGCAGTACCAAAACTTGATGACGCGCGAACCATCGCTAGTCTTGCAGCATCAGTACCCGCAGCGCCTTTAAAACTATCAACTAATGCAGTAATTCCTCCCATTCCTCCTTGAATAGCGCCTGCCAATGCTCCTTGACCTGACCCCATAGCACCAACCGCTGATCCACCAATAGCGCCAAGTTCCGCGTTATCATATTGTACATTGTCTACAATTTGTATACCCTGGGGCATATATAATTTAATTACTTGCCCGTTTTTAAAATTACCATCAATATTTGCAGACTCTTTTAAAATATCACCCTGCATCGCCGCAATTGCTTTTTCTTCTTCTTCAGTAGCTGCCTTTTTTGCTTCAGCAGTCTGCGGTAAAGGCTCTTCGGTTTCTTCGTTTACTTTTTGAGTTCTAGAAAATGTCGCTTCAATGTGCTTACCAAATCCATCTAACAACCCTGCTATGTCCACAGGAACATCTTCTAATACAGTAAATTTTACATACGCGTCATAGTCTCCGATATCTTCCATTGGATATACTAATTCAGTGCCGGGAAGTTGAGGGTCGTTCTTTTCTTCAGCGATTTTTTGTCTGGTCTGAACCCCTTCGTCTGTTCTTTTAATCTCTACTTGCTGTTCCATTCCCGCCTCAATAAATAGGTTTTGGTCCTGTTTATTTATAGCGTTTTCATGACATATTCCGGAAGGTACAAAGTTAAAAACCCAGAGAAGTATAGAGGCGATCCAAAGAACGTCATCTATAGATCAATGTGGGAAAAACATTGCATGCAATTCTTTGATTCTTCTTCTGATGTTGTTAATTGGAGTAGCGAAGAAATCGTTATACCTTATTTGTATGAAGCAGATAAACGTTGGCATCGATACTTCCCCGACTTTAAAGTGACATGGAAAGATGGTTCAACATCATTAATCGAAGTAAAACCAAACAAAGAAACTACGCCGCCAACTGGTCAACGCAGGACAAAACAGTATATTAATGAAGCATTTACTTTTATTAAGAATCAAAACAAATGGGAAGCAGCAAACGAATACGCTAAGGATCAAGGATGGAGGTTCGAAGTTTGGACTGAAATAGAACTAAGAGCGATGCGTATCCTACCCAAACCAATCAAAAAACTTAAACCACTACCGAAATACTCCCGCAAAAAGAATAAATAGGTTCCATGAGTAACTTATTTCAAACACTAGAACTCGCAGCGTTCCGTTCAGGGATTACGCCAAGAACACGTCAATCACGGGAGTGGTTTAGACAGAAAGCAAGGCAGATAACTGGAATCGATCGTCAAGATTTAATGGGTGAAGAAGAAGTACAAAGAACGTCAAGCGAAATTGCTGGTCATATGTACATGTTCTTTTACGATCCGAAAACAAAAGACAAGTTGCCTTACTATGATCGTTTCCCTTTGGTGATTGTTGTTGGTCCAGCGGAAGGTGGTTTCTATGGTTTGAATTTACATTACTTACAACCGATTGTTAGAGCGAAGTTTTTAGACGCGCTGTTAGAAATAACAAATAATAATAGGTACGACGATACAACGAAGTTTAGTTTGTCATATAGTTTATTGAAACGATCTTCTAAACTAAGATACTTTGCTCCGTGTTTTAAACATTATTTGTCATCACACGTTAAAGGTAGGTTTGCTAAGATATCTGCACCAGAATATGAGATTGCTACGTTTTTACCGACAGCAGATTTTGCGAAAGCAGGGCAATCTAAGGTATATATGGACTCAAGGAAAATAATTAATGCCTTATAATATAGAAGCATTTAAGAATCTGGTGTCAAGAGGCGGCGGGTTTGCTAGGACAAACCTCTATCGTGTTTTATTTACTCCAGAAAACGCTGCTAGAGAACTCAATCTTCTTTGCACTAACGTATCGTTACCAGGAAGACAGATTCTTACGAACGAAAGATTAATCGGTATGACAAATAAAAAGGTTGCATACGGATTTGCTGTACCAGAAGTTACTATGACTTTTCTAACCTTGAACGATTATTATTCTAGGAGATTTTTCGAAGAGTGGCAATCAAGAGTGGTCAACACGAGAGATTACACTGTCGGTTATTATAAAGAATACGTTTCAGATGTTACGATTCAGCAGTTAAAATCTGGCGGCAATATTGCAAGTCTTTTGGTCAGCGGAAACTTTCCCAAAGTATTTAAGGTTCTTGACGCATTGACAGAAATGAACGCGGAAGACGAAGTTGTTTATGGATCAACATTGATTGAGGCATTTCCAACTTCTTTAACTGAAATTGCATTATCAAACGATCAAGATGGATTGGTTTCATTCTCTGTGGCGTTCTCGTTCAAAGATTGGACAAGTAACTTTACAGGTTACAAAAACGATTACTATGATAATTACGAAAACTCAGTACTCAAAAAAGGATTTGACATTTATAAAGCATTGAAAGGATAAAATATTATGGCATTACCCAAGTTGAATGAAACTATTAAGTATGAGATTGAAATACCCTCTACAGGAAAGATAGTTAAGTTTAGACCATATTTGGTCAAAGAAGAAAAAGTTTTATTAACAGCGTTTGAATCAGGAGATCAAAAACAAACACTTGAAACTGTTGTTGATACAATCGAGTCTTGCGTTTATGATAAATTACAAAGAAATAAACTAACGACGTTCGATATTGAATATTTGTTTATGCAGATTAGATCTAAGTCGGTTGGTGAAATATCAAAGGTTGGTATTTCTTGCAACGAATGCGAACATAGTAATGAAGTTGAAATTGATATTTCTAAAGTTAGTGTAACAAAGGATAACAATAAACAAAATGTGATACCAATTGTTGATGATATTTCTGTTCAGATGAGATATCCTTCATTCCTTGATGTTGCTGGAATGACGCAAACAGAAGGAAACGAAACTCAACTTGGATTTGAATTGCTTGCTTCTTGTATTGAAGCAGTAATAACAGAAGAAGAAATGATTCTTGCGGAGGATGAACCTAAACAAGCAATGGTTGAATTTATTGAATCGATGACAGCATCACAAATCAGTAAACTCTCTGCTTTTATGAATGAAATTCCAAAGGTTCAGCATGAAGTTAATTTTACATGTAATTCTTGCGGAACGAATAACACAAGAACTATAGAAGGAATGCAGAATTTTTTTTAATATGCCTCTCTCATGATAATTTGGTGAATCATTATCAGTTAAACTTTCAATTGATGCAACACCACAATTATTCTTTGACTGAACTAAATGAAATGGTGCCTTGGGAGAGGGAAATTTATGTAGCAATGTTGATAGAATATATCAAACAAGAAAACGAAAGGATGAAGGCAAAAAATGGCTGATGAAATAAAACCATTAACTATTGTTCAACAGGCAATGGTTCTTGCTAATGAGCAACGAAAAAGAGATGAAGCATTACAAGGGCAATTAATTCCTGCTGGCACTGGAGACAATCCACAACAACCTTCTTTGTCTGAACAATTCTTTCAAATGATTGAAGTTCAAACAGGTTACTTAGAAAGTATTGCTGCAGATATTGAAATTCTCGTTAATCAGTTTGATGAATTTTTTGCTCAACAATCCTTAGGTGATCTAAAAGACCTAGAATCTGACAGAGAAAAGGGCGGCAAAAAATCGACTGTATTGCCAAAGGGAGAAAAGAAAGACGGATTTTTTAAATCTCTTATGAATTGGATTGATGATTTTAAAACTAGATTCTTATTGTACTTAACCGCTGGTATAGCAGCATTGACTTTGTCTAATTTTGGATTCACTGGATTCTTTGAGAAAAAAATACCAGAGATCATATCTAAAGTTAAGAATTTTTTCGGCGGTGAAAAAGGTATCTTCACGAAAATAAGTCAGGCGATTACTAATTTAAAAACAATGATCGCAGAAAAAATTCCTAAATTTCCTGGTGGCGGTAAGATTGTAGGAATGATTCAAGACATGGCGAAACCGCTCGTCGATTTCTTTAAAAACGTTGGAAGTAAATTAGGTGGTTTCTTAAGAGTCGTCGGAAAAATTCTTTATCCCTTGGCGGTTCTTATGTCTGCTTTTGATGGTTTTAAAGCAGCAGTAAAAGAGTCTGAAGAAGGCGGTAATGTCGTAGACGTTATAAGTTCTTTCATTGGTAATTTTTTTGGATCTTTTATTGGCGAATTTATTAATTTGATTAAAACTGTACTTCTTTGGCCGTTTAAAGCATTCTTAGCAGACGAAGAAGGAAATTTTGATACTTCAACAATGTTGGGTAGTTTTTTGGACACGATCGATAAATTTGATTTTAATAAATTAATTCAGAATATTATTGAAAGTGTTTTAAAACCAATTTCTATGCTCTGGACTGGCGTTAAATCGTTAGCGAACTCACTTGGCGCTGATTTTGAAATGGGCGAGGGAGACAAAGAAAATATAAAATCTAATAACAAAACGGCGATTAAAAGTATTGACGGTCAAATCGAACAGTTAGAGAAAGATTTAGAAAGCGATAGTCCATTTAAGAAGATAGGAAGAGCAAGCACTCAGAAGAAAATAGATCAATTAAAAATTAAAAGACGAGCATTAGAACAAGAGAACATTGAGTTAACGACAACAGCTGTTAGTAACGTCAGCAATACCAGTCGTATAGATCAAACTCAAACGCTTGCTAATCAAACACAAGAATTTAAAAATAATAGCAGCGCCACTGGAAATGTTAATGTTGTTGCACCAAACACGGTAAATAACACAAGCAATTCTAGCAGCGCCACTATTATGGAGTCTCCTTCTGCAGAGGATGGATTAACGAGAGCTTATGCTTAATCTTCTTGTGCTAATTTAGCGAAGTAAGACATAGTATCGTCGTCATCATCCGATGCATCAAAGGAGGGTGCTGGAGATTCCTTAAGAGGAGTCGGTTCAGCAACCATATCAAGTGCTACTTCTTCTCTAACAGTCCTTGGAGCAGACTCTCCAAGAACCATAGCAAGACGAGCAGAAAGTTCTTCGTAACTCTTATAGTTCTTAGGATCTGTGAACTCGTTTAAGTCATAAACTCGATCATAGATTTCCTCAAGTTCTGAGTCAGATTCAGACAATGCAGCGGGGGATGCAAACTCTGATTTATCATAGTTACGATAACCTTCGACATTACGAATCTTCAGTTTAAACGAAGCGCCTTCCCAAAAGTCGAATGGGTTGACTGGATCTTCATCAGCAAACTGGGGTTGCATAACGTCCATGATTTTGTCGAAGATCTTCTTGCCATAAGTAAACAAGAATACTTGACCTTCATTAGCGGGGTTTGAGGGATCGCTTTCAACATAAATGTTAGAAACATAATGTAATCGGCGTTTACGCTCACGAACGATCTCTTTATCTCGCTCATTACCAGAGTTCCAAAGTTTAGAGTTTGCCTCAGAAACAGGATCTGATTGACCGATAGAAGTCAAAGACCTCTCGATGTACCATTGACCTGTTGGACCTTTGAAACCATGATCCCAATAACGAACCCATGGAAGATCATTACCTTCTGCCGCAGGAAGGAAACGAATTACTGCGTAACCGTTACCTGCTTTATCAACAGTTGGTTTCCATTGACGGTCGTCACCATAGGATTTCTTTTCGGCAGGAGCAGACTCACCTGAAGCTGCTTGTACCAGTTTTGAGATTGTGTCACGATTGCGTTTGAGTTGTGTAAATGACATCGTATTTTCCTTGTATGTTATCAGTGTATGTTTTTTTGTCCACGTTATACATCATATAATACCTTATTTTTTCTGGTAAGGCAACCATATTTATACAGGGAGAGTATTTCCCTTTGGCATAAAATTTAAATTCTGTGCTTCAACTTCAAGTTTGTTTTTAATTGATAAAGAAATGTATTTACGAATATCTTCCATCTCAATGTTATGTTGCTCACTAAGATGAACTATCGCGTCGATGTAAGAAAGTCTTTTTACTCTTACCGTATCTTCAACCATCTTGGTGAATTTGTTTTTAGTTAACATTAGACCATCGAGTTTCATTCGTACTCCCTTTTCCATACTTGAGCAATGTCAGGATACCAGGTCCCAACACTACGTTTTGGTGTTCCATCTTTGTCGTATGCCATCGCTTTACAAACCCAAAGAATTTTATTTTCTCTGTTTTCGCCAAAATGTGAATCAGACCAAACACCCGTTCTTAAATATTGTTTCATGTTGTAAACATATGTTTCAGCAACACGATATTGTAATCTTATTTGTGGATCAGAAGATTCAGAATGACCCTTTGCGCTTTTAAGATATGCGCTCCAACTAGACAACCATTCTTTAACTTTTTCAGGATCAATATAACCTTCGCCCTTTGGAAATTCAATTTTTTCCTCTTCTTTATTATTTTTATCTCGTATTTCTTCTGCTCTTTTAAGAAGTGGAAGTAAATTTTTTTCTAAACTATTCTTAAACGTTTCGGGCATAAAACCCAACTGCATCGCTTTCCAACCATGTTTAGCAAATATTGCCATATAGGTATCAGGCAATATAACAGTAGCGTGATGCATATCCCAACCAGACTCTTCACGAATCCACTTCTTTAACCAATGTAGAGCGAGTTTAGGATCTGCTTCATATTGAGCGAAATCTTCTGCTGCTTTGAAAGCAGCAAGTTTCTCTTCTTCTGTCTTTGCCTTTCTTAACTTGTCCCAATTAGGTTCGGGAATAAGTGTTTTCTTTTTCTTGGGAACGAATGTTGCTTTCTTTTTCCTAGGCATTTCTATGTTCTTCGTTAATATCTGTTACTGCGTCCAGTAATGGACTTTCTTTCGCAATGTGCCGAAGTGCTGCTATGTCTTTTGGAAAACAATGCCCACCATATCCAAACTTACCGTCTGGTCCTGGAACCTGAGTGTGTGAACGACCGATGCGAGGATCGACAGTTATTGCATCAACCATTTGATCAAAACCTTCGAACCCGCATTGATTATAAATTCTATACATCTCGTTGAAGAATGTTACTTTGGTTGCGAGAAAACAATTTTCAACATATTTAGCGAACGCTGCTTGGTCGAGAGAGCAGTATTTTACTTCTTTGAGTTTAGGTAGGTGTGGTCTAAACAACTCGTCCCACCAACGACAGTCATCTCCTCCATAGATAGCGAACTCTGAGTCAAGAAATTCTTGAGTTGGATTAGCATGTACATGACTACCTCGAAGAAACTCAGGAGAATAAGTGTAACTTCCTCTATATGATTTTACTGCTTTACTTAACCAAACAGGATTAACAGCAGATTTAATTAAATACTTGACACCATTGTATTTCATGAACACTTCTTCGACGTGGTCAGTATTACAAGAACCATCTTCTCTCATTGGTGTTGCAACGCAAACAACAACCGCGTCTGGTTTCATAACATCTGTGTCGACATGATGCCCAAGCGCAGGATCATCAATAAAAAGTTCTGCGTCTGATTCGTAAAGGCATTCATAAATCGCCTTACCAACAGCACCATAACCAGCAATCACTATCTTCATAAATATACCTACTCAATAACAAGGATTAGAAATGTCTGACGATTTCTTCGATTTCGGGTTTACCGCAGTAAATGAGGAAGAACTCGAAGCAGTACAACAAGCATCAATTAAGGTTGAAGAAGCAGTTTCTACAAACGAAAGACTTGAGAAACTATTTAATGCCATACAACCATTGCTCACAAACTTAAAAATGAATCCTGAGAAAGACTACATCTATTGGCCAGATAGACTCAATAAAGTAGAACAATTCGAAACTATGCTTCAGAGAATTTATACAGGAAACCCTAATACGTAATTCTCTGCTGCGTCTTCAGCATATTGAAGACTGCGAGTTGTAACATCAACAGTTCTAATATACCTACTTTTTTCGTAAAGTTCAACCATATATCCTTTTTCGGTTTTAACAACAATTGCAATAAGTTTGCCGTTTTCAGACATATGTTTCGAAATTTCTTCAGTTATCATTCCGCGTTTGTGTTCGAGACTCATGTTAGTACCAGTTTATCATTCATATGTATATCGGTTTTTGCTTCGAATTCTTGCCACCATTTTGGTTTAGGTCTGTTGGTCCAGGTAGCAAACTTACGTTTGTCTTCCCAGTAGAAGTTCTTGTAACTCTGCACAGAATCGCCAGGAACAATACAATGCGGATACTGTTTCATGGCAGGAGTGGGTTGTGTGAAGGGAGCATTAGGAATATTTACAGGAGGGTTGATTAAATACTGCTGCAATTTAATCAAAGAAGCATGAACTTTATCATAGCGACGCGAATATTCTTTACACGTTGAGACCCAGAGTTTGTACAACCACTGATAGTTATTTACTGATTGTCGAACCCAGATGTTAGAAGGATGATTGTTGTGACAAGCAAGATATAAATTCTCATTCATCTCATCATCTTCAAGAATATATCTTTTGATCTTACGACCAGTCTTAGCACTGGTGCCTTCCCAAACCATACCATCGCAAATACGATGGCAGGTGGAAAGTAATTGAGCGTACTCACAAGACATCTTAATAACATGTTGATCGCATTGCTCACTTGCGGCGATCTCTGGATTAAGATTTAGTGCAAATATATTCATTTGTTCTCGCTAAGTTGTTTTGCTTTATAGAAGGCAGAAAGAAATTCTTTTTCAAACCGATTTAACTTATTGTAATCTCTTTTTGCCTTTTTGTCAACCACTCCACTTCTTCGGAGCATTTTTGCTTTCTTACCGTTCATCAGTTTTCCTTACGAAAGTAACATATTCGGTTTTGTGATGAGGATAGTTTTCCTCTTTTTTGTTTTTACGAGAAACAGCATAACCTTCGTCAAAAATCTCAACGATTGTACCACCATTAAGTTTATCACCTATCTTCATCTAGCATCTCCACTGCTTTAACTACATCGGGAAAATGCACACCAAGGATTTCCCAACACTTGTCGGCAACCTCAATGTGCTCTTTTTGAGTTCCGTGTCCTCGCCTCAGTTCGCAATAATGAACCCAAGAGCGTAACGTCCCTGCCATATACAAAGTAGTCTCAGTGAGACCCTCAGGAAGCAGAGCGCGTGCTTGCTCTTTGGCAATACCATTATTCAACGCCATCTCATAATAGTCTTTGGCGACCTTAGCAACCTCTGCCTGCATTTCGTTAAAGACCTCCTGCGCCTTCTTTTGACGAGTTGGGTCATCGTCCGCCATAGACAGTTGACGGTTCGTAGGGTGCTGTTTACGTGCTTCTCGTTTAGTTGTGAAACCTTCACTGACCGCGTAGCGTTGACTAAATTCTTGAAACGAAAAAGAACGATGGCGTAAGATTTGACGAGAGATATCTCGCGTAGTCTTAATTTCCATCGTGACTGAAACCATTTCAAATGGTGACCAATGACCTTCTTTGATTAAATAACGCAACAACTTTGATGCTGTTTTCTCGTTATTCTGATTCGCTGGATTACTTACCCTAGCAGCATAAGCAATCAATTCATTTGCAGTATGACAACCAGTAATTGCACTGGGCGATGTCATACCAACTAGACTTACTTCACAGGTCATATTTTCCATCCTCATAGGTTCCGGGCACACTATTGTATGCAATTACACGTTTAAATGCTTCGACCAAAGTAGTATCACGAATACTATCATCGTTCATACTATCTTCGAAATCCTCAAGTTGTTCAATCAATGCGTTGCGAATCAATTGCTCAAATGCATGTTCGTTTAGGTCACTTCTCGTTATCATGTACAATCCTTAACTTGACAGGTCATATTTTCCATCCTCATAGGTTCCGGGCACACTGTTGTATGCGATTACGTATTTAAATGCATCAATAAGTTTTTGATCATTACTCAGTTCTATTACGTCTTCTAACTGACTTTCTAGTATATCTAGAACCAATTCGTCTAACGTGCTGCCAGTAAAAGACTCTCTTGTGAGTTTCATTTAGGATCTCCGGTTGGGGGTCTTCGTAATGAATCCATATGTTTCAATGCTTCTGAAAAACTTGAGTAATGCCACTCTTGTCCTTTATGTATTAAGGTATAAATTCCATCGAAACCATGTTTCAATGTAATACTGTTATCTTCAATACTACTCTTTTTTAAGTCATTAGTCAATCCATAAATGCATCCGCAAATACCAATTAACAAGAAGAATAGAGCTCCTAGAACTTCAAATAAAATTTCCATAGATTCTCCTTTACTTAAATGTGTGGTAGAACCAACCTGTGCATCTGGCGTATTCCTACTACCACACTTGTCCGGCCATTACCATCTCAACGGACTTCCACTTTTTTAAAACTGATCTGCCTCTGTGCTGTCTGCCATTGCTGCTACACTGCCAGCGCCAAGAGCGGTACTAATCGCGTCGAAGTAACCTACGCCAACCTCACGCTGATGCTTGACTGAAGTGTAACCATCTCTCTCTGCAGCAAACTCTTGCTCTTGCAGATCTGAGTAGGCAAGCATACCCGACTTCTTATACCTTCGAGCAAACTCAAAGATGCTGTAGTTGGTTTGATGAAACCCAGCAAGCGTAATAAACTGAAACTTGAATCCTAGTTTAGCAAGTTCTTTCTGAAAGTTCTTCAGTTCTTCTGAACTAGGAATGCTTTGTCTCCAGTTAAAACTTGGCGAACAATTGTATGCCAGCATTTGATCAGGAAACGCACCACGTACCGCATCAGAAAACATCTTTGCTTCTTTGAGATCGGGAGTGCTGGTCTCACACCAAACAAGATCCGCATATTCAGCATATGCTTGTCCTCGCTCGCAACCATAGAACAACCCGCCATTGATTTTGTAGAAACCTTCTGGCGTTCGCTCGCCTGTCATAAACTTACGATCTATTTCATCTACGTCTGAAGAAAGGAGTTTAGCAGACTCAGCATCCGTTCTAGCGATGATGACTGTAGGAACATCACATACATCAGCAGCAAGACGGGCAGCATTAAGATTTCGTACAGCTTGACTGGTTGGGATAAGTACCTTTCCTCCCAGATGACCGCACTTCTTTTCACTAGCGAGTTGATCTTCAAAGTGTACCGCTGCCGCACCTGCTTCAATGAGATTACGAGCGAGTTCATATGCGTTTAATGCTCCACCGAATCCTGCTTCCGCGTCCGCGATGATGGGCGCAAAAGGAAATCCACCGAATCCTTCGGATTCAAGATATTCGATTTGATCTTGCCTACGAAAAGCATTATTGATATTAGCCACCACGCGGGGTACACTATCAACGGGATACAAACTCTGATCAGGATAGACTGCGTTTCCTGTATTAGCGGCTGCAGCAACTTGCCAACCTGAGACATAGATTGCTTCAAGACCTGCTTTAACGTGTTGAATTGCTTGCTGACCATTATAAGCACCAAATGTGTTTATATAGTCATTTTCTCTAAGCAAACGTCTAAGTTCTAAAGCACCGTGTTTTGCTAACGTATGCTCGATTCGGACACTACCTTTTAGTTTTTCTACATCTTCTTCTGTGTATGTTCTTTTGTTGCCCATAATTTCCTCTTGTTACAAATTGGTCGGAGTGGAGGGATTCGAACCCCCGACCCTCTGCTCCCAAAGCAGATGCGCTACCAAACTGCGCTACACTCCGAATGGTGCCGCCACCAAGAATCGAACTCGGGACCTACTGATTACAAATCAGTTGCTCTACCTGCTGAGCTATAGCGGCAATCACATTCTAAAACTGGTGGGAGCGGATGGACTTGAACCATCAATGCCGTCGGCGTCGGATTTACAGTCCGATGGGGTTACCAATTTTCCTACACTCCCAATTTGTGCTTCAACATAAGCACGTTTCTCATCATCAGTCATAACGAACATTTCAACTGGTTTACCCTCGTGCCACCACTGACCACTCGAGTCTTTGGTTGGCATTAAAAAGAATGACATTGTCGCCCCTTCGCACGAATTGCCTCCACCCCGCGCAATGTCCGATGATCACATGTAGTTAAGGAGAGCGTGAAATTGATCATCTTACCAAACCTTTATCTATATTCTAGTGTAAATTACGATAAAAGTCAATATGCTTAACACATACAATCCAATGGTAATCTTTTCTAACCGATCACATCTTTTTTGTATACGATCAAAAGATTCCATTAGATTATCAAAAGAGACTTCGAGTCCCGACTTTACTTTATTCATTTATCTTACCTCACCAACTGATTTCAATACGAGAGTCCCCAGTTTCGTTCCAATTTACGGTACATCCGCATTCTTCAATAATAGGAACGATTGTCTTTAGGTTCTCTACACCTTCTTCACTGCCATCAAAACAAAACAAAGAACTATTCTGTTGTTCAGGCGAATAACAAACAAAACCACCTACGGATGTGTCGTAATCGCTGACGTCACTTCCAAAATCCATGTATCCTGTTCCTCTGCATTCTAGGCAATCTTCATCGAGTTCGCCAGTAGCTCCTTCAACGACTCCTTCACCGTCACACATGGGGCATTCTTCCTCGCTGCTTTCGACCTCACAATCCTGAGAGTGATTGAAAAGAACTTTTGTGGTATCTTCTACCACATCAATCCAATTCAACTCTTCCCACGCACACGTCTGACAACAAGGAAGATTCCAACCAACAAACCAACCTTCTTTACCAAGACGTTCCTGCATCTTACGAAATCCGTTCATGCCCACAACTCCGCTTCTTCAAAGATGTCTTTAACTGCTTCAAGAGCATCTTCTAAAGTTTTGTGAAAAGATCCACTGATTTCACAATCAGCATCAAAACTTTCTTGATCTTCGTACTCACGAACAAACCAAGATCCCTTTGTTTTTATACCCGCGGAGATGGCCATCTCCAAAGTCTCTTCTTTCATTTTTTCAATTACAATAATCGTATCCATTATGAATTTCTCCATTCTTCATAATCCATTTTGTACTCAACCATCAACTCCACGGCTGCATCTTCCGTGTAACCTTGTTCCACCAAACGTTTCACGAATGAGTCATCGTTTTCAGGATAACCATGCAGTCTCCAATCACAAAGAATGTTTCGTTCCTCGATTGGATAAGACTTAGGTGTCTTTGTGGGTTTAGGTTTCAACATTGTTTCCAATGTGGGCATCGCAGGACGATAATGATCAATCAAAGACTTTGCTTGTCTCTCATACCCACGAGCAACCAACACGTTTTTGAGATAGTTGATCTCATCAGCAACGACTAAACCTGCTTCATAAGCACGATAGTCATCTGCTAACGTAAAGTACCAGTCGTGTTTTTCACAAATGCTTTTTAGACGATTCACGATATGCATCGTGTGAGTGTTTCTTGTGACTTGCATTGCCATTAGATTACGCTCCAAGGTAAGATCGCCAGAGCGGCGAAGAAAGTGAAGATCATACCGAGACTAGCAACGATAATTGCCATCTCAGCGATTTCTGGTTCGGCAAGAATAGGACGCTGATAAACCGAACCAACTTCATGATTTAATTTTTTACGATTCATTACTTTTCCTTAACTTATAAGAATATTATCGTCTAAACCAGCCAAAAAGTAAAGCGATAAGTTATTGATTTTGCTCAGGAAATTCATCGTAATATGCTTCAGTGAAGCGAAAATCCTCAGTCAGAGCAACGATACGACCATCATACTCAAATCTGGTCTTGAAAGGGACTCGAACAGTAACATTTTCATTCATTCGAGCAGTGCCGTATGCGGTATCTTTGATGATGGTTTCACCTTTGATTACGTATCCGTATTCTTCGATACGGTCGATAGCGCCGATTACATATTTATCTTCACGACCAGGAATTGGTTCGAATTCGAACGCTTTAATCAGATCACCGTTTCTTAACATATTTCATTCTCCTTAATTACAAGAGTATTGTCTAATATTTCAGGAAAAAAGTAAAGTGCTAACCCATTGATTTTAAACGGGTTTTTTACCACCACCGGAGGGTTTTAGTTTAAAAAGCGGAAGTGGAAAATCGTTTAGGCGACCTTCAGATTTTAAAAGGTTATAATCATCAGGGTGTAGCGGGATATAGCGGGCGGCGCTATAATTATTTAAAAAACGCTTAATTCTTAACTCTAATTTAACTTTAATCATTTTACATTTCCTTTTTAAGAAAACACATTATGCCCAATTCGTTCGAAAAAGTAAAGTGGTAAGTTATTGATTTTGCAAACGTTTTTCGTAGGTCGCTATTGTTTCGGTTAAAAGAGCGGTATGATCGTCTCGTTTTTCGATAAAAACCTGTGCTTCTGACTGATCAACTGCTATTATGGTAACGAGTTGGGTAATTGGCATTCCAGTGCGTTCTTCCCACATGATTGCGTATGCTGCTTCTTGGCAGAAATAGGATTTGATCCAATCACTTCGCTTTGGTTTTCTGGATGTTTTAAAATCAATGATTGATATCTTTCCGTCAAATTCAGCAACACAATCGACACGCCCAGCAACACGTAGATGGTCACTATAAAGAGGAAGTTCCTGCCCGTATACTTTTCCGATTCTTGCATCTAGTATATCTCGAACATTTATAATTGATTCAATAACATCTGGGGTATATTCTTTGACGATGTTCTCCCATGGAGAATTATCTATATATTTTTCGATTGCTTCGTGAACTGCTGTACCTCTTCTGGAAGCGCGTGTAGAAATTCTATTTGCTTCTTCTTCGCCTACCCGTTTACGCCACTCAGAGATAGAATTTTCGCTAAGAATGCTAAGAACTGTTGTGATAGATGGATACCTAACGCCATCCGGAGTTGCGTAAGTTCTTTTTGTTTCACCTGTATGCGATTCAAGGTCATTGTAACCAAGATCGACTTTAACATGTTCAAACACGCGCTTTCAATCTATCCAATGCTGTAGAGGTGTCTTTCGCTCTTTTAACCAACTTGTTGTTCCATTCCGATGGTTCCTCTTTCGGTTTCGGATTATGAACAACAATTTCAACGTTCTTTGTTATTTCAACTTTAACATCTGTGTGATCATGATGCATAACAAATTTAGTATTAGGAAACTCTTTAAAGATTCCAGTCCAGATTGGTCGCCAGTTACCTAGGAGGCGATAGTTGTTGGCGTTTCCTCTGTCGCTCGACAAAACAACGTCAGTATAACTCCTCATGTTAAAATCAAAAATAGAATCGAATCCATACATATGAATTTCCTCTGCTTTATGTTTATTGGCAGCATAATGTACTGCCATATGTCCGCAGTTAAAATTAGTGGCATTGCCAGCATACTTTGGAACTTTCAAATAAAACTCTCGAATGTTTGGAGCATATTTAAAATAAAACATGCTGTTGTTAGGAGCAGTCATCCAAATCTTAGGGCGATTACCCAATACCCAACGATAGGCATCTAGGTTCAGCGCATTAGCAGTCAATGCTGCCATCATCTTAAAATCTACCATGCATGTAGCATAGACTTCGTTAATGGGTATTTCGAATGGTGGAAGATTACAGATTAGTTTCATATCATCTGCGCCTTTCTTCACATTATGATAGAAATGTGCTTTATCACCATTACCTAAAATATGAACTACCTTACTCATTATTATCCTCAAACATTTCCAATATCATCTGTGTTTGACGATTAATCTCGTCAACTTGTTCATTAATCTCATTAAGTTCTTCAAGTATATCTTGTGCTTGTTTTTGTATTACATTAAGTTTTTTGGGAAATTCAATAATCTTACTCATTGTAAATCAACTTCCTGATTTCTAGGTTGCCCTTATGTCCAGTCCAATGCATACACAATTTATTGGGATTATCGTCACCGTCTAATAGTTGAATCCTTAACCAATTGTATATATTGGGTAAGTCTACTATATTGCTGAGGCGTTTTAAAGGGGACTCAACCAACATTTCATGCAAAACCTCTTGATCCCCAACCTTCGGATTCTCGTAACAAGCATCTACCCAGTCAGTTAGAATTGGTGGTTTGCCCCTAATACCAACTACGCCTGAGTTGTGCCAGGTTTCACCTCTTCTCTTGCTCCATGGTTTATCTTCAACCATTGCGAGTTTACCTTCTTCAAGATAATTAAAGATACCAGAAATATCACCAAGAACGTGTATGTCAGTATCAATCCAACAAACTTCATGGCGCGGAGTTTTAATTAATGCCTTCGGTTTAAGAAACCATCCATTAACTCTTTGACGAGGAACATCTAAGATAAACTTAAACGGCGATTGTTGATAAACCCACGCACGTGTTTCTTCAGTAACTCCAAAGTCGACAAACCCAATTTCAGTATCGTTATGTTTAGCGTAGTTTTTTGCAAACCACGGTAGCATCCATTCGGTGTTAGAATCACAACCAGTTATAAAACATCTACTCATGCCTGAGGATTTCATATCCTTCTCCATAACTATGTTTTGCTAAGCATCCTTCTTGTCTTTGAATTGTAGTAAAATGATCTCTTGCTTCTACTGGCCAAGGATAATATTCTTCTAACCAAGGAAACCTACCGAGATGTAAGTATATATCTGTTGGTCCTGCGTCTACTTTTGCTCGTTCAATTAACTCTTTCGCTCCCTCTGGTTTGAGGCGATAAGCATGTGCTCCTGGGAAATATTTTTTTGATTGTAGAGGATTGACACCAAGATTCGTTGGTACATTATACCTTCCATAACTTGGTTTGCCTAAACTGATTACTTTGTTATAAGGTATAACCATAGGAATATCGTTTACTGCTACTGCGTCGTGCTCAAATATTTGATACTCAATACCTTGTTCAGCGCATTGTTTCCAAAGAGAATAGTGAGAGAAAAATGCTGCCATACAATTCTCATAGTTTGAGTATACCTCTTTAAAATTCTTAGTGGGTATTCCTTCGCTTTCGAGTAATGCTTCTGGTTTGTTCTTAGGCGTAAAGGCATCAAACATTTGAACATTATAATCTCTTAGAGAATTAGCACAACGTTGAGCGATTTCTACTGATTTGGGAAGATCTTTGATTGTGATTACGTATGATTTCATAATGTTGTTGTTGATTGAGTCCTTTGAATTGTTGTGTGATATGTTTTAGTAACACCAAGCACTCCTGGCAATAACTGCTGACACATAATAGCATCATTTGGCCACATACCAAACTCATCTGTTAGATTGATTAGTTTCATAGCAGCTTCTGGTTTAATTAGATAAGCAGAGTTACCAGCAATACCTTGTGGTATTTTCATATCATCGACTTTGGGTGCAGGTTGAATTGCGTCAGGGTTTGCTTGCATGATCTCATAAAATTGTAACGATCTCCTAGTAGCGCCTCTTGGATCATTAAGACCTATAATACCATATCTTGATTCTAAAAGCAAGTCAACGTCTAGATGTTCTTGAAACAACGCGTCATGTTCAAAGATTAAAATCGGTTCTCCGAAAGCAACTGATTCGCACCAAAGCAAATAGTGCGAAAGAAAACAGGCAACTCGCTTTTCAGGATTCGCTGTCTCATAGGCAATCTTCATTAATCCTGATGCCCAATCGTCGTGAACACCCTGCCAGGGATAATTCCATCTCAGATTTGATCGTTTACAAATCTCATTTATTCTTTCCGGAACAACAGCATTAAACTTTTCTATCTCGAATTGATTGGAAACAAACTTAGAACTCTCAATTAAACGGTTTGCTGCTTTCTCTGAGACCTCGTTGTCAACAATTCTTATAACATATGCCTTAATCATCTTGATCTCTCTATACGATAAATGTCACCACGATCTAATCTGTTTGATGTTTCTAGAATTTGTCCTGCTCTAACGCCTCGGATCTGATGAAATTCAAGTGGTTCTGCGATGTACATATCGCCAACAGATAGTAAAATTTCTTGTTTTTTGCCTGGATTCTTAAGAAGGTCTATCGTTACTAAAGCAAACTCTCCTGACATAATATAAAGATATTCTTTTTTCTCTTTATGGAAGTGAAGTGAAGTATATGACCCAGGATTAATAACTAAAATTTTAGCATTATATGTTTCTTCATTAACAATCCATTTCTCAACTCCCCACGTTTTAGTAATAGTTTGACCAGGCGTTATCAGGTTTTCTTTTGGTGCAACTATTTTTTGAGTATTTATCGGAGATTTTTTTGATGACTCAATTTCTTCTTGTAGTGTTGATTCTTCCCAACTCATATCATTCTCTAATATATTTTTCTATTTGTGCCCCGCCATGAACACAAAGATGATTATCATTGAATGGTTCACTTAATATTTGATACCATCCATTTTCTGCCAAAAGTAATTTTTTATTTCTATGTAAATCATAAACCAAATCAGTAGAAAACATATCTCTTCTATGAAAAAGTAAAAGATCTAAGATATACTTAGTTCGATCTCGATCATCAAACGCTACTTCTTTTAATTCATGTAAATTTTTGTCTCTTTGCGAAAATCCAATTGCAATTTTGTTATTGTATGACATTTCTAAGTATTTTCTCAAATTTACTTTAGGAGATAAATATGTGTCATATCTTACTCTAACAATCATGTCGTATGATGCATCTAATTCATCTAATTGATACGCGTGCCCTAAAATTTGTTTAGTGTGGTGTGACGTTCTTTCATAATAATCATTTTCTGCACAAACTTTTTTATAAAGGTATTTTAGTTTCATTGTATTTAACATCTCAGAACCTACATCTTTAATTGGATGATAATGCATTTGTGGTTCTTTATATGTTACATATTGCACAGCGGGCATCGATGTTTCTTGGTTTAACCATGTTGAGTAAAAATAATCTGCTTCAGGAAAATGATGTTTAACAGACATGTTGTTCTTTTTGAAAATACCTCTAGGTATCCCAGAATAACAAACTGCTATTTTCATACAGAAATTCCGTATGATGTACTTAGGTTTTGTTTGTTAAATTTAAATAGTGTCATATATTGCAGTTTTACGTTGTGCGAGTTGATCATAAAATCAGATTGATCTAATCCATCAAATTTTGCCGCTTTCAACATCTTCAATGCTCCCTTCGGAGTGATGGCATATGCTCCCGTTCCTGGTGCCATGTTGCTACCTTTCCAGTTGTTTTCTCTATAGTACTGCAATGGGTAGTTCTTCGGTAAATCTTTCGGAGAATCTGTTTTAGGAAACTCAAACGACTCATATTTCTTTATACCTAATTTGTTTGGTGGTCTAAAAACATGATCAGCATTTAATATTAAATACTCATCAAAATCATAGTTTTTCCAAGACCCTATACAGATTGCATCGTGCTCTATGAACGCACACGGTTCATTTAATTCTACTACCTTTTCCCAAAAAGTCAAGTGATTCATCGCACAACTAACTTTGGTCTTAAATCTGTTCTCGTTCTCTTTCTGAAAGTTGAGCAATCTGCTCTGTTCTTTTATGGTAGGATATTCTTCTAGTGTTTTTGGTGTTATGCCTTTCGTGAGCGTCGGTTCCCAACCAGAATTGATATTAAATGATCTAAGAGCATCCTCTGCCTGTAGGATAGATGGGGTATGATTGCTTATATAGTATATAAATGCTTTCATGATATAAAATATAGCGGTACTTTGTGACTTCCTTGCTCTATAGTTTTGATCTGCATATCTAGAGAGTCAACAAGGTGCTCGAATGCCTCCTGCGATATACTCAGTGGATCTGATCGTTTTGGTTTTTGTGTCTGTAACTCTATCACGATAGTGCCAACACTTGACAATTGACCTTTCCACGTGGTAAGACATGCTTTAGGATCATAACTGTGATCAAATGAGTTGCTGTATACGATGTCAAAACTGTTTGTCCAGTCCTCATTTACCTCATGAAAGTCCCACTGCACAGTGTTTGGGTATTTGGTTGCCGTGTCTGATATCTCAGAACCAATAACATGTGCGTCAGGGAACATCTCCTGAAAATATTGTAACTCCTTGCCGTTTCTCGTGCCATGACACAGAATGTTTTTTACATCATGCGAAACAACGGAAGACACCTTTTCAATTGCCTGTTTCTCCACCCAAACTACAGACTCTTTCCTGTGATTTGCGTTGATCTGTGCGTTTACATAGTCCTCATAAGAATCATACTGCCACAAGTCCCAATTATTTTGCATAGTCTGTCTGCCTCAAATACTTCTCAATCTGTGCTCCGCCATAGTAGCACTCGTGCGTGTCGCCGTATGGTTGCGAGAGTATTTGATAAAACCCTCTCTCTGCTGCCATAAGACTTCGCTTCGAGTGTAACTCTTTGAGTCGTTCTCTGCTCCACAGTTTTCTAGGATGCAGTATCAACGGGTCCATGATATAACCTCCCCAGTCGTTGCTGATTCCTGGTGTTGGATTCCATCGATCTGCCCACAGTTTAGGAACCTCTACCAAACTGTCTAGACTCTTATGCCGTGAGGTGCGTGTACCAAATCCTATTGCTAGGTTTTCGTTGTAACTCCTATCAAGATATTGTGTCAAGTTGACAACTTTTGAAAGTCTGGTGTCATATCGCATGCGCACAATCATATCATAATCATCGGGCACTTCACCTAGTAGCATATCGTGCGCAAAAATCTGTTTTGATTGATGTCTCATGCGTTCATACAACATGAAGTCAGATTTGATTTTCTCACGTAATGCCCATGTTTTAGCAACGGGAGGCATAATGTCTTCGGGTATATCTGCAAGAGGATGATATGATAGCGTAGGTTCGGGGTGAAGATAATACGTGTCAGTGTATTTTTTAACTTGGTCTTCTTGATCAATATATGTTGCATAAAAAACATCAGCGTCGAAATGCGATTTTGCTATGTTAACATTTTTTTTGGTATCTCCTCGCGGGATACCAGATATACAAATTGCTGTTTTCATTTCAATACCTAAAAACGAATGTCTTTAAATTAATGTTGTGGAAATACATATAGTCGCGTAGAATTGCTTCTATGCCAGTGTCACATAATTTGTTTCTGTTAAATGTTTTTAGTATTTTATCTGGTGTTTCTGGTATATAATTAGGCAGATTAAAATACTTGTCTGCTGTTGGTTTATCCATACCCAATATTTGATCATTACATACTATGTCAATCGGAAATTCTCTTGCAGCATGATGTTCTTTCCTGGGTACGTGTATAGTGTTAGGTTCTATATCCTGCAAGGGAAATCCTGAGTAATTATAATCATTACGAATTTTATATATTATTTCATTAAAATCCGGTTTAATGTTATCGTAACAATATGAGAGGTGTCTCCATTGATGATAGTATCTTGGATACTTATCCTTATGTTTATACCATGAGTTTTCATCACTAAATATATTATGCGCTATTTCTGTTGGTGTGTCAAACCATGTATATTCAAAGGGTAATTTGCCCCAATGTTCATATCCAGACACATATATTTTCGCCCCAGAGAGACGCTGCAATTCAGCAATAGAATTCCATGTTTGTGAATCACCGCGTTTCTGACCGCCCAATACAAAAATCATTTTTGTCTATCAAACACTATAAACGTCTTCATACTGTCGCCCATAATATTTTCCTGATGTATAACCTTGCTTAATGGAAGTAATTTTTCGGGCACACATTTATACCCGTAACATCCATATGGTTTTGGCCAAAAAGTATATCCTTCAGGCGGCAGTTTTCCTGAATCTGGTTTCCATCCAATCCGATCGCTGGGATCGAGTTTATTATACATTTCTCTCTTATTCCGGTTTTTGTATCCGCGATTGGTAGTTGAATGCATATACATCACATAGCGAAAGTTCTCGAACACATGATCAAAAAATGTAGTGATTGCTTCATCATACCAATGTATCAGAACATCTTTAATAATGATAGCATCTGCGGGTTCTGGTATCTCAGATAAAATTGCTTGCTCAAAACGTAGTTCGGGATATTTTTTTGCTAGTTCTTTTAATGCAATTTGGTTCGCTTCGTAACCGACATATTCTATACCAGTAGTTGTCCAATCTAGATTGCCTTTATACGACTGTAAATTACCGCAACCTAGATCAACTACTTTATTTACTTTTAATGATTGTAGATGTTGTATTAATGTTTTGCAATATGCTGCATTGTTTTTAGGATAACTTCCGCTACCACACGCTTCCTCAAATGATAATTTATCATACCACGCGCCTATGCCTGATTCATATCCGGATTTCATTTCTTTTCCTTAAGATAATACTCTAGATCTTCTGGAGTTCCCAGTCCCCACATTGATGTAGCGGTGCTGACTCTGACTTCTTTACCATCCTGTATTGCTTCATTAAATACGGGACAAACATAGAATTCATTATTCACCCGAACATCTTTCTTTATCATTTGTTCTGCATATTTGACAAAATCTGAACCACGCTTCCAATAATAAAATCCAACCGTAGCACAATCGCTGATCGGGTTTTTCTCAGCAACCTCTTTTACTAATCCAGTTTCTTCATCGATTGCTGCATAAGACCATTTCGGATGCGTCGCTTTAAACGTGACTATGCCACCATCTGCTTCAGTTTCTTGCATTTCATACATAAACTGTACTGGATCCCAATCAACCCACTGATCGCTGTTGGCAAAAAATAACGGAGCGTCTTTATCGATAAATTCTTTTGCTAATAGAGCAGTGCATGCTGCACCTTCAGTAATACCATCCACGTCGACAATCTTACAGTTCGGTGCGATAAGAGGAAGCATATTATCCAAGTGGAATTTTTCGCGATGCTCTTTTTGCACTACAAAAATAAAGTTTGCGTCAAGACCAATGTTCTCAACAACAACTTGAATCATTGGTTTACCATTGACATCGATTAAAGGTTTAGGAAAGGTATATCCTGCTTGTTGAAATCTTGATCCAGCACCTGCCATTGGAATCAAAACATTTAGGTTATCGTCTTTCCATTTATTAGAAATTTCTGTGGTTTGTAATTTAGGCATAATGTTTTCTCTATTCACTTCTTTTGTATTTTGTACTCTTATATAGTTCGCCCTAGAACGAGCAGCTGCCAATAGACCAGGAGGTGAATCTTCAATTATCACAGTTTCTTCCGGAAGACAGTTCATCATAGACATCGCTTTCCAATATATTTCTGGATGAGGTTTAGAATTTTTCACGTCCTCATTAGATAATATTACTGAACAATACTCAATCAATCCGGATTTAGAAAGCGCAGTAAGAACAGTTCTTCTAATTGAATTTGAACAAACACCGATCATATATCCTTGTTCTTCAAGCGACTTAAATAATTCTATCGCATTTTTATTTAAATGTAAATCGTGCAGAAGTTCAACAGTTCTTTGTTGTTTTTTATCAAAGACAGATTTATGTAATTCGACAGGCAATCCTTTTCTTTCTGTTAACATCACCAATTTTTCATTGGTTTTTCTTCCGTCGTATATGTTTCTATGTTCTTCGGGTGTGATTGCATACTCGCCTAGTGCTTCATTTAAAGCGACATAATGTATCTCTTTAGCGTCAACAAGAACACCATCAAGATCAAACAATACTAATTTAATCATAATCCTCAACCAAATCTGAACAGATACCCGCAAACAATTTTAAATTCCAAGCATGTAATGTTTTTTCTGGCATAACTGCAATCGCCTTTGCCTTTTCGTAAACCAGGAATCCAGGATACGCCCAAATATAATTGTGACTCGTTAATGTGTAATGATCAATGTTATGATAAAAACAATTAAATTCAGTATGAAGGTCAGTGAATGAAGATATATCTTTACAATGAATCCAAAGTTTTTCTTGTCTTTCTCGAAACCAATTGTAGTCTACTTTGTGCTCTGGTTTGTCATGACCAAGAAAATAATAATCACCTACTTTCCAAACATCGATTTCACAATCATATTTTTCTAGTGCTTTGTCTATATATTCTGGTTTATTCTCTTGTTCTTTATTTGGTCCAGAAGTATTTCCTCGATGTGCTATTAAGATCATATCATTTGTAATAAGGAATTGATGTCCTCTCCTCCATTTGGTAATTTATCTTTCAAGAAAAAATGAACAAAGTCACATTTATCTATTTGTGTGTTAGCAGTGAATAATCCATTCCAGCGCCAGTTCATATGTTTAACAGGCATGTTCGTTTTCTTTACCCACCAGTTCAAAAGTGTTTGATCAGTTGACCATTTCCATGCACCTTCACCGTCAATAAATCTTTTAAATTCATATCGCTCAAGAAATTGTTTTGCTGTTTGCCCGTTAAGATAAGGTTTGAACTGCTCGCTGTTAATAAACATGACGCCCATATTGCAGAACTCTGCGCCGAGATTATTCCATTTCCAATCAACGTCTTGTAATGCTGCATATTGCATTCGACTATAGTTGGTAATCTTATGTTTGTATTCTTGATTGATTGGCATTTGTCTTTCAACAACTGCGCCGAATGGGGTGTCAAATCCGAATTCTTCAAAAACGTTGCCTGCTTCTGCGCGAATATAAACGTCGGCGTCAATGATCGCTACCTGTTCGTATCCATCAAGAAGATCGAACGCATTTTCTTTTTCGTAGATAGGAAGAAATCCGCCGTGTTTTTCATACGACTCATTGCTTCGATTCGTCATAAAAATATCAGGTTTAATTCTTAAGATCGGTTCACGTTGAACTCTATGTTCGATGTGATATTTTTCACAATATGCCGAGACAGATTCAATGCATTTTTCATAGAGTTTAGATTTGGCTTGCCCACCGAGACAAACTTGATAGATTAATCTCTTCATTAATATTTCCAGTGTTTTTTATATCCAAGTTGTTCAACGTTTCTTCGTATAGATGTCAATCCATTAACATTAATATGTTTTCTTTTCTGACAAAACAATTGCCACCACCCCCACTCAGAAGGATACATTATATCTTCATGAAATAATTTAATAGAGTTATCAACGTCGAAATCATCTTTATGTATTGCCATCATAAAATCAGATAAATAGTTTGTATGATGGTTTTCATCAAATGTTTTATTTTTTGTTTCAGAAATAATACCAATTTCGCTGTTAATTAAATCTCTAATAACCGTTCTTTTTTTTCTCTGCATTTCCTGAGGTGTCATTTCTTTTCTAACGTTAGAACCATAATACGCTTTAAAAATTTTGGTTGATGTCGAAACCCCACAACCAACAACGTTTGTTTTTGCTAAATGAAGAAGATAATCTGCACTAAAATATTTCGAAAATACTACGTCCCAACGTGTGCGGAAAATATAATCATAATTGTATTTTTCTGTTACATGTTTGTACAGTAGACAAAAACTATACTGTTGGAAACATCTGGTTTTTAATTTTTTTTGTTTTTGTTTTGACGCAAACCTCGCTCGCTCCGCGTGATATCCAGGAATAATAATACCGTTCTCTAAAACAAGGTCATATGGATTTTTTTCTTTTTCTTCTGGCATCGGAATCCAAAAGATTTCTTCATCGATATCTTTAAAAATATGTCGATTTAAATGTGTGTCCCAACACTGATAAAATATGTCATAATCATAGAAATGTTCTTTAATTGCTTGGAGTGATTCTTTTAATCCATCTCTCCGAAGAAGAACGTCATATTGACCGTTCACTAAAAGTGCTGCCTTTTTAACCATGTTTTATAGTTTTCCCAACCTTTGGATTACTATACTGGAACGCGTGTTTTCTTTCCCATTTACCAAACCTATCAACATGTTTGTGTATCCAATTATCTGAATTTTCAATTATTTTGACACCACGAATTCCTGATATTAATTGTCCACAAATTTCTTGATTTAAATAGTAACAAACACCAGCAGCATAATATGTTCTTCCATTATTTCTATTATGAGAAAGACTTACAATTCTTTCATCAAAGATTTCTTTTGCAATAGGTTTTTCAAGCCAAGCGTCGTGTTCTGCTATTATGATTGGATCTTTTAAATCTTTAGCAAATCTCCAGGCATTATAATGTGAATACCAAACTGCTTTTTCTGTTTCAGTAAAGGGTCTTTTACTTCTTCCTGCTCTTTTCGTATCAAATACTAATTGATTTTGCTGTAAATGTAAAGTTTCAGGCGTAACCGCTGGAAACTTTCTTACTTTAAAGTTATGTTTTTCCCAAGATTTTTTAGTTCTTTGATAGTAATAATTTGAGATTTTGTTATTTGGAACAACTATCATCCAAACATCAGGCAGAGACATCTTGATAATCCTTCAAGTCGAAATCTGTACCATGCATTTTATAAACATCTCTCTCATGATTAGTCCAAACTAGAATTTCAGGATCGTCCACCAAGAAGTCACAAGACTTACAATAGTCAGGATAGTTACCGCTTCGATGAGCGTCACGGAGCGCAGAATACTCAGCGCCTTCCCAAATTTCTTCAATAGTGTTTTCAGAAGTGTGTCCGAGGACTGCTTCTTCGTCTCTTCCGAGGACTTGACAGCACGGATGAACAGCGCCTCTTTTACCATTAAGACCACCAGCACGAATAACAACGTCAGGACTAAAAGGACGACCACAGGTTTTTATCTCTCCTTTGCGCACTCCAGTTTCACTAATATCAGTGACACCTGACCAGTTATGCATTCTCCAAATTTCAGTTTTTATATCAAGTTCTTCTACAATTTTCTTATAGTGTTGCAATTCGAAGTCTTGGTTCTGATTATTAGTAATTAGATGATAAGTCGCAACAACACAATCACTACCCGTTTCCTTGACGTACTCACGCATTGCTTTCACTTTGTCCCATGTTGAACCGAATGTACCACCTATTCTATTGTACATCCATTTATCATATGCTTCAACATCATAACCAATCCAAGAGAATCGATAGAAATCTAATCCAGCGTCAACACAGTCTCTCATAAATTTCCCTTCCATACGATACCCGTTGGAAAAGATGAATGCTTTAGCATTATATTTCTTGACGATCTCGATATACTTAGGTAGGTTTCTGTTCAGCGTTGCTTCACCAGAACCATCTAGATTGACAACTCGAAGACCATGTTGCGCGCAATCGGCAACGTTATCCTCGAATTCTTTGAGGGACATTTTTTTGAGGAAGTCTTTGTGGCGTCCACCAGTTCTCACATCTTGTGGGCACATAGAACAAGAATAATTACAACCACCGTTTACTTCAATTACCGCGCGATCAATTTTCATTCAAATACCTAAACATTTTTTGACGATACATGTCGCATTTACCTTCAATCTCGATAATAAACTTGTCATAATCCTTAAATAATTTTTCATATCCAATTGGTTTTTTCATAGTAATTGCCTGTGGATTATGTGCTTCAATTACCCCTTGATCACCAATAACAAAAGAAGGTTTAATAAAATTCCTCGTTATATAATGCCACATTCCATCATAACAAATTACATAATTACATGTTCTTATGTGGTAAAATACTTCGCGAATTGGTGTTCTGTAAGATAATTCAACCACGTTATATCTATGTTTTCTTATTAGATAGTGTTTTACAATTTTACTCCAATCTTTTTCACTAAAACTTAATTTCCATTTTGGCGCAGGAGTGGCGTTATCAAAAGGTTTCCAAATCACAATTTTGTTTCTTTCTGGCGGCGTAAAAAGATCACGACGAAAAATCCAAGAATTCAGACCATTAATTACCTGTCCTCTCTTTTTGTTATCTTCAATAAATCCACGAAATCTAATATTACGAACATCTTCTTCTGTTGAATTATAGATGTGATTAACCTTTACAGTATTACTGTTATGATACATTGAATGAATGTAATCAAACCTTTCAACTATGGTTTCGGGATCTTCAGGGTGAAACAAATAATCTTTGTCGTGATACCAATGCACATCCATTTGCACGGTAGTCTTAAGAAGACTCGCCATCATGTGAGCAACGTTCAACCCCATCATAGAATCACCATGACCTATTGTCCCTTTCCATTCTAAGTGATCGGAAAGTTCCCACGTTCTATTGTCGATGGGATCGACGCGCAACGCTCTCATGATTTAGTGACTTGTGTTGTAGCGATTCTCGTAGTATTTCAGAGAAGTCTTATCGACCACTTCCTCTGATTCGAACCGTTGTTTCTTATCTTTTTTTCTATCCTTGAAAGAAATATGATCACGACTTTTCTTTTTATTCTTAGGATCAAAACGCGAATACTTCGCCATAATTATCTACCTTGTCCTCTGTATTGTTTGTAACTCATCTTCTTCTTTTTGTTTAATGACGCCATTTTAAAATTGCCATTACCAATTGAAGTTCCTTTCGGTTTACGCTCAGGTCTTTGAACGCTACCAATACCGCCTCCGCTTCCTCGGGGTTTAGCCATTACACCGCCTCCAGACGAGACATAAGACGCTCAGCGCGATTTGGGACTTGCTTATACCAAAGCGAATCGCGTCCCTCAACTGCTGCTGTTGCCCAATCCCCGTCTTCTAATGCCGCATTAAATTTCTTAAACTTAGATAAACGCGGACGTCCCATGTTAAACATCATATTGCAAACGACCTGCTGAACTTCTTCGGGGAAGTCGTCGAAAGTTGTTTGCCCATATAAAACATAGCATTCGTTGATTGAAACATCAAGATCTTTTTCGAATGCTTCCCAAACTCTCTCTTCAGACACAGGTGTTTCAAAAGGTTGTCCCCATTCAGGATCGCCCTCAACAATTAAGTGCCCGACACCAAAAGTATGATATCCGAGATGATCTGCGTAAACTTTATACTCTACACCTTCATCAACTTTCAGCGTTTCAAATATTGCTTTTCTATCCATTTAAAATCTCCAACGTTGCGATTAATTCGTCATACTTTGAAATTTGCTCTAATTCTCTTTCTAACGTTTCCATAAAGTCGCCGTGTTCTGCTACCCCAACAGGATTAGCAAGAAAGGTTTCCCAGTTAGCAACATGTTTTGCTCGTTGCCCTTGAAGATACATCTTCATTGCTTCTTCTATTTTAGTCATTTAATTCCCATCCATTCTTTTGTCATGATATAGTCGCGAACAAAATCACTACGCACTATATCTTCCCAACCAAAGTTTATTATACTAAAATTTCGCATGTTTTCAAGTATGCTTAGAAAAGTATTTATTCCTTCTTTTTCTTTATCCTGTTTGAAATCTGACTGGTGGTAATCACCACTAAAGATAATCTTTGTTCCTTGTCCGATCCTAGTAATTACCGAATCTAATTCATGAAAGTTAAGATTCTGCATTTCATCAACTAAGATGATACTGCTATCATATGTTACCCCACGAATGTAAGAAGTAGATTCGAAAGAGATATAATTGTTATGAACCAACTTCTCATATGCTTTGTAATCTTCGAATAATTCTGCAGTCGCGGCACGATATGGTCCAGTGAATGCATTAAGTTTGTCTTCTAAAGATCCTGGTAAATATCCAACCTCTCGAGTAGGTACAACTGATCGAATAATATGAAGTGTTTCGTATGGGGTTGATTTGTCCATTACCTCCTCGAGTGCGAGGTAAATTGCTAGGAATGTTTTACCAGTTCCTGCTGTACCAGTTAAAGCGAGGTTGTCACCTTCTTTCCAAGCAGTTACTGCATCTTTCTGACGTTGTGTAATCGGGTCGATTGTTATTAACTGGTCAAGGCGAATATTCATGTTTTCGCCATTCTGTTTTTGTGTTCTACTCATTACAAATTAATCGTATTGTCTCTTCCGGAGTTTTTCTTAATTCTTCCTAGTAAGTCTTTCCAACCGTTCGATGTTTTTCCTATCATGCTTCCAGTATGAGTAACTGTGTTTGGTGGTTGAATCAATTGAGTCCACTCTCCAGTTTCAGGGTTAGTCATCTCTTGCATTTTTGAAATAGAAACGAAAAATTCTTTTTCTTCTCCGGTTTCTTTATGTTTAAATATATATGTCGGCATAATAATAATCCAATGAATGGTCCCCAGTTAAGAGGACCACCCAGTAGACAGGATCACCCCCTTATTTTATTTTCAACTTGTTGAATAGCTGCATCTAGAAAAGATTGTTTTTTTGCAATCCGATACGCTGCTTCAGTTCTCCCTTTTTTATTAAGTTTATGTATGTAATGTCCAAGTTCGCGTGAGTCTTTTCTCAATCTTTCTAGTTGACTTGTTTGCACCATAGGCAATATCTCCTTATTAAGTTCTTGGAATCATCATCATTATGGGATTAAGTTTGGGTATGCCTCCTGTACGATTTTTTTAGTTAATCCTTTCACTGGGTTTTTCTTGTTGATCATAGACACTAAAATTTTAGCGTCTTCCGGATGTATCGACTCTAATACGTCGATAAACATTTTCTCTCTTTTGAATTTAATCATATTCTCGCTTTCTCGTAACCCCTTAACGAAATATTTAAATTTCATATGTTGTTTGAGAAGAGTAGAAGGTGAAGTGTCTGGATTGTTCTCTACATATGGAGGAGCTCCTCCTGGTAGATTCCATTGAATACGATCATCAAAGATACCGCGTAATACGTCTTTTAATGCCGCGACTTCTTCGTGGTTTTTTAGGACTTTAATTTTGTCATGCCTATTTTTTGCCTTTTCGAATTGCTCGAAAATTTCATGCACTTGTCTTTTTATCGAATATGCCATAATATATTTCCTTACATACTATATATAAAAATCAGGTATGGTATGGTTTCCTCAACATTACTCTTTTAGTATACTAAAATTATTTAGAATTATCAATACCTAAATGCTTTGAATTAATTCTACACATAATCAATTCGTTGTAAAAATCTTTTCTTAACAAAACATCATAATCAAATTGATACTTCGCTTCGTAATAAGAACACTCTCCTTTCGTCTTGCAGAGTTTTAGGATCGTCCTCTTATAATTAATTTCATTGTCAATTACTTTTTCTTTAAGAACCTTGTTAGAACCAAAATATGTTTTCCAATCAGATTCTAGTTTGACGCGTTTGCGTTTTTTATTTTTAACTCTGAACGCAGACTTCCAGAAAAGTTTTTTACCAATGTATTTCATATTGGTATCTAACTCTTCTATCATATAAACAAACCCGATGTGGTCTTTTAAGAAATCATCATCGGGTTCAAATTGTTTGTCTTCAAATATCCATGTCATAGAGTTATCTATAATAACTCTTCGAACTCCGTGGCAGTTCCACACATGGGGCAAAACCCTGGTTTTTCGGATTCGTCAACTGCTTGCACAACTGACTTACAATTACAAAGAATGCAATCGCATTCAAACATTAAACCTTCTTCGTCCATAAAGTCTCCTTATTGTATTTCACAAAAACCAGCAGCACACGCGAGTTCTTGTGCACCTACGGTCATATCTGATTGCTCATATTGAGCGAGTTTACCCCAATCGACATTCTTAGGCATTTTGTTAAGAAGGTCTTGGTATTGTAGTTCATCACAGTCTTGATACGGTGCTTGCGCATAAGTGTGATCAGAGAACGGTAAGAAAGAAACGCCAGACATATAATCAAAATTCTTATATACCCACGCGCCAACTTCCAACCATTCGTGTTCTTTAACAGAAACAGTAATTGATGGTTTATGCTCACACCAACTTCTTTGATAAGTCAACCAAAGTTCTAATTGTTGGATAGCAGTCATGTCAGTTCTAAACACAGCACCTTTATCTACCTTGACGGGAAACGAAAATACTGAGGTGTGTGATGGATTCATTTGATCATCTTCAACAGGGAATCCTTCATCAATCATCATTTTGGTCAATGGGTCTTTCTTATCCCCACGAACTGTTCTAATGTAATAAGGATTATGACGAGCATGAATACCAGAAGCAGCGTCAACCAATTGTGAAACCGTGCCAGATGGTTTAACGCAGGTAATTGCAGTTGAAGCATTAATACCCAACTTCTTCGCCATCTCTTTGTTTGTTTCTACAGCAACAGACTTCAGCAATTCTAACTGAGGCACAAGGTCGCTTGACTGTTTACCATTGGTCAAAGGATTATCCATAATCCCTGTCATTGATACGCCGAGCAATCGTTCCTCTTCACAGTTCTTCTTCCACGCGCCAGAGATATATTTAAAGTTAATCAAACTGCTTTGGAATGTTCCAAGAATCGTTGCAAGACGAACCTTTTCTCTCAGGTCTAACCAGGTATCATTTGGTCGAACTACGACTTCGGAGAGGTTGCAGAATTCGCGAGAGCGGAGGATAATCTCAGAGCAAGGATTAGTTCCAAACTCATGCCCGTCTACTTCTCTACGACCTGACATTGCTGCCATTTTGTTAGCAGACTCACGATTGAAAATACCACGCTCGCCCGACTTGGAATCATACAATGCTTTCCACTCATCCATAAAGATACCAATGTCTGGTTTCTCTGTGTAGCACGCCGAGTTATTCGCCAGAGCGCGTTGTCCATGGTCAGTCCACCATTGACCTGCTTTTGCATGTCTCATCCTATCATCGGAAAGGTTTGATAGAGAAATAAGTGCAGAGCGACGCACACCGCCTACCACGACGATCTCAGCGATCTTACAGACGATATCGTGACATTCTACTGAGTTTAATTTACGACCAGCAGCATTCTTAAACGTTTGAATACAAAATAGGAATAATTGATTAAGTGGTTCTGGACCTGATGCACGACCACCAAAAGTTTTAAGAGGAGCACCAGCAGGGCGAACTTTAGATAGATCCCACTTAGGAACCTGTCCAGCATACAGCAAACCGATCATTTCTTTTAATGCTTTCGCCCAACCCAACTTAGAGTCTGCGACCATAATTGTAGTATCTGTATCATGAAACTCCTCAGCAACAACAGGGAGTTGAGAAACATATTGACGTTCAACAGAGAATCCAACGCCAGTACCATTCATTAGTACATAAAGGATTTCATCAAATGCATGAGGTTTGTCGACTGCAATGTATGAACAGTTATAACCCGCAATGTTTTCTCGTTTTAATGCTTCACCAGCAGTCATAAGACAACGCATTGAAGGCATAATTCTTTGGGTTAATACTGCTTCTTCTAATTCGGTTCGTAATGCCTTTGGCAATTTGTAGTTACAGGTTTCTTCAAGGTGTTCTGTAAAAAAATCAAAATACCTCGCGATCGTTTCCTCCCAAGTCTCTCTTCTTCCCTTTTCAGGCAACCATCTCGAATAACGAGACAGATGGATAAATTCTTGATATGATGTGGGTAGGTAATTACTGGGCATGAAAGTTCGCCTCCATTAAGTTAATATGGTTGATCTAAAGACTTGGGTCTATTATATATTATTTTGGATTGTTTCGCAACCAATCTTCTGCGTCTGTTCCTTCAGACTCAGTAGTCGCTTCACGATAGTAGATAATAAGTTCTTTTTGTTGTCTCACGTAGCGTCGAACTTCTTGAAAGTTCTCTGCCATCTTCTCATAACCATCTGGAGTAAGAGCAAACACAACGAACTGCCCGTCAAGCATTTTCTCGATAACCTTGACCTGATCCTCTAAGTTCTCCTCTGTGATTACAAAGAAGTTTACATCGAGTAAATCAATCTCCTGTGGCAGCGGCGGTTGGTAAATCCTCAGCGGGACTTTCTTCTCCACTGTTATTATTTTCGGTTCCGGTATTACTGGCGTCGTTTCCTTTCCCCACTTCCACTTGGGCATCCACTGACAACTCTGGAGTAACAGCATCATTATCATCAGCAGCCATAAGTTCTTTCGTATCATTTTCTAAATCCCTAAAAACTTTTGCAGTTCCATTATTGATTCGTTTCTCAATCATGCCAGGTTTGGCGCGAGCGAGTCGAGTCAGGTTATGATCTTTGAAGATCTTCATGTAATTTGCTTTTTCTCTCGCTAATTCATTATTGCGTTGAGTTAAAGCAGTCATAGCAGCTTCTGACTTTTTTGCATTTGCTTCAGCTGCAGCAAGAGATTCCTGTGCTGTTTTAACAGCAACCTCCATTTGAACTTGGTTTTCTTTAAGAGTGCGATTGTTCGCTTCGAGTTGAACAATGTTAGATTCTAATTTGGAAACGGTTGAGACGTGATAAGCATATCCACCACCGATAGCAGATAATGCAGCCATTAACATAACAATTTGAATCATTTGACTAACTTCTTTCTTTTACCATTCACTTCTATATATCCGCGTGTCATAACTTTATATTTTTTCTTTTTGTTACGCGGACCCATGTTTGCTGTGTCATGAGGAATACCTGCGTCAGCAGCAGTCGTCATTTCCTCAGTGTGTTGTTTAAACGATTTCACTTATATATCTCCCCTACTGCAACATGTATTTTCTGATTTGAGTTAATATGTGTTGCTTCGTAAATATCGATACCAAATATATCGGTAATCGGAAATGAATTATCTTCAACACGAACTTTATCCTTTTCGTTCGCGAGAGGTTCAAGGGACTTTGATAAAACTTTTTCGTTTCTAATTCTATAGACCCCAGGACTTAACATTTTGTTATCTAAAACGTACCATTGAGAATTTTCTGTTAGAAAATCCATCACATCCATCTTAGATTCTGTCACAAGTTTTTGCAAATTTTTATCGGAAAGGTTAAAATGTTCACGGATTAAATATAAAGCAGCAGCATAGGAGGCAATCTTAGAACTACCTCCTGGTGCTTTTGCCATTAATCTTTTAACATTGAAAACTAAACGGTGGAATGCTGTATAAGCAGATTTTTTCTCGGCGTCATCGATAGTTTCGGATTTAATCCTCTTACCATCTTCGTCAATCAAACCTAATTTAAAAGCGTCTGTTTCTGTGAATGGCGTGACCAACAGTTTCAAAAATCGAAACGTATATACTAGGTCTCCCGCTCTTGTAATTAGTGACATTAAATTTTCCTCAAAGCGTCAACTACATGTTCGTCCATGCTTATTCCAGTATATTTATCGTTGGTGATAATTTTAAGGAAAATTAGAAACGGTTTAATCACCGGCCAATGTTTTTCATCTAACCTATGTTCGAGCATTTTTAAACCAGGACCGACATCAAAAACGTTGAAGATAACTATCAAGTGATTGAGAATTAATCGCTCAGATAAAATTTGATTATCTATGTAACGATTAACAAGTCTCTTAACATATTTAAAACGTTTCAAGTCTTCATGAAATTCGTCAGCGTCAATACAAGTAGGATTATAATAATTTCTTGCTGCGAAAAGTAAAAAGTTATCTTCAGTTAATGATTCAAATAATTTCATTCAAAGTAATTCCAAAAGAACTACTTCTATATATTATTAATTTTCTGGTTTTACTAACGTCCAAATACCCCAAGCAAGACCTGCCCATGCAAGTAACTTAGCAATACCGCCAAACAATATAACAGCACCACAAACACCAATTAACATCGCTCCGTCGATTGACGTTCTTTCTCCCATGATTTTCCAGAGATAATCTTTCATGGTTACTCCTTGTTCCAGTTTTCTAAGTGTTTGATATATTCAACCATACTATGATCACCAAAACTATCAATCTTACCTTCTTTCAATCCCATCCAGATGCCACGCAGTTTGTCTTTAACTAATTGCCATCCGCTGAGATTTCTTACTTGCCCGTAAGCATTGATGTAACAACTTTCACCATGATGCTTGAAACCAAGAAACGCGGGAGGAACAGTCGTTACGATGTCGTTATTGTTTCTCCAACGATAATGCTTAACAGGCAAACTCTTACAATACTTAT